TAGGTTTGATAAGTGGTGTGAGGTTTTCTGCAGTTGTAATTTTCTTAATTTCATCGCTAATCTCAAGTTCATTAATTGTAGTCATAATATTTTCAACTACAAATACAGTACTTATTTCTACTTTTTCTTCAATAGTTGTTCCTTCTTTATTGAAATCTTCATTATAAGCTACAAAATTATTGAATAACTCAATAATTTTAGGAGTCATTTCAGTCATCATAGACATAAATGAAGCGATTGTAGTCTTATCTTTCATTAAAGAATAGATATAAGTACCCATAATAACAAGAGCAGCGACACAAACAACAACAAACATAATTGCTTCCATAATTTAAATAACCTTCTTTCATTATTAAATTGCGTATTCTACTTTTTATTTTTTGTTTTTCTTTAGATATGTTTTATAGTTTTCATTTTCTGCATTTCTATCTTTTTTAGGTTGTTCATATGGTTCAATGCAACCAGACAAATGCCAATATTACAAATGATGAAAATTATCATCTGTGCAATGCCATTATAAACGAAAAAGTATTTTGAGAATTCTATAAATATGTAGAAAGTCGTAATATAACACATATATTTCATTTTCTTTCTACTAGATATGATAAGCATTATTAATAATGCTATACCATTAAGATATACTATATCTAAAAGATGAGTTAATAAAATAATAAAATATACAGTAATCTCTAAGAATATATCTACATATCTCTTTATCTTATAATTCTTTTCATCTAAAGAATAGTTAGTAGTAAATATAAAATGTGAATAGAATATATAAATTACAATATCACATAACTCTATTGCGTGTCTAAAATACAAACATTCTGTAGGATCACTACATAAATTAAACTTTATTGTATTTATAATAATAACAAGCATAGATAAGAAAGAAATAATAGTCCAAGACTTAAATTTGATTCTATTATAGTCTGTTTGACTGTAATAAGTATAACAATTTAAAAATCCAGCCATCCATCCAATAAGGGGGATCTTCAGAAGTAAATCTAATGTAATCATTTCTGAACTCGATAATCTCCTTTCTCTTGAATTTTCGGTTGACGTTCTTAAAATTATTTATAAAGAAACATTAAAATGCTTCAGCTTTGTTTTTCTTGTTTATTTCATCTTGCGTTGGTTTACATTCTCCACATTCTAAACATATCTTACTATTTTCATCATTAACACATAGTTTGTTAACAACACCAGATACATAAATTAATGTATGTACACATTCGACTTCTTTTTTCAAATTGTCTAAAGACTTTCTTCTTTCTTTTCTATGTTTATCCATCTCTTTTTGACTCTTCTTTAAATTCCTCCGACATTCAAATGTCAGAATCATTAAAATACAGAGAACCATCAGAATAAAAAACACTGATGCAAGGATGGCAACGAGATAGAGTTCCATATTATGTCCAGTCATAAGACTAGTCCTCCTTTCCATCCAAATCTATGTCAGGAATATTAATTTTATCCTGTACAAATAACTTAACGATAGAAAGCAAACCTCTCACTAATCCGTCTAATTCTTTTTCATTTTCTTTGATCTCTTTGATTTCATTGTTCAATGCTTTTTGAGATGATACAGCCATTCTCCACATAGCAATAGAAACAAAAATAGGGAAAATCATCACTATTGCTGCTAAAGTAGCAACCAAACCAAAGTTCTCAACACAAAACTTAAGAATTTCTAATCCTTGTTCCATAAGCAAACCACCTAACCTTTCATCAAAATACAGAAATTATTTACTTACTATAATAATTAGATGTTCACTCATTTATGTTAAGATTAGCGATAAGGAAGATACAGCCAACCTTATCGCTAAAATTGTATATATTATTCGGAAGGTCTGATAGAACTAATCAATTCAAAGATTTTATCTATCTTGCCTTGAATAATTTTATTATTATTGTAGATGGCTTTAGCAACTTCTGCTTTAGTCATCTCTCTATCAGGATTGAATAATTTTTCGCTATCAGGTTCTAATACACCTGTAAAATAAAGAGATTTAATCTCTTTAAATAGCGGATGATTTTCTGTTAAATCTTCAAAGTCGAGATTAGCAGATTTTTCATCTATTACAAGATATGCTTCAACAATAGAATCTTGGGATATTTCATCATATCCGTTATCTCCGTTATCATATCCCCAGCTATTAGGCACATAGAAAATATCATCCTTCCACCCATCTATTAATACACAATGATAACCACCGAAATGGTCTGTAACTGCTATAATAGGATAATCAAAATCAAACAATGATCTCTTTATATTCTCTTTTTTATTTTTTTCATCATTGGAGATTAAATCGACATATCCTCCAATTTTAAACTTTTTAGCGATTTCAATCATCTCAGGATGTATTTCTACATACTTCTTAACTTTATCCTGAATTTCAGGCATTTCACCTTCATCTGAGAAATCTACAGATGAAACTGTTCCTTCACTCATTAAATAGTGAAGAGTCCTTCCGAGATACATACCTTCATCCTTGTAATTTCTATGCTTTCCATAAATATAGAATGGAGACATAGCCACAGTATTTCCGAATTCTAATCTATTAAAAATCTCAATAAGAGATGAACATGCGAATCCTACACATGCATTAAACTCTTTTTGATCTTTAATATTTAAAACTGTATTCTTTACTTTATATTCTTTAGGTAAAACATCTTTAGATTTATGAGGAAAATTCTTATATAAATAATTTCGAATATCTCCTAAATCTAATAAAGAACCAAATTTACTCATTTTTATTCACCACTTTCTTTTAAGATAATTCAATCTCTTGAAATCCTTAATCTTAATAGCATGACAAGATAATCGAGAATATCTCAAGCAATTTGATAGAAAACTCTGACAATTATAATGATTATCTCTATCAGGTGGCATATTTAAGCATAGTAATATGCAATCAAACCAATCATATTTTGCATTTCTATGGGTGGATATAAATTCATCAATTCTGTACTTTCTTTCATCTGTTAATAAATTTTCGTCAATAGAATAAACTTCTAGTAGATGCTCATCCCACTTTGATATATCAACATGCTTTACATCAGGATGATTCCTTGGATCAATATCCACTGCTCTACCATTCTTATCAACGATAAAGCAGTGAACATATTCATCCTTAGTAAAGAAACTGATAAGATTAGCAAAGAAAGTACCATCACATTTGACAAGAACTATGTCATATGGATTTACCTTCATTTTAATCCCACCTATCTTAATTATTTAGAAGCTTTCTTTCTTGTAGCTTTCTTCTTTGGTTTAGAAGCAAGAACTTCTTCCTCTGTATTTTCTACTACTTCTTCTGATGGAGTTTCTTCTACATTCTCATCTGTAGATTCATTATTGATATAAACTTTATCTTCTGGTGCTTTTTCATAAATAGATGTAAACCAGAAATCTTCATCAGTCTGTGTAGTTACAACTTCATAACCTTCTGCAACGAATGAACCGTCATGTCCATCATTAACAGATGGATCAAATTTATAGAATGTACCACCTGTAATATTGATTGTACCTTTCTTCTTATCATTTTTATTGATAACGAAGTATTTACCAGCATAAGGTACTTCAGTGGAGTAAGAACCACCCTTAATGTCAAGAACAGATCCTTCATCACCAATCATATAGATGGTTGAGTTTCCTTCGTTATTCTCATCTCCACCAACTGTATATGTACCAGACTCAAGTGTAGTATGACCTGCTCTAACAATAACAGCACAGTAAGAACCACCAGAACCACCAGAAACACAACCATTACCTGTAATTACAAATTCTTCTGCATATACATTAAATGCGGTTTCTTTAGCAGTAATATTATGACCATTAAGATCAATAGTTAAATTAACTTTAACATCTAATTTTGTCTCAAGTTCCTGATTTGACATTAATACGATTGTATTCATAGCAGGCTGAGGATCTTCTTGAGCTTCGATCTCTGCATAGGCTTCTGCAAGAGTCTTTTCACTTTCAACTCCATTTATTGTTAAGAGAATGACTTTTTCATCAGTTACAGTTTCGTCTTCTTCTATAACGTCTTCAGGTTCTTTTGCAATTACTGTATAAGTAATTCTTGATTCAAGAGAATCATCTACAGATACTTCACAACCATCCGCTATAAATGTATCTCCTTCTGTAGCATCATCTCCAGAACCAGGATTATAGTTTACGAATGTACCGCCTGTAATATTAATCGAACCAGTAGAAGAATTTTTCTTATTAACTACATAGTAAAGATCTTTATATGGAGCATCTGAAGAATAGATACCGCCATTAATATCTATCTTACCACTACCAGCAAGATAAATAGTTGAATTTCCGAGTCCTTCACCGTCAGCACCTACTTCGTAGATACCAGCATTAAGAGTTGCAGAACCATCTCTTACAATAATACAACAATAAGAATCACCAGTTCCTCCTCTTACTACACCCATACCATCTTCAGATGTATCATTAATAGTAAGATTTCCAGCAACATCAAATACTGTACAATTATTACCTGTAATATTATATCCATTAAGATCAATCTCTACATCAGTGTTAACCATAAGAGGACTATTTACAGTACAATCTGTCATAAGCGAAATCTTAGCAGGTTCTTTTAATGTAGAAAAGATAGTATTAAGATCATCAGTTCTTACTTCACCATTTACAGTACAATATTTAACTTCAGGTACAGTAACATCTTCAGGTTGTTCAGGAACCAAGTCTCCTTTATCTTCAGATGGGAGTTCTACTTCAGGAATTTCTTCTGCTCTGAAATTCTCATCCTCAGATTTTTCTAATCCATCTACATATGCTTTAGCAGTTGCCCAAGCACTTGCAAGATTAATAGAATCAATCGCAATTCTATCAGTCATCTTCTCAAGATTAGCTCTCACTACATAGAAAATATTCCAGTTATAGTTAAGAGTTACATCAATAAGAGGAATTAATGAATAGAACTGTTCTTTTGTATAATAAGCAGGTCCTTCATTAGATGACCATACAACACCTTCTAATGTTGGATCAATGGTAAATTTCTGAATCTGGGAATTGTAGTTAATCTGGTCGAAGATCTTAAGTTCATATGTTCTTTCAGCTCCTTCTCCCAATACATCAGCTTTAAATCCTTTAAAGATTTCATTCTGACAGAAGTCTCTCAATTCAATTAATTTCTGTTCGATTAAATAAGCAGCAGAAATTCCCTCTACAGATGCAATATAGTTAAGTACATCTGTTTCTGTAGGTCTAATAAATGCCTTTTTATTAATCATATAAAGAGCATAATCAGATGGAGTTTCGAGAATATTAACAGTGTAGTCGTCAATACCTCTTTCTTTAATAGAAGCTTCAATTCTATCTTTTTCAACTTCAGAATAGATTGTAATTCTCTTTTCAATCTCTTTAGTAAAGTTTTCTGGTGTTAATTCCATATTTTCAGGAGCTTCAGGAATTTCAACAACAGGTCTCTGAATTTCAACACCATCTTCAATGATAACTTCATTATCACCGAATTTAGCATTAATCTCATCCTGATATGCAACAGCATCTAAATATATCTGTTTCTTGAACATATACTCGTCAAAAGACTCTCTGTCAAGAACTGTTTCATTCCAAACTATTTCATACATTCCGAAAATAGGTTTATTCCCTGAAAAAGCTATTCTATAATTCATAGTATATTTCACTTTCCTTTCATTATTTATTTATAAATCATATGGGGATGATCTTAGTCATCCCCATATTAATTACATTAATGGATAGTTTTACTTATCCTTCTCAAGATCATAATCTCCGAATTTTATACGTTCTGCAATATCTTTATATTTAAGTTGTCTGTTATCATTAAAGATAGTTCTTAAATTAAATACTGACATCATAAAACCATTCTTTGTTTCATGTATTTTATAAGTATATGTATATGGTAGTAAAACTGCATCATCCAATAAACTTTGAGAATGAGGTTTCATATAACTTATACATCCTTCATCTTCATCATACATGAAATCTCCATTTAAAAGAGGTAAATGAACATCAATCATCTTATTGAGTTGTCTTGTCTGTACTGAATTTAATGGTAGAAATTCATTTATAGATATATAATTCTTAGATATTGCTAATTCATTACAATATCCATTGTTAGGATCTTTAGGTGAAGATGCATTTATTGTAATAATTTTATTATTCATTATTTTAATAAATATTGCATCACCATTATTAGATAGAGAACTTTCAAAATCTGCTAATCTTTTAGAAGAATTATTATATTGATCCAATATCCACTCGAATGATTTATCTAACAATGAGAATGGAATTCTAGGTGTGTTAATGAAGCTTATCATAGAACCCCATAATCCTTCAATCCATAAAACTGTAAGTAAACCGTTTGTTTCATCAACTAATCTACCAATACGAGGTCTAATATTTGAATATTTTAATGATGTCTTTAATAGTCTTTCAGTATCATTAGCTTGATTATATTCAAACATTTTTATACCTTGATAAGACATAATAAATCCTTCATTATTAGACTTTCTTGTTATAGAAGAAGATATAAGAATGTAACGCTCTTCAAAATTTCTAGGAATTATAAATGAAATGCTGTCATTATCCTGATCTACCATAAGTTTTGAAGAAACTACTAATGGATGATAGTCTTCGGTAGAGTTATAATAATCCTTTATAAAAGGTAGATAATATTTTTCCGTCTCTAAATCCTTAATAATAACAATATTCATTGATTGTTCTGATTCTTCTATAAATTCTATCATAACTCCATCAGTATTTACAAATTTATCTGTTTCCAAAAGATAAACTATACAATTCTTACTTTCAAGATATAATGCTTGTTTAATTGCTCGAATATTATATGAATAAGCTTCGTTATATTCAATTCCTAATTCATTTAATAATTCTGGTACATTATAAGAACTATCATTCGTCATCGCAGCATTAAGATTTAATTCATATAATGATGGAGTTGTAACGAAATCGGCTTTAAGCTTATAATCAATATACGAATTTCCTAATTCATTATAAGTTTCAGGATTAAAGAAATTATATATTTCTATATGATAATTCTCACCAGTTCTACTATAAATATGAAGATCTTCACCTACATTTATAAAGAAAATTCCATCTATATAACCATTTTGATTAAGAGACGAATAAATAGAATCGCCTATAATAGAATATAATGAGAAAGTCTTCCAATTTAAACCATCATTTGATATGGAGATTAAATCACCTGAACTACCATTATAATTACCATTAATTAAATGTCTTACATAAAGACCATTATAATATAGCATATCATCCGTAACAGAATTTAATAATTCTTCAAATGGAGCATATACTTCTTCATAATTGAAGAGAATATTATTATGTTGTGCAAATTCTGAACTTCCGATTACATTCGTTTGAGCTATTGATTTATACTCATATTTATAATCATTTTCTTCATTATTAAATAACTTCTTCTTCTTATCAAAGTTAATTTCTGCAGCTATAATATCTCCATTATTTCCATCAGATTCATCAATTATTGCATAACCATTCTCTGTAGGAACAAATCTAATTTTCGTATATCCAACGATTTCATTCATAGAACGAGTATAGATTATTTGATACATTTCTTCTATAGGATGAGAAGATATCTGAAGAATTTTATTAAATACTCTGTATACAATGTTATAGAAAGCACCTGAAACTAATTCTAGTCCACAGCTAACAATAATATCTCCATTACAAAACTTCATATCATATATACAAATATTTCTAAGATCATTTGTTGAGTTATAATCGCTTAAACTCATAAGAGAAGGATATAGACTAAATCCTAAAATATTATTTGTTATATCTTCATATGATGTATTGTCGGGACCATTTAAATTTATATTGTAAATTATCTGTATGGATTTAGAAGCATCTCTTTGGAATGTTATAACTTCATTCTCATTAATATCAGAACAAATTGCACATAAATTATCATTTGATGCATACTGACTGTTAAATGTTATTTCTATAATATCATCATTTAATGAACCATAAGTACGGAATGTACTTTGATTCATAAACATACTCTTTGTTTTAGATAAGGCAACAGCTGTATATGGTTGTTCGCCTGTAGCCACAGATATAAGTACGTTTTTAGAACTCAAGAATGAGTTGCATCTATCATAAGAATAACAACCAAGATTACCCGAAAATACAAAGAATTCATCTTTTAATTCATTATATAATAAATCTATTTTACCTATATATGAATCACCAATAGTATAAACAGGATACTTATCTTCATAATAATCATTTAGATAAGATGTTTTATTAAAATAATAGTCTACACCATATTCATAATTTTGACCAAGCTTATCCTTTATTATAATGATGTAACGTGTATTATCAGTTTCACTATTCTTCGTATTTGTTCTTATCATTTTAAGAATAAATCGATCTTTACAGAAAATTATATCTTCAATCACACATATAGATGTTTCTGTATCATCTACTGATTCTTTATGGTAATTTATTAATTGATCGGGAGATAGTGTAACATTCTTTGAAGTGAAATCTCTGTTTAGAATAAGTATCTGATTAATCATCTGATTGGATGCGTCATGGTTCCATATAACTATTGATTTTTCACCAATAGCAAATTTACAATCACCACCGTAAGAATGGTAATCAGAATTTATCTTTGTCTTTTTAACAGTAATCTGATTGTTTCCTCTCAATGAAAGTAATTCAGATTTTGTTAAGAGTTGTGCTTTATCATTATTCATCTGATATTTATCATAAGATGATAAGTCATTTACCATAAAACCATTAATAGTGAGAATTTCACCATCATGATTAATGAATAATTTACCATTTACATATGTCATATCACAATATGTTTCTTGTAAACTCATTGATGCAGTAGTAACCCATTCTTTAATTGTATCAGTATTTAAATAGAAAATTTGGTAAGATTTATTTCTATTAATAATAACCATTCTAAATACAAAATCTGTATCATCAGATTTTTCTAATAGAGCTATACAATCCTTTGAATGGAAAATCATACGGCAATCGGATTTATTTACCATAGCAAGATCAACGAGATTTGTTGACAGAGAAGACTTTATACTCGTAATTGAGTACTTTCCTGTATTGTCATTTAAATAGTAGACATAATGTTCAGTGCCAAATACAATATATTTTGCATTAGAAGAATTAATTACAAGATCTATATCTTCTGGAACACTGCTTAGTGATATTGATGCATAACCATCTGTATTGTCAGTAGCTGGATTATTATAATATTGATTTATATAATAATTATTATCATTGAAAGTAAGTGCATTTATCCCTCTATTATATAATGAAGAATTATCATTAAATGTTTCTTCAAATAAATAATGTTCATAAGGACATATTACTGATAGACTGTTGAAGGTTTTTAGATTATAAATATTATCTATATATAATGTAAACAAACCAACACCAGTAAGAATATTTAATCTTCGATGATTTTCTATATCTATAAATTCATAAACACCTTTAAATTCCTGAATATCACCAATGTTAATATAAAAAATTCCATAATTTTTATATAAGTTAAATTCGTCTTCACTTATATCAGCTAAGTTCTGAATAGTTAAATTATAATTGATTGAATTGAATAAATATGGATTTATTCTATTTGCTAAATTACGAACTCTAAATGTAATCGCATATGAATATAGACCATTACTAAGATTCTGTATCTTAAAGAAGAAGAAAATTATATCCTTTACTATTTCCACTCTTGTATTAACGGTTATACCTGAAAGAGCTTCATCTGGAATAATTTCGTTCATTAAATAATACCTATCAGTTATTAATCTATTATCATTCTTATCATAGACTTGATAATCAACATATGGTGTTTGATTTGTAATATCTGTAAATGTTCTTACTTTATCATATACAATATATGTTCCATCTTCAGCAACAGCTATATCATGAAGAATAGAATCACTATATGTGACAACTCTATTAGGTTTATTAAATAAATAATCAGAGAGATTTTTATCACCAAGAATGAAAGCATCAACATTTGTTATAGTTGTTCTTGATTCTTCTCCTCTTGAATTGCCATTTATTAAATATGAACGATTTAGTATATTATTATCCGCTAATCCAGAAATAGCTGATACGTCATGTTTATGAGTTGATTTTGAATATCCCTTAAGAAGATTAGTAATATCTGTTTTATTATAATAATAAGTAGCAATGTCAGTAATCTGTGAAACAGTCATAGAATCAGAAGAATTTTCATTTACATATTCTTCGATATAATCATTAATATTAAATTCATTAATGTTTCCTCTTAAAAGACCATTTAATAAGAACTTTAGTCCATCAAATTTTTCTTCAAGGATATGATTTACTGAAAATACTCTTACCTTATCCTGGAACGGAACAAATAAAATCTTCTCATAATCTGTTTCGTATATAGATGTAATGAATTCATAACCAAAATTTACTTTTTTAAATGTATTTGGTAAGATATCATATGAGTCATTCATCACTGGATCAATCTTTACAGTTTCATTACCATAAATAGTTACACCATCTTCGTATACAGTAGTTGTACATGATGACTGAGTTCCATTATGAATTAGATCATAAGTTCTGAATCCATTTTTATATGTTTCAAGGAAGAAAACACGATCATAAATGTAATTTCCAGAGCTATGAAGAATTCTCTGTCTATAATCGCTAAAATATTCAAGTTCATCATTAGCAACTAAGTCAAGTCTTACCTGATTTAAAAGTCCTGGTATATCATAGATGACAGCGAGAGTTTTACTTTCTTCATTAAACGCAACATCATAAATATTTACTTTATAACTACTTGTTCCACCAATAGCATCTTGTATAGAAAAATCAAATGGATCAAAAGGAGTACCTGCATCATTTACATTATAAAGACATATAACTCTATTATCTACAGATGATGACGAATTTTTATATATTACATTTAAAAATGTAACATTATTTTCGTTTCTTATAAAGTCGATATCAATATCTGTTATTGTACTAGAAGAAGATAAATCCTTTAATGAACGAGTACTATAAGTAGCAAAATTGTTTTCTTGATCAATTTCTAATACTAAAATACTTGAATCATCAGCTTGTTTTTTAAATACTAAAAAATAATTATACGGTTGGTTATAAGTAGATGGTATTACTCTTATAATACTTGTATAGGCAGATTCATCAACAGTATAATTTGGAGCGAGAGGACCATTATTTCCATCTGTAATTATAGAATAATTTCTATAGTCAGATTCATCAATAACTAAGAGATCAAAAGATTCATGATTTATATCACAGACTTTATTTTTCCCTGCTAAAGTTATAAAGTACTTTCCTTGACTGTAATAAATATAAGGCTCAATATCAGCAGTAATACCAGAAATTCTATATGTATTATATAAAGCGAAATGTATACCATCTATAGAACCATAAAGACGAACATTATTAGCTATTGTGTCAGCAAATAAATAATATCTTGCACCTTTACATATTCTTCTCATCTGTGATACCGATAATTCTTCTGATCTGCCATCTACATATTGAATGACTTTTCTAATGATATTTTCAGGATTAAGAATATTTGCAAATTTATGGTATGATTTATCTACATTTTTAAGGTATTTACTATCAACTAATCCAATCTGACCATCTGTAGATGATGATATAACTTCTCCAATAGCCGCTATATAATCATGAGTATGATCCTTTTTAGAATAAGACGTATCATGATTATGGCTTGTTTTTGAATAAGTACCATCATGATTATGATTCTTTTTAGCATAAGTGTCTTCTGCAACAGCCTTAGTAAGATAAGTATCTGAGAGATTTCCAGTAGTATTACCTGTAAATGATTTAAGCATATTTTCTATATATGTTAATGTAACATACTGACTGTGAGTATGATTAAAGTATACATTATCAGGAGTACCACTCGTATAAACAACTACGGTTGATGTAGTCTGACATAATCTCATCATATAAGATTCTGTCTTAATAATACCTGTAAAGACATTATTTAAACCCAACTTTGTATAAGTATCTTTAATCATACTTACAGAATAGTCGAGTTTATCTGTACCTAAGAATAAATTACATAATACTTCATTATCTACAACTAACATTCCACCTGTGTAGAGATTCATATATAGAATATTATTAGCAGATACAAGACCATTCTTTTCAACAAGTGTTCTTGTAGGACTGATTGTTTTATATTCAGGAGCAATATAAGTTTGATTTTGGATTATATTATGATTAATTAATCCTTCAATAGTAGTGCTTCTAATCTTTCCAATACCATTACATATATATCTACCACCAGATGTAACATCAGATACTGAACTTGTAGTATATGTTAAGTAAAAGCTTCCATTACAGAATTCTATTTCTCTTGGAATTGCAGATGTAGAAACAGGAAGAATTGAATTTAATTTAGTTTTATCGGTTAACCAAGAAGCATATAAATAATCATCGTGCTTACTAATTACACCAATTTTACATTCAATATTAGAAGGATGTTTATATCCATCAATAAATACAAACTTTCCATCCCCATATGCTACATCTGTAATATGATAACCTATAGGTGTACTGATATTATCATCACCGCTGATAGTAGAAAATGGAACTCTAACCCAGTTTATACCATCTGTAGATTTGAAAATTAATTTTCCACCTACTGCAATAATAGTTCCGTCATCACCAGATACAACTTTGTAAATTTTACTTGTTTCAGTACTTCCATCTTTATTAATATTACCTCTGATAAAAGTACCACCTGTATTTTCATTTAAATAGAAAACAACATTTTCTCCTAAACTGTCATTAGCAAATACTATAAATGTATTATTTGCATAGGCAATAGCAGATAGATCATAATTTAAAATTTCTTGTCCTGCAAATTCATTTACCCAGTTTTTACCATCATTAGATGATACAATTTTAGTAGTATTACTATATGTACCCATATAGTTCGAATATTCGGGACCAATAGCAATAAATTTTCTATCTCCATATGCAATATCAATGATTCTTGGTAGGTGTGTTATAGAACTAAGAGTTCTATAATCACTCCATTTATAACCAAGAGTATTTATGATAGCATGATTCATAGCTTTACTATTGAGACCAACTCTTTCTGTAGATGAGACACCAATAGTATTTATTAAATCATTATACACATAGCTAACTGCAGATGATGGAATACTTTTAATTACCAAACTTAATTGATAATTTTTAGATTTTTCATTCCATGCAAAAGATGTCTTTTCTGCATTTAAAAAATTCTCGGTTTTATCACCGAATCTTACAGCAGCAACAGTCATATCGTTATCAAGTTTTGTTGCTTTCAAAGCATGATCAATTTCTGTAGTACCTGCTGGCAAGAAATAGTCTCTTATATGTTTACCATTGAGAAAGAGCTGATTGGACTCAATATTAACTCTTCCTCTTACTGTCATATTATTAAAAAGAGCCAATGTAAATACACTTCCTTTCGTTATATTTTGTCAGAGCAGATAAGAGATAAGGGTATATCTCTTATCATACCCTTATCTCTCTATAATCTCTGTACTTACAATGTTTTTACCTAAAGATATTTTTATATCTTCATTTGTATTGTCTTCTTTTTCTTCAAAACTGTTCGCAATAAATCCACCATAAGGAGTTACACCAACAGAATTTTCTTCTTCGACAAATGTATATCCAGATATATGACCTAAATTATCAAATCTCGGAACAACTTTCTCGTCATATAAGAACTGTGCGTGTTCCTTCATAAATGTCATTCCTCTAAATGAATGAACAAGTTTCATTTCAGTTATCTTAAAATCAATATCTTGACCTAAAGGTTCAGTTGTTAGACCAATCTTTACATAGTTAAGATAATCTATTCCTACTGAAACTGCTGTTCTTACAACAGTACCAAAATCAAATAATTTGTCATTTACCCATATATACATTTTATCCAATACAACCAAGTTCCAGACATCAGGTTGGAAAGCATTTTCCATTTTTAGACTTGTTACAAACTCTCCGTTCTTATTATACACTTCTCCGATAAAGTCTTTATATTTAACTCTTACCTTAAGAACATATGAACCAGTTTTACCAATTTCTAAGAATACACAATCTTGATTTGGATTATGTGGAGCTTTAAACCAGAAACAAGCCATATCTTTATCAGGTTCAAAGTATATATTTTCACATGGTTGTAAGTATCCACAATCAGTATTTGTCCAATGGTAGCACCCACCACCATCATAACTATATTTAGGAGTATAATTATATAACCATTCACCTTGATTATAGTTTCCTGATAAGTCATATACAGAAGTATCTACATTTTTATTTAATGAAGATATAGGTAATTCTGAATATTTATTTATTAATAAAGGTGAACAAAAGTCAAGTGAGAAACTTGAAGTATCTGAGAGTAAATTTAGACTTTCATTAATAGATAAGTGCATTATGTCAGTATACTGTTTATTTACAGTAGAAGGATAAACTTTATTACCCATTAATTTCCAAGTCTCTTTAAATAGATAATATTCACCAATTTCATTCTGATTTTCATCATAAAATGTAACAGTGACATTCGACTGTTTATTCATAAGAAGAGAAAATCCTCGAATTGTATGATTAGCAAATGGGATAATTCCATCTGTTAATGATACATCTTGGTTCTTAACATTCATATACTTAACAGTATCCTTTAAATCTTCATCTACAATAGAAATCTTAATGTCTATTGTAATATCATCTACTAATGGAACTATTGTTACTGATAAAATATCAGATAATTTCTTTCCATATAGATAATCTGTAGCTGGAATTTCTTCAGATTTAAGTTTTGCTGCTCCTGAATAATGAAATTCCATAGAAGGAAAATCAATACATCTTCCAAGAAATCCATGTGTAAATGTTAAATCTTGAGAATTACTGTCAAGTTTAATAATAGGTAACGCATTTGTATATGCTTTAATACGAACTATTGGTCGAGGTCTCTTCCAACCAGCATAAAGTTCAGCTCCAGCAGAATTAAAGAAATTACATCTAAATAATTCACTTTCAAAGAAAGTTGGATGAGTACGATAATTTGATTTTATAGGATATCTTAAACTATCGATACCTGTCTGTCCTTGACCATCATTAGTTTCTATAACTTCATAAAACTTTGCAGCTTTATCGTATATATACATATCTGTAGATATATTTTTTATAAGATTTTCGTATCTAAATCCCATACCTTTACAGTTAGTATCATAATCACCAATCTGAGTAAATATACCTGACACATACTGTTTTATATTATCTTGATACTCATAATAATCACACATTTCAATATTACATATATCAATGAGATTATTATTTGAATAGTCAAATATGAGCAAGACCATAGCATCTGAGACATCACAGAATCTTCCAAATTCTTCTTTACTTAATTTAAATAGTGGAGCATCATCATCAAAATTATTAACTTGAGTTGCTTCAGAATCAAGAGTAAATAAAACTCTGTCATTTATATAATCATATAATGCACAAACAATTCTACCTGAAGCGTAAGAAGCATCTCTATAATATGATTTCACATCACCATATAAATGAAACCAATAATCAGATGGGTCATCTATATTTATACCATAAAGAATATTAAACTCTACTCCCAATTTCTTTTCACCATTGAAAAGATTTTTCTTAGGGAGAAGTTTAATACCATTTAAATATTTAGATGGTAAACCTTCAGGATTGATATTAGTTACATTTCCATCAAAACCAGTAAGATTAACTCGTGTTATTTTGTGATTTTCAAACTGTTCGTCTAAGGATTCAGATTCATATGTAATACCAAGTCTATTTAATAAGGCTTCATTTATATGGAAACCTTTATCTGTCAAGTTGTTAACAAAATTTTCTACAGGAGTATCAAATTTATAATGAACAGATGGTGTAAACATTGCTCGTTTAATATCCTTTTCAGAAGCAATATAATTATTTCCATATATTGTCATTTCTGAAAGTTTAATTCCATTATAAGGGGATGTAAATTTAATATAATTAAATACATTCCTTGATATATCGTAACCCTGTTCTTTAGAATCAGATATAAAACCGTCAAATATCTTTTCACCATTAAGATATACAACTAAATTGTATGTATCTTCATTTGTTCGTTCTTTACTTATAAAAAGATTATTCCACTCATCTTTTATCCACTTATGAGAATCTTCAGTTAAACTAATTGAAGTTCCATCTGCTTTGTGCATATAAAGAGTGAGCTTTCTTGAAGTATCACCAAGTAAAATAGTATATCCAGGATTAAAACCTATTGCAAAGTAGTTTCCTTCATCTCCGTATCCGACTTCAATTCTACTTGCACCTAAATCATTCTTGTTATTATTGGTTTTAAACCAAAACTGGAATGATTGACATTTGTAATCCTTAAAATTTTCTTTAGTAGTAATAGTACTTACCAAACCAAGCTTTTCATTATTTGGATTATAGAATTTAATAGGTAAGTGATTCATATTTTCATTAGATAAAGTAGATGAGTATGTTATATCTACTTCATCTGTAGATGTATTGCTTATTAAAAAAGGGATTCTCACAAATTGCACTCGAAACTCTCCTTTCTATTATATTTTCTTATTAATTAGATTGTTGAACGGAGAAATCCGTATGAAACTTTTGCTCGTTTCATACGGATTGATCTCTCGTTGTCTAAATCATAATAATGTTTTATTATAATTAATAATTATAATAACTGTAATTATAGGTTACGTTGTTAAAGTATACATTAGGACTACCATAAGAATTATAAATTGCATAATTCTCAAGATTATTTTCATTAAATAATCCCATTGAATAACCTTGGAACATTGGATAAGTCGTTGTTGCATGGTTAGTTTCCTTAGTACTTAAATATTTAACCAATTCATACATTCTTGGGAAGTTACCCTTACCAATGGTTAACGAAATACCACCTGTTGATACACCATCTACAGTATCTAAGTTTTCTGTACATCTAATAAACATACATTTCATATTAATTGAAGTTTTATTTGCGAAATCAGATTTCCAAATAAAGCTATTTATATTACCCTTAGATGTAAGGAATGTTCCAGCAGATTTAATATTCGTTCCAGCAAAGATAAATGAAATATCTTTAAGATTTGTATTACCATTTAAGAATGTATAGTCAACGTTACCAGTAATGTGACCTACAACAATATGACTTCCAGTATATGGATTATCTAATGTTCTTCCATTTGCATACATACCAGTAGTATGAGGAACTGCCATAGCCATAAATCCTTTAGCAGATACAAGATTTGTGACTTTACTAAAGTTAAAGCATTTATCGAAGGTTCCATAAATGTTAAAGCACTGAGAATACATACCTTCAATACTCTTAAGCGAACTTCCGATGAGTTTATAAGCATCAGCTTCTTGGAATATACCTGTATAGTCTTTATTATTCGCACCAATAGAAGTACGATAGAATAAATATGAGAGTGAACTAATTTCAAAGTTCTGTGATGTATTCTCATAGTTAATTTTCTCATCTTCATATATAATAGAAGATAATTCTGCATCATCTCTTAAACTTGATACGGATAAAGTATAAGTATATTTTCCAGTTCCTAAATCATCCTCTGTTTCACTAAATTTAATTAAGAATTTTAGTGAATATGAATTAATAGCATTAGCATTAGTAAATAAGTTTACATCATCACCTGAATTGTAGAGATTTCCTAACACTTTCTGAGCGATAATATTCTTCTCTTTATAAATATTAAATACAATACTTCTATCAGAAGGTTTATATCTCAATTCGATACCAGTATTATTAGCTTTTGCTAATGTGAGATTCATTCGTCTGAATAAAATATATTCTATGGTATCTGTAGATGAGATAACATCAGGAGTAAAGTTAATCTCAAAGGCAATTTGATTCATCTTATTAGTCGCACTACCAAATATCTGATTCATATCTGCAGTTGAATAATTTACTGTCTGGTTCACAGGAATTGTTTCTGTATCGAAACTATCTGAAGCTCTAATTAATGTAGTAATATCAGAAATATCATCTACAGATTCAATATTACCTGCACCGCTATAAAGAATGATATCATTAATTTTTGATTCATCATTTACCTCATAGTTACCAAAATAGATATCTCTAATTCCATACCAATCTGTGCAATTAATATCTTCATATTGAACATTTGTAAAGATTGGAGGAATAGGCTGATTCTGTTCTGTAAATAATAAACCACAGTTACAGAATACACCATATGCAGATGTAATCTTTGTACACTGGTTGAATAATTCTCTTGGTAAGAATGTATAACCAGGGAATGAAGTAGCCTGAGTATTATAAATAATAGGAGCTGATTGTGCTGATGTTCCAATATCAAATGAGTTCGAAGTATCGCTTAATTCTTCCCTAGATGAGAAGATTGCTGATAAGAACGCCATATTGATATTTGTAAGCTCTTTATTATTATAGAACATATTGTGAAGATCATAATTTAAACTCTGACAAGCTCTAAATATAGAAGAAATATTAGAAACTTTAGGAATGTTACTAAAGAATGTCTTATCGACCTTTACTGTTGATTGATATCTATAACATAGATTAAATAATCCTGATGCATTTTCAATATCAGGAGAATTAATAAATAAATCATTTGGGAAACTCTTTAAAGTAACATCTCCATTTTCGTCATTGTTATCTAAGTCTTCACCAGTAAGCATAGCACAATAAGCAAAAGCATACATACAACTTGTTAGTTCTGTCTGATTTGCAAATAACTCTTCAGGTATATATCCTCTTATATAGGAAACGGCATTATTACTCCTTACAACAGGAAGTATCTGTTCATTATTTACAGTATAACTATCTGGAATATTCTGATTATTTGTAATCTGGATTACACCTACACGAGTAAATGATGAATAACCATTCGTTCCGTTCCATATATATCCATATGATTGATCTGCAAATAGATATGAGATATCAGTTACTTCAGTATTATTCTTAAACATATTTCCATTTAGTGAATTTTCAGAAAGTTCATATGAAACAGCATTTGTTTCAGTATCAACTACTTTCTTAAAATGTCTAAATTTAATTCCTGAGAAACTATTAGCATAATCAAATGAGTTATCTGAATTTTTTCTATAATAGCATCCAGTCATATGTTCAAGCACATCATCTGCAGATGATGTAATATGATAAAGACCACTAAACATACCTCTCAATGATCTAATTGATGTAAAATCTTCTAAGAAGTCTTCATAGTATCCAAATACATTTGTATGCTCAAATGCTCCCCATACACATGCAGTAGTATTACTTATACCACCGTTTAATGTAGAAGCATTAAATGCTGCTCTTGCATTAGAAGACGACCATCCGCTATATGTTCCACCAAGATTAGTTAAATTAGCACGATTAGCACCTTTAAATAATGACTTAGATATGTAACCATTAATCTTTGATCCTGATAAAATATCATAGAAATAGTATGTCTTTTTATTATCATTTACATCAAATAATGATAATTCTGATAATTTAGGGAATCTTGCAATGGTTGCATTAGACCATGAACCCTGAGACTGTTTGAACGGTGAACATATCTCGTTATCCATATCGACTTCTAATGTTTTTACACCAGTATTAGCAAACATTAATGAGAAGTCCGTACTTGTTGGTAGATCTTTAAAGATTTCTTGTGGTATATAACAGTTAATAGATGTTTGTACTTCTCTATTTGCAAGATTGTTTGAATTTACACTGTCACTTGACATTTTAGCAAACATCAAACAATAATTAGTACAAGCTTTAAACTGCTTAAACCAGCTTTCATTTGTAATTGTCTGATTTGATGAGTTTACATAATTTCTACATAAACCACCCCAAACAATTTCAGGTAATCCGTCAATATTTAATTCAATATCATCTTCAAGTACAATCGGTGTTTCTGCAAACATACCTGCCATTGTGGTACAATAATTTTGTGTATAAGTAGATGGATTAAAGAGTTTCTTAGTATAAATAGTAGAATTATAACCACTATCTAAAGTTACAACTCTTCTAAATCCACTAAATTTACTCATTCTACTAAATGATCCAGTAAAGTTATTAACTTTTAAATTTAAGAAAGTATCTTCATCTGCAGATGAAATAATAGTATTCGCTATGAATGTACATGTCATATCAATAGCATTACCATTATATTTTATACCAGAGCATCCTGTTATATTTCCAGATGAGTCTTTAGTTACAGTATTAAAGAAATTCTTATGAAGTTCAATAGTTCCTACATAATCATCAGGATATGTTTCATTCTCTGCTTTAGTTGGAGATTGATTGAACGAAAATGCATTATTGAATGATGTAATATTAGGAGTCTTTACAAATAGATCGCTAGATGAGAAAATAGTTCTCTGAAGCTGACATCTACTGAAAGCACTACTAATACTTGTTAAGGATTCACCACAATTATCCAATAAATCCTTTACAAATCTCTTCGAAACTCTTGCAGAAGTATAATGAAGAACATTTGATAAAGAAGTACATTTCTGGATACGGAATTTAAGTGTACCTACATAATTTGTAGTGTAAGGTGCAAATGAATTTATAACAGCATTTTGACCTATTATTTTATTTATATTTCTTCCCGAAGTATTTGAATTTACAATAAGCATATAAGCACAGGAAATATTAACTGAATTGTCTCCTACGGATCCTACTATTTTTTCAATCTTATTACATTCGGAGAAAATATAGTATAATCTATTTGATGCTGTTGTCTTAGCATCGTTAGTCCAGTATCTGTCATATTTAAAATCAAGATTTTTAATCATAGTTGCAGATCTTAACATCCTTACAGGACAATAAGTAACTCTCTTATATCCATTGGGATCTGTATAAATCGTATTGAATAAATCGTTCAATAAGTATGTATCTACTGATGTTTCATAGTTAGCATTGTCAGGAACAACCATCTTGTTATTAGTAGAATCATACGAAATATTTGTTGGAACATCGTTTACATATTTTAAATCTACTAATCCAGAGCTACCAATACAAATACCATAATTAGAACCATAACTTATTCCATTACTTCCAATTAGTGTTTTTGAGTAATCAAGAGTGCCATCTTCAGAATTTCTATAGAATAAGAAATTACAATCTCTAACTTTAAATGCATTACCATATGTTTTATTTCTTGTAATATCAACAAGATTGTTTTCATTTACAGTAGAATATGTTGTATCATAAATATTAAATGTATCTCCATTTCTTGATTTATCAGCATTTTCTGCACTATTAAATATAGGTAGATAAAGACCACGAATTGTTAGGTTATTATAAAGATTTAACTCTTTTAAATTATACAATTTAGTTAAATCAAGAATCTGAATACCAGATGTTTCAGTTCCAATATAAGAAATGTCAGAAAGATTTATCTTAATAATATTAGGACAATTTTCAATAGTAAGTTTGCCCAAACTATCACAGTTACTAAGGTTAAGATAAGCAAGATTTTCACAATCTTTAATTACCAATTCCTTAATACCCTTACCACTCAAGTCAATATCACCAATCATATTACAACTTGTGATTTCAACTTTCTGAATATCTTTCGCATATTTAATAGAATCCATATCTTCAAGAGAAGATAAGTTATCAAAGTTAATAGAATATAAAGTTACATTATCAAGATAGATATCTGATAATAATGAATCTTTAGGAAGCTTAACTTCTCTAATCTGTGCAGATTTAGCTGAGAAAACTTCCAATCTTGAATAACTAGATATGTCTACTGTAACACCAGATAAGTTAACATAATCAAGATATAATTCTCTTAAATTAGGCAAATTCTTAGGTAAAGGATAGTTGGCATTAGTCATATTTGAAAGATTAATATAACTTAATGATCTAAAATCACAAGAACCACCAGTTACGTCATCAATCGCCAATCTTTCGATACCTTTAATAGAAGTGATATTCGAAACAGGAGCTAAATAAGTATTCTTATTCGCAGCATCAATAGAGAAACCAATCTGTCTTGATGATTCTCTACCGACAAACTTTCTCTTCTTGTTATTAAACGCACTATCTGTAGATACAACAACATAAGAAGGAGATAAAGTTTCTATCTCAAGATTATGGTTTCCTGTTTTATTAACACGGAATTCCATCTTTTCTGAAGTTTGTGATGCGATAGTACCAAAATAGCTATCAAGGAATGTAAGTCTTTCATGCATATGTTTCTTAAACATATGAACTCTATCACCGTGACATTTTTCAGTATAAGCAGCATCAATATCAACAGATATACCCGTTGTAAAATTATCTACATATTTAAGATATTTAGCAATTTGAGATTTATTATAGTAAGATTTAGGAATTGAATCTACGAATTTTTCATAATAATCAAATAATACTTCTTCAGACAACCAAGTCTGTCTTAATTCCTTATATTTTGCAATAATATCAGCATTAAATAGACTATATAATCTTATCCAAAGTTTAGATGTATTTGAGTTGAATCCTGATTCTTTCCATAAATCAGAAGTATTAATAGGAACTTCATAGTAATCATTAAGAGTTTTAGCAACACCAGATCTCCATTTAAACGCATTTGGATAAGTCGTTTCATGGATTTCTATAATTTCTTCCATCTTACTAATAATATCTTCAATATTACCACGTTCTGTAGATGATAATCTTTTATTAGAAGAGTTATCAAGAGCATCATCTGCTTCTATTAAACTTTCAAAATAGTCAAGAATATTTTTTTCTACATCAAGTTCAGTTTTTGTTGAAGATCCTTCTTCCTCATCACTTGATGAAGCTTGTCTAAATTGTAAGTATCTATCCTGTAGAACTGTTAAATCTACATTACCAGATAAAGTTCCCCATTCCGCTGAGTTAAATAAAACTTTAATGATGTCAAGATCATTTTCATATTCTTTATTCCACTCATAGTCTCTCATCTCAGTATAAACTTCTACATTGTTTACACCTGTATTAGATACACCATATGCAGTATCCATATCGTACCATTGAGGGATCCATCTAAATGGTCTTTGTTCTGCGAATTCTCTAGACATTACATATTTAGGATCTGTATTGATATGTCTATTACCATTTTCGTCTATATATTCACCATATGTAGATAGCATCATGTTTTTACCTAAGTTATCTACTAATGAGAAAGCCATAGCTGTAATAATATAAGCAAAACAAGCTTCCTTATCAAAGTATTTTGTAAAATTCTTCACAAAATCTGTATCAGAAGATGTATCAACAAAGTTAACAGCATTTCTTATCTGAACGAAGTTAGGATTATCAATATCTGTTAGTATAACATCATCATCGTTATATGTTTGATTTTCTCCATCTTCATTTGCAATCATTAAATCATTTTGATTTACACCTGCATTTAAGAAATCGTTAGAAGTCCATTCTGCTTCATATTGATATCTATTAGAGAAGTCTTTAAAGAAATACTCTAATTCTCCTGATATCATCTTATCACCACTCTTGATATAACGATAAACTGAATTATCCCAACCAAAGAATGTAGAAGATGAGAATGTTGTATTTGTTTCAACTTCACATGACTGAGCGAAAGGATATAAAGCATTTCCTTCATCATCTTCAGCATTATAACCAAGGTTATTCTCACATTCTTTATCCAAGTTAAACATGAATATACCTAAGAATTTTTCCTGACCTTGTTCGTATTCATATGTATGATTTCCATTTGTAGTGATATCTTCATGACCAACAAATTTATCGTCACGAATATATAATAATACAGGGAAACCACCAACTGCGTGTTTATAATTCAAAGCATTATCAAGATTTGGATTGTCTTTCTTCCATTGTTCTTGAGCTGGTGTCTGAGAATTACATGCTGAGATAATGTTTCCAACATACTCTGCTAATTTTGTATTAGAGAAGTTACTACTATCTACATAGTCGCATTTTAAAGTATAAACTTTTTCTCCTCTCCACTCATTAGCAGCTTTAGTATTAAGAGTTGCAGGGAGATTTATAGTTTTAGATGATAACTTCTTAGGAATATTATTTATTTCCTGAGATGTAACAACTGGTTTATATAAATCTTCAAATGGGAAACTTGCAACTTTTAACTTAAGGTTCTTAGTTGGGTTAGCAATAGAAGATGTACCCTGAATTGCTACTTCCAAACAAGCAGTTTTCTCCTCACCATTTACATCGATCATAAGTTCATTCTTTGACATACTACCAGATGGATTGAAAATGTATTCCATCTTACAATATGAAGAATATTTTTTATCATCTTCAGTTGCAAAGTTCTGCATTTCTGCAAGTGTAGTAAAGTTATCTGAAGATACTTTTTGATGGATAGGTCTATTTACCCATTTATCAGCTTCTGAAGATGCAGAATTATTATACATCTTAGGATTCTGCTGAATTAAAACAATCTTAGGCATATACTGGAAAGGATCGTTAGGGTCTTTTACTTCTGTATAGAAGTTCTTTGCGTAAATTTCGTTCTGATAATCAGTGTCCATTATAAAAGAAACGATATAATTCTTAAGAATTTCATCAGCAGATAAAGCTCTACGATACGCTCTAATATTCATTAAATCTACTTCTTCTATATCTTCGACTTTAATATTCTTTGTATCAGTATATGAATAAACAATTTCTCCATTTACTTCTTCTGATGTTCTGATAGCAGAATGTCCTTCTTTAATTTTACCACCGATTACAAGCATATTATTAAATGCTTCTGAACCATCACCATTAAAGTCTAATCCAGCATCATTTTCAATACCTGTTTCTTTGTCAATACTTAATCTGTCGATTTTACGACAAGAGCTAAGTACACCATTTATATAGATACAAACGACAGGTTCATAATAGAATTTATTCATATTTGTATAGATAAGATTTAAATCTTCTCTACCATTTAAGAACTGTTCAGCTGTTAAGAATCTATTAGGTGAAATTACAATAGCAACATCAGTAAATTCTTTATTAGAAGCGTAATAAGGACATCTAAGTGATGTATTATAAGCATTTCTAATTCTAACTTCATCGATAGCAAGATCAAACCCAAATGAAGATTCAAGATTTGAACCTATCATAGAAACAAGTCTTGACTTCTTTCTACCAGTATACTGACCTCTTACTGTGAACTGTACTGTAAGACCATTATAAATTTTATAATCAGCACCAGAAGGATAGAAGTCATTCACATAAGTATTCTTTGTAATATCAATTAAGTCTATTAAATTTACAGGATGATCATTTTCATCTACTAATACACCATAGGCATTTTTAGTAAATCTATAATAGTTAATATTAGACTTAATTGTCTTATAATTTCCTTCGTCATCTACAGTTGTTCTATCTGTATATGTATATTCCTCTTCTTTTAAGCCACAGAAATCATTATTATTAAATACTTTAATTTTATAACGATTATCTGTAGATGAAATAAGTTCATTCTTTTCAGCATCATAAGGGATATAGTTGTATTGAGAATCATCTCTATGAGCAGTACCCTTCAAAGCAGAGTTCATATCAATGTCGAATATTAAGTTTCCATCACCTTCAGTTTGACTGTAAATCTCTCCTGAAAGAGTATAACCCTGAATAACTCTGTTTCCAGTTACAAACTTTTTAATAGTAAGCTGACCTGTAATAGTTGTTTCATAGTGATCTTCATATCCATCAAAATCAAGTCTACTTCCAGTTGCTCTTCTTACAGTAATCTCATAATCAATAGTAAGTAAACCTTCATCATTAAATCTATCTGTGGTTCCATCAGAGTAAATTTTCTGAAGTGAACTTGCCTGATAGATAATTGAAACTTTATCTGATTGTGCAGTAGAAATACCTGAAAGTGTAACTTGAGGGAAGTCTTCTGTAGATACATTTTCGTTATTAACTTTTGTAATTCTATAATAAGCATTAAATAGATTACATTTAGTTTCATACTTATTTACAGAATTTTCAAGACCTTCACAAGTAAGCATAAAATCCAATGCAACGTTAGATACAGAATTATATCCATACTGGTCGTCAGATTTAACTTTATTTAAATAAATTTTACCTGCTTCTGCTACGATAAATGTATAAGGTTCGTCTTCTTTATTAACAGTTACAGTTTCTTCATTAATCTCAGCTGAAATTGAATAACTTAACTGAATTGAATATGTACCTGTTTTGTTAAACGCATATTGTCCTTCCTCAATTTCACTAACTAAATTCTGTGTTCTTAATTTACTAATAAGATCTGTAAGAATGGTATTGTAAGCATTAAGTTTAACTTGAGCTTTTTCACCATATTGAGATTTAGTTATTGTAATTGGATCTGATGTAATATTTATATTTGTTCCATCATCACATGTTCCAGTAATATTAGGAATTACAGTTACACTATCAGTAAGAGTATTCATTACTGAATACTGGAAATCAAAAGGAGAACGAGTGGTCATTCCTTTTAATCCGTGAAGAACATCAGATGTTTTCACATCAAAATCAGCATCAATATATAATTCAGATACTTTTACTGTATATAATAATGGATATTCAGTTTCATTATTAAATGCATCAACTACAGTAATTCTGTAAGTTGTTTCATTGTTAACTTTACCAACATCTACAGTATTTAAACCATTAACAGCATTAATTGTCTGATATAGAGAATTACCTCTGAAGACTTTCATAGTAATATTACCACCGATAAATACCTTTACATTAAATGTAAAAGCAACATTATCTCCAGCGTTAATAACACTTGTAAGACCATTCTGACGATCAATAGCTGCAACTTCTTCTCCTTCAATAATATAACTTAAAAGAGGAGTAACATTACCACCAATAGTGGTTGCTTCAAGTTTAATACCAGTCTCGTTATTAATACATCTATAAATAATACCTGTTTCTTCTGAATATATTAATGTACCATCCGAGATGTTTTCTTTATCTATCTTAGTATTCCAATCTGAATTGTCATCATCAGGATCGCCTTGAATTGTAATGTACTTTTCAGCATTAACCCATGCATTTTTAGATGAATCCCATTTATATTTAATACCGACCTCTTCTACATAACACTCAACACCATTATTTCTAACAATAGATGTAGAAGTATCTCTTTCTTCTAAAGTTTCGGCTATGAAATAGTTTCCAGCATCAGCTTTAATTACGAATTCATAATTACTTGCTGTAATATGGTCATCAATATGTCCAGATTTAAGCACACATTTATAAGTCATTCCTTCATCTTTACAATAAACCTGTTTTCCGTCTTCATAATAGAATTCTGCAGGAATATTGTTTAGAGAAGCCACAATGACAAGCGATTGCTGTGCATTGAATACCTGCTTAACAGTCGCTTGTCTTGCTTCAGTACCAGGAACTTCATTTGGGTCTTGCATTACAAGCAACTCATCACCAGATATCTGATTTTCACCAGCTAATTCAGATATTCTTTTATAAGCCATATGTATTTCATTCCTTTCTTATAATATTTTATTGTCTTACTCTGTTTCTCCACCCAATCTTGCATTGATTGCATTATTATTATCTGCAGCGAGTAAGTTTCCTGCTTCATCTGTTAATATAAGTGTCACAGATGAATCTGAAATTTTGTTAGGTACATATTTAAATACCAAACTATTATCTGAATCTTGAGATATTTCCCAGTTATTTACATTTACAGTTCTTGCAAATAATTCAGATGTTTCAATATTATATGAACGTACCCAACCATTAGTTTCAATATCTTGGAAAAATTTAAGTGCATAATATTCATCGGAAGAAGAATCTTTCATATCTTCCAGTGTAGCAGTTAAATTCTTTACATTTTGAGTATTTACTAATAATTCATATAAATCATAAGTATTCTTTCCATAATTAGCATTTCTATATTTAATAACAAATGCCCTTGGATACCAAATATCACCATCTTTGATTCCATTGATTACTGAAACAATTTGTGTATTATATGGAATTGAATCTGAACCATCTTCTAATTTATGATTTACAAGATAGTTCTTTAATCCTTCCATAGTATTAAATACAGATGAATCGTCTAAAGAAAGAGTAAATAGACGATGGACACCTGACATAAAGTTCATATTATTATTAGCCATTTCTATCTCTCCTTTCCTTATTCTTCATTATATTTTACTTTAAAGGTTACATCTTTTTCAAATGGGATATCACATTTATATACATATTTTCTATATCCTAAGTTATGTTGTTCGGCTTCTCCAACATTTCCTATATTTGCAGAAGCATAATTAGTTATGCTAAAAAGATTAAGAACGTCTTTATTCATCATATCTGGATTTATGATTTCTTTAATAGTATAACCATAAGGTATATAAAATTCAACACATAAAGATCCTTTCTTAACTGTATATTCATATGTATTACCTGCTACTATCTCATAGTTATTTCTATAATCAAGACCTTGCTGAGATGTATCACGAGGAGAAGATGATGTTTGTTTAATAATTTTAAAATTACTGTCAAATTTAACACCAGGCATCACTTTATTGAGAATTCCTGTTTTATTAGTAAGTAAATAATCAATAATTCCAGAAGCATTGCTACCTGAAAAAGTTGAAGGTGTACGATTATTCCAGCATATAAAGGCATGTGCTTTATAATAGTTCATATAATAGATAACCTGTTCATATGTTCCAGCAGCTAATCTTACATTAGGAGATGCTATTTCACCAGCATTATTTACAGCTAAAACACCCTGTTTGTAAGACATAAGTATAGCAATTCTATCATTAGAAGAATTTGCAGGTACAGAATGATTTGCTAAATCAATTCCACTATTTTGTGCTATACTATAACTATCAGTTCTATATAAAGATCCATTATTATAAATCTTATATTTTCTTGAACCTGTATTTTCTGATGAACCAGTCTTCTGTTTTGATGTATTTTTAACTCCATTTGTTACAGTTGGGAAACTATACTCACCATCAACAAATGTATTTACACTCTTAATTTGATAATGGTCGTATTCAAATCCCCAAGGTAAATAAAATCTTGTTCCAGGAGTTATACTTATATCAGGAGTGTAATACTCATCAAAACTATAAAAATTATAATGGAAATTAATTGTGTAATTTCCGCTTCTTGTTGGTGTCTTTACAACTTTAGGTTGAATGATTTTTTGTAGTAATCTCCTAAGAATATCATATACAGATGTTCCTTCTGGGATAAAATCAAAATCTTTATATCCACCAACAGTATCTCCTGTTGTTTCTGTTACTACTCTTAATGGTTCATCTAATCTTGTATCTGAAGTTTTAGTTTTAACTCCTCCACCAATAGGTAGCCATTCTGCTCTTTCGCTGTCACTATCATAAGATGTATCATTTACATCTACTTTATTTACATTATCTGTTCTTATATAAGAACGCATATCATATAGATCTTCATTTGTACCATCTAAAACGTTATCTACATATCTTGGATAAGTTTCACCTGATCTTGGTTCTACTTCTTTGATGATTATAATATCACCAACTGTGTGAATTATAGATGGATTGTTTGATCTCAAGGTTCTTATAAAGCTCATATCTTTATCATACTTCTGTTTAGAAGTAAGATTAACACCATAAGTATCACTACTTACAAGAACCTGATAAGTATTATTATGACGAAGTTTATACATCTTATTATTCTTTTTATAATAGATGTTACCACGTTTATCATCTAATACGATTTCACCATCTTCTATCTGATCTAAAGATAAGCCAGAAGGAAATACAATTTCTTCTTCTGGATGGTATTCAATAGGAGTAAACCCCCATCTAATAGGATCTGATGACATTTTCTTCATTCCTTTCTTTATAGAATATGAAGGAGTTAATGTATATTAATATACATTAACCCCTATAAATTTTTTAATTAATCGATCTCAATATAAGATTGTCCACCATTTAATGAAGTAGCCATATCCATTGGTAGATAATAATATCGAAGATCCCAAGCATCTGTTTCTTCTCTATCTTCTGCATTATTAGGTACTAAATATGCATTAGAAGTAGCTTTATCGTCCATAAGGTCATACCATCTTCCATTGAAGTTGTAGAAAAGAACGTTTCCACCATCTCTTATTGAGTCTAATACAGTATTTGTATCATTAATCTCTTTAGAAGATAAAGAGTATAAGTCACTTCCGATACGGAGAATATTATTATCCATATCAGGAGAAATGTATAAGTTATCTGTAGCGATTCCACCAAATTTAATTAGTGTATTCATATCTCCATATGAGGTATTTGAACCAATCCACATATTATCTTTATAAGAGAATCGTGGATTGAGTTTAAAACTAAAAGTAACAATACCATTTGTCGGAACAGTTTTCTGATCGATATATGCAATATTTGTAGAATTTAAATTATTGTCTATTTCTCCATCTGTCATTAAGAATGAAACTTCTGCTCCAGGAGTTAGACCAGATCTCTCAAACATAAAAGTTCCGTCATGTTTAATATAAAATTTAAACTTATTAGCATAACTCGATTTTGAAGTATAAACAGTTCTGTATTCAGTATTACTTATTGTAACATCATTCTGCACAGTATAGTCTGCAGATGTTGTAGAATAAACTACAGTAGCAGTAGTAAGTGAAAAAATCATTACAAGAGTAAGTAATGCTGTGATTATAATTCTCTTAGGTTTACTACTAAAAAATTTACTCATCTTCAGATACCTCCCCTGTCTGACTTGCAATAATTGCTTCTCTAATATCACTTACTCGTGCTTTATTATAGTACCATACTAACTTTTCACCTTCAAATTTACCTAAAGCAATTACTTCGTCTTTATAATAACCTTCTAAATAAAGATTACCCAAATCACTAAAAACTAAAGGAATTGAAATAAGTGAAGCCTTATGTTCAGATGAGAAAAATCCCTCTGTAACTTTCTGATCGTTAAGTACTAATACGCATCTTGATAATGGAAGTTCCTCTGAATACTGTGATTCAGGAACTGAAACGACCATATTAGAAACATAATCACCAGACTGATGTATCTCGTAGTCATATGAAATTTTCATATCATAATCTATATTATACTGTGTTAATAATGCTGAAAAAGCTAAAGCGACTGCAGCCATTACACCAGCAATAATAGATGTAGACTTTCTATTTAAGTTCATGATTTAAAATCTCTCCTTTTCTTGTTATTCTTATAATAAACTTCCCATAATTTTACCTATTACGTCTACTTTTAAATTCTCTGATTTTAATTTAGGTTCATCATCTTCAAATACAACTTTATTAGTCTGGAAAAGATGATTTTTATAAAAATCCAATTCGTTTAATGGTTCAGTAAAGTATACTGTTCCATAAGTATATTTATCAGAAAATGTCATATCATCATTAAGTTCATAAAATGTAATCTCAAGATTATAATCATAAGAATTAGGATTTAGAACAGCTTTTGGTAATATAACTTCTTCTTCAACTGGTGTTGGATAATTTGTTAATTTTACGCCATTTGCATATAAATCAAAGAATTTAAGTCGTTCATCTGTGGGTGAAATTTTAAGTCTATAAGTGGGTTCTATTCTACTACCAACTGTAGATGAACGTAACATATACTCTCCAAGTATATGAGTATATCTTACTTTATATGTAAATTTATCAGATACATTTATGTCATCCTTAGATGGTAGCTTTTTATGTAGTTTATAAGAGTCATATCCTTCATAGTCATATGAAGATTCTTTGTTATTATATTCAGTGTAAATAAGGTTTCCGTTAGTATCATAGAAATAACGATTTGCTTCTTTACCAAACATTTCAGTGCTTTCAACAATCGTCATCTTGCTTCTAATAGCATAAATATCCATTAGAACTTTAACACCTTCAGAAAACTTATCGTCAAATGTATAGTCAATCTTTACGTCATGTATAAATATAGTATATGACTTAAATACTTCAAGAATCTGTTGAATATAGAATCTGATGCTATCAACAGTATTTGTATCAGATAAATTAAAGATATTATCAAATTCACTTGAGTTTAGATATGCTTTCATACTATCTATTAAATCAAGGATAATTTCATTTATTCTATCTATATATGATTGTCTGTATACATCATTATCAGATGCACCAGCATCAGTAGGAAGTAATGAATTTATTTTATCTATTAATAGAGAATAGAAAACTTCATCTTTAGATCTAAGATATCTAGCAAATTCAGATAATCTTCCTTTATCTTCTGAATTAGCATCTAAAACAGGATAACAATCTTCTTGGTATTCAGTAACCATACAACTATAATAAACTCTTTTTAAGAACATATATACAAGAGGATTATCTTCAGATATAATCATCTGCTCAAAATCTTTCTTGAAATCTTTAAATCCTTTATATAATGCAACAAAAGCATCCATCTTACTATAATCATCTTCTAGTAATGATGGTGTTGTTGTTTCATCATTTTTAGGATAATCATATGCCTTAAATTTATCTACATACAACATAAGAAGACCATCTACTGCTTCTCTTAATGAAAATTCATTATCATATTCATTAAATAATGCTTCTACGAATTGGTCGTTTTCTTTTGAACCAAAAGTATACTCATTATCTAATGGTAAATCGTATTTTCTTCCAATTAAATCTTGCTTTATATACTTAACAAATCCTTCATAAGTCTTCATACTAACAGATAATGCAGATTTCTGATAATCTGAACCAGCATAACCTCTAATATTATCTGTAATAATTTTAGCTTTAGGATCATAGAACTCTTTGAAAGCAAATAATAAATTCATTCGATTAATTTCGTATGAAGATGTTTCAGTAATACTACCATCCTCATTATAAACTCTTTTATTGTGTTTATATACTAATCGTGTTTCATTACTTGCAGAATCTTTTGTTAAATATTCATATTCCCATCTATAGATAGAATTATGATTTTCAAGATTATATCTAAAAGCATCTTCAGATAAATTACTGTCTAGTACATTATATGAAGTATAAAAATTTTTATAATTTTCATCTGTTTCCTGTTCTGTTAATTCAGTAATCTTTTGTGCAAAGTAAGCACCATAAGTAGAGTTTGAGTCATCTGTCGATGACAAAGATATACCATCAATCTTTCCTCTCATTAGTATAAGCCAATTTAATGCAACAATACCATCTATTAATGAAATTCTATTATTTCCAGATGGTTTATATGTTGAATTAACAAAAGATAAACTTGTACCTTTGGTTAAATCTCCATTTTTAGCATAAGCTCTTGCTTCTAATGATTGTATTAAATGAATAGTATAATTACAATCCTGTGTTTGCTTTAATAAGTCAACTGAAGATATAATTGAAATATATTTTGTAAGACGATAATTAAAACTATCTATCTTACGTTGACCATCTCTATTTAATGCTTCTATTAACTCTTCTTTACTTCTATTCCAATATGGATCTGTAGATATAACTTCATCATAATCTAAATAATTAGATGAATCTAAAAGATAGCTTATTGGGTTACTAACTTCAACTGGTACTTTAGCGAACGCAATATCGTAATATTTATCAGGATCGGTTTCACCAGGGTTAGTTTTCTTTACTAAATAATATTTATAAATAGTAGTATTACTTAGTCCGAATAAATTAGGTATATCTATCATAATCTCATTAGAACCAGAATATTTAATAAGAGTATTAATATTTTTTAGAATAATCTTCTGATAATCTATAGGAAGATCAGAAAAATAGTCTAAATCATATGAACGAAACATTTTTGTAACTTTATCTTGATCAAAGAAATCTATATTATTAAAATCTTCTAAAGCGGTAGCAATATATGATTGCATTGTCAAGAAAATTAAAAATAATCTCAAAAATGGTTTATATAAAGGCTGATTTGCTAAAGCACTATTATGAAATTTCAAAAGAAGCATCTTAAGATTCTCATAATAATATTTTATAAATTTTTCAGTTTTAGCTTTACCTAAATAATCTGGATTATATTTAATAATATAGTAATCGTTAGCTAATCTTGATTCACTAATTGGAATTGGTTCAAGAATATTCTGTAAAAACTTAATATCAGGATTATCTCTTATAAGAATCATCTTGTCATAATAAGTTAAACTTGGAATTTCTTCTATTGAAAGAACTGAACGTTTAAATGATGTAAGATTGGAAATTTTAAATGTATATTGACCATTTACTTCTGGTTTACCATTTAAAACTCTATAATAGTCATTCTGTTCGAATTCTCCATTTTCCATTCCATCGATGATTTTGTCATGCATAAATACTCGCATTTCTTCATAAATTTGTAAGAAATCATCATATGTAAAGTAATCGTCAGGTCTTGATGTTGATTCTGGAACTTTATCTACAATAGTATAGTAAATATATTCTCCAGCTTCAGGATTCTTATTATAAAAATATTTATTACTAGCTAACCCACGATAGGCGTATTCTAATATTTTATTACATAATAATAAGAATTCTTCTATATCTGACCTTAAATCCTGATTTACAAGAACTAAGAGCATTTTTTCGTTTCCATGACAATATTCCATTACTTGTTTGTAAGCAGAACTCATAGAAACATCTTTAGAATCAATATTACATATTCTACAAAAATCTTCTCTTATAGAATTAATAATTTCTACAGAAAAATTATAATGAGAACGATTATAGAATAATCTCTGATAAGTCTCCATACCTATTTCTACTTCTAACATATTAAGGACATCATCCATAGTATAATCATAAGTATAAAACTTATCTGTACCTAAACAAGCTTGAAGGTAAATACTACCCATCTTTTCAGTTTCCAAAGTTTCATACTTTAAAGCTTCATCAGTATCTTTTATTTCAAGAGTAGATACAAAATTAAAGAGTGCATCAATTTCTTTCTTCTGCTGATAAGTTATATTTTCAAGCAAAATCTCCACTCCTTTCATTTATATTTATAAAAGTATTATTGTCATTAAAAATTTGTTGTTCAACATATTTTTAATGAATTTAAGAAAGGAAGATATAAAAATGGACAAAAAAGATAAAGCAATGCTACCTAATGAATCTAAGATTCTTAATATAGATTTTAAAGATAAAGTAATTTCATCTGAAGATTGTTACTATGATACTCCCTTTTATCAGACGGAATTTGTAGATGAATCTGATTTTTCTAAATTCGTTAAGAACGTAGAGAAATTAATAAGAAAATCAGATGAGTATTCCAGATATATTGCTTATTTACATAGTCAAATAGGATTAAATTATTGTGCTATTCTTGGAAATGTTGGATCTCAAGATGATGATATTATAGAAATTCATCATGGTCCAATCTTAACTCTATTCGATTATTGTGCTATTGTAACTGAATCTTATTTAAAAAGAAAGAAAAAAGTAAATTCATTTATTATAGCAGAAAGAGTGCTAAAGTTACATTTTGAAAATAAAGTACAAGTTGTTCCATTATCTGAAACTGTACATAAAGCAGTACATAAAGGAAAGGTATTTATACATCCTTCTCAAGCATTTGGAGATGTAAATGCGTTTTTAGAAGAATACGCAGATGGATTAACAGAAGAAAATATCTTAATTATAAATGAATATATTAAAGAAAGTGAAAAACACCTTTCAACTGAAGATGGTTCATTCGAATTAGGTAGTATGCAAAGATGGGGTAAAGAGTCAGACCCAGTTTTAACAGAAGAAGATCTTAAGATCGGAAGACCAGAGATTTAAGCAAAAAAAAAATAATTCCCTAACGAGCTATACAGCAACTCGTTAGGGAATTTTTATTCCTTAATCTTCATTTTTAATTTCTTCTGTAGTTTTTCTTATATTCTCCATAATCTTATTTTTATTAAGATTATTAAAGTTTATTTCTACACAAGTCTTAAGAAGATCAGTAAATACAGTATCTGTAATAAATTGAATCAAACTATCTGGAGTAAAGTATTTCATAAGCATATTATAATAATCTGGAGATAGCATATTTATAATACCTACAATTAAATTTTCATAAATCTCATTGAAGTTTGAATCATTTATCTTAATAGTAGTATTTGAAGATTGTAATGGTTTTATATAATATTCTTTAGTAGTAGTTAACTGTTGATCTATGATAAAATGTAAAAATTGAATGTCGGTCTCAAAATTAAATTTTACATTTTCATCTTTAATTTCTTCTGCTTTTAAATCTAACATCTTAAGATTATTTTTTAGATTTTTACTCTTAAGATGATTATCAAAGAACAGTAAAGCCAATACAACAGAGAATACACAAAGTGTACAAAACCATACAGCACAAATTATTTCTGTGGTCATAATTTCTTTACCTCTTTCTCGTCATTCACTGAAAATGCACCAGTAGCAAATCTTAATAATTTTTTAAACGGAAGATGATATCTTTTAAGTATCTCACGATTTCTTATATTAGGGAGTCTATTTAAAATAAAATCTAATCCTTTCTCATCATGTATATAACACAATCTAAAAACAAAATTATTCTTATTTTCATCGATTTCTTTATATAAATCTTCAGCTAAAGTATTTCTATTTGGATGTACAGATCTTGCTAAATACATTTCACTAAAAATATTGGAGAAAACCAAAGTTTCATTTTCTTTAATAAATGAAATATTACCTTGATTTTTCTCAAAATCTCCCATTAAAAGAACGATTGATCCTCTTTCTTCATTTTTTAACAAGTTTACAAACCATTTAATTCTAGTTATAACTTGTTCCTTATTATGCTTTGCTTCAAGTTCATTATTTTTTGGATTTAATTCATAACTAATACCAAAATCCTGAACGTATGATGGTACATCATGAGTAAACATTCCCATCATAAGATGTTTATCTACCCATTTTGCAAGTCTTTTAAACATTCTTTTTGAGTTCCTTTCTTATTTTGTTTTCTTTGCTTTCTTTATATCAGCATCGTATTCTTCTTCTAATGCTTTAATCATAGTAAAATTAAGATAAAAAGCAAAATGATAAGTTGCATTTATATAAGGATTTTTAATATAAATAGTATAATTACTCATATCAAGATCAAATAAGCTTTCATCTAAAATTTCTTCATCTTTCATTACTACATATTGATATAGTCGTCTATGTCCTTTATCATTTAATTCCAACATTCGATGAGCATTAAATACAAATCTATCGACTATATCTCCGTTTTCATCAAAGAATACAATGTGGTACGGTTTGTCCTTCTCAAGATTAAATAGATTACTAATTTTAATTCTGCCTTTTTCTAAAACAAGTTTAAAATCATCTGTTAATGATTCTTTATTACCATCTGTTAATAGATTATACCAAACGGCTCCATCATCAACTAATGAAGAACTCATCTCTTCATCAAAAAATACAGAATTATTTTCAATAGTAACTTTTCCTCTTACTTTCTTCGTCTTAACATCTTTTAATTCGTATTGAGAAGCTAAAACTGCTTTTAATTTCTTAGATAATAAAGGACTAAAATCTAAGAAATCTGTCTTATTATCTTCATTTATTACATTTTGATAGAGATTATCGGTTACAAATGATTCCCATAAGAATAACTTCTTATCATATAAATCCACAGCAGGAGCAAACTTAACAGTGTGGTAGAAATTAATGCTTTCCATATCATCATTATCTATAATTCCTTCAGGAACTATAACTTCAGATGGGTTAATTTTCTTTCCTGTTTCTAATATATATGTCATAGGAGACCAAAATTCAACTCTTAATTGGAAATTTGTTCTAAATTTACTCTTTGTTTGTCCTGTTTCTTCTCCATCATCCATATCAGGATATTCAGGATTTTCTATAATAAAATTAGATAAAGTAATCATAGTATAAAATGGATTACCAGTTGCAAGATTTATCTTTCTTTGAATTTTATATGAAGATTTATTATTAAGATATTCTACTATCTTATTAATTCCTTCATCTTGTTCTTCTTTATTATCTACAGATACATTAATTCCTAAAGCTTTTCCTATTGCATAAATTAGATATTTTGGTATCTCAGCTTCCATCAATGGTTTAATCTTATCAAAACCTTTTTGATGCATAGACTGTTTAAGATAGTATGCAGTATTAATTTGTGAAGCTTTAGTTTTACTAACTATTGTAATATCATAATCAATATGAATACGATCTGGTACACTATAAAGATAAATCTTTTCATTATCATCTTTAAATACAGTATTATACATTACATCTTTTCTTCCATAAGTATATTTAGCTATACTTGTCCAATCTGGTACATATTGGAAGTTTGTGTCATCTGTAAATACCATTTTTGGAGATATAACTAAAGCAGGAGTAGAACGATTTATATTATTATCATAATCTTCGATATTAGATGTTCCAGTTTCTGTTTCTACATGTATAGTAGAGAAGAAATTCGGAGGAAAAAAAGAAGTTAAGTATTCTTTAATTGCAGTGGTTGCAATTCCCATAACATTCGCAGCTGAAGCAGTACATTTACATTGTAAAATATTACCGCCAATAGGACTTCGAACATTAGCATAAAAATCATTTAAAGTATTCATCTTGTTATGTCACTTCCTTTCATTATTAATTAATAATGAAGTTTTATATGAGGATAACGACTTTTATTTATCGTTATCCTCATAATTATTATTCTTTAATTCCTGAAACATCTAATTCTTCATCTATTATATGGTAATCAGATTTATGTCCATCTACATATGTCTTAGTTTCTTCTTTAGAAGTTTCTTTTTCATTTTTAAACGGTTCGTCAGTTCCATTATTATAGTACATTAATACTTTAGAAAAATTTCCTGTAATTGTGGATTGATTGTAGAAATTCTGTAATGAATCAGAAACCATAAGACAAGCATCCACCCATTTTCCTTCATCTTTACAGAATTTAGGATTTCTAATAGCAGATATTAAGAATGAATCTTCCCCACCAATAGGACAACCCCATTCTGTATTATATACAGTTTTAATAGGAATTACTGTGAAAGAAACATAAACACCCATATCTTTATATACAAAATCACAGATATCCTGTAAATTTTTATAGAATGAATCTTGAAGATATTCTACTGATCCACCATCAGATTCATTATTATGACCGTAACCAGGAATTATCCCTATATTTAGTTCATATTTATCAGTAGTAATCATCTTCTTAAGATCAGAAGTCTTCTCAATTATACCACCGACTGAAAATGTATTTATTGCATCTTCCAATATAATTTTATTAGCTTCAAGGTATTTATTCGTAACCTTTAAAATTCTTTTCTTGAATTTATTGATGATTCCATCAATACTTCTACTGTGCAATCTTATTGATACCATCATAATGATACAAAATAATACCATTATGATTATCAATATAAGTGCATAAGCACCTATAACTTCTTTAGGCATTTCTTTTCACCCTTTCTTCTATTAATCATCGAAATGATTAAATGTATATAAACCAATCATCTGGTCTTTAATAAGAGAAAGTTTTTCATTAAATTCTCCATTATTTCTGTCAATCATCATCATTCTTGGATTAAACATTGTTTCTAATTCGTCAGCAAGTTCTGTTTCTGGTATCGCTATATAGTTCAGAACGTCACCATCATCGTTATATTCATGTGATTCACTACATCACACAGTTCTCTTATGAACTTCCCTATGTCACCATAGGATACTAGACTATATCATCATCCATTTCTGGATGCTCCCCATTTCCATTTAAAAGGTTTTACATCTGGCTAGGAATACCTTACCTCAATAGTTTAGGCTGTACTCTACTTACTTCCATCTTTCGATGTGTTTTCGATAGTCGTTGAACGTTTATACTTTAGATAAATATTTCCATTTATATCCTTTATATGATTTTCTTTCTCCTCTTGCAACTCTTGCTATGGCATCTATCTTACAATTCATTTCAATAGAAGCATCTTTAACACATTTATATTTTTTAATAATTTTATTAGTTTTCATATCAATCTTTGCAATAGGTTTATACTTTGCTACTGTTGCAGCTTCTATATTTCCTAATCCATTATTTTGTCTGTGAATACAATTTTCTTTAGTTGTTACCCATTCAAGATTAGTCCATATATTTTTAGTTTTATCTCCGTTTATATGATTTACTTCTGGTTTATTATCAGGATTTGGTATGAAGGCTTCTGCTACTAATCTATGCATCTTTTTAAAGTATCTCTTACCATCTTTATAAAGTGCCACAACTAAGTAACCTTTACCATTAAATGTAGGAGTAATTTCCTTTTCAAATATAGTTCTTATAGAATTATTTTTTCCAGATACTTTTCTCTCTTTAGAAATAATTCTACCCATATTACTAATTTTATATTCACTCTCAAATCCTTTGATATCTTTCCAAATTTCTTTCATATAATATCACCTTCTTTCTAAAGGCATTTTACATATCTAAAGTATATTTCGCTGCTGATTGTCCTATATTTTATTTAGGATTTCCCAGCAATTAAAGGAGTTTTTCGACATACATTACTGTATGAAGGACCTATTAATTAAGTCGCCAGCAAGTAAACCAAGAGTATTATTTGATATCGACATGGTTACATCTTTAATATCTTGCTTAACTTCAGCAATTTTTACTACAAGCATACTTCCATAGTTGATCGTTGGATTACGGTTCACGATAACACGGATTCCACCCTTGGTATTTTTAACCATGTATTCTATAATCTGATAAATTCTCTTGTCGAATTTAGTCAATGCTTTATTCCAACGATAGTCTGCTTCGATAATTGTCAGATTGTCAATTTTACATAAAAGATTGATAATTTGATATCTATAGATCTCCAAGAATGTTACATAAGGAATTCTAATCTCATCAATTTTATAAAGTTCTGAATTAGGACCAATAACCATTCTTGCACTCATGTTAACACGATTACCTAACTGATTATGTCTAATATGACCTGCTTTACCACCAATAGCACTTATATTAGCATCAAATATTTCATTAAGTAATAATTGTGCCTGATATAAGTTAGGAAGTATCTTGATTGCTTTTGTATCAATTTTACTTGTTCTCTTATTAAGAGATAAGGCTGAAGCAGTAAACATATTCAATTTCTTATTGATATCTGTATATACAACATTCTTATTCAATATCATAATTGGTCTAAGAATTGTTGAATATATTGGAATTTTATTAATGAATACCTTTTCACGATTATTCATAATAAAATCATAAAAGTCTTTTTTATCTGGTTTTAATTCATAGAAGTAATTAATTACCTCATCAAATTTCTCATAAAAGTCTAACATACCAAGATTAAAGTATGGATTCTTTGAAGTTTCAGCTTCAATATCAGTATAATTACCATCTTTATCAATCTCTTTGGTAAACTTAATTATATTTGTCAGATTAGTCTTACCAACTAATTTAGAAATATAATTAAACAAAAGAGGATTAATTAAGTAGTAATTCTCTAATACTATCCAACCTGTTTTTCTGATGTTAGTATAGTTATGAGTTACAACTGTGTGACATTCAGGACATTCAGTTCCTTCATAGAATCTTCCCTTTAAATTACCACAATTACAGCTATATTTCGAATATTCAATCTCCGTATCGCTATCCGAACCGTAACGTGGTGAGAAAATTCCATCAGGATCTCTCTGATCATCCTTAGTTATTGCTTTTTCTGTTTTAATGAGAAATCCATTACCAGATGACATGTCTTTTTCATATTCATCATTAAAATCAATAACCTTGAGTTTTAGTTTCGTTTTCATATGCTCATTTTCTCCTTTCTTTAATTATACATATAGCGTTAATGTATACAATTCTATAATATATAATTATAAAATTCTGTTTCTATAGGTATTAATTAAGAAAACTGAGAGTTTATATCCCATATCCAGACAGTCAGTCATCTGGATATGGGATGGATTTTAATTAAAACGAAAATATATGGTTAACACATAGGATTATCAATTTATTTTGGCTTTTATTTTATTATACACTTTCTTGAAAGGAGGTCTTCAACCGATGCCTAAAACAGTTAAAGATTTAATGCCATGAGCAATTTATAATTAAATTTATCCTAAATTGTGGTGAAATCGGACAAAATGAATTCATTCTACGAATTTATACTTCGTTTTAATTAAAATAAAAAATAAATGATAATCCTATGTGGAATTTATCCTAATTCCTAATTTATAGTTAGGAAATTTCTGATAAAGAGATAGTAATTTTAAAAATACTGGAAAGGATCAATTTTGTTAATCTTTAATGAAGTATCGTGAAATGCCTTCATCGAACTATTTAAAATAACTCCAGTTGCTTTAGTTGTTGTAAGACCAGCATTTTCAATTCCGAGTTTAAAAAATAATTCACCAGCACATTTATTACATATTTTATCATCAGTACAGAACATAGGCGATCTCATCTTGACAGTTTTACCTACATATTTATCTATAGTTTCACCGTCAAGCATAACTAACTTTCCATTGTCTATTATATATCTATACATAAACATTTTCTTATTGAATTTTGTCAATTTAAATTCTATATAACCCTTTGAATGACAATCGGAATCTTTTTCTCCTAATACTGCACTTTGATAACCTGACATATATTGCTTAGCTTGATAACCACCGTCTTGTGTATTAATAGCACGAGAAGCAGAAGCTGCAACAGTCATATCCGCAAAGTAAGGATAACTTTCTTTAGATATTCCTCCAACCAAACTATCTGGAGCTGTATGAAAGACAGTTGGATCTGCTAATGAACGAATAGAACCACGCATAATTGTATTATTCTTATAATTATTACCAAATGAACCCTTTGCTCCTGATTTATAAATTCTATATGCATCAGAATCTTTCAATTCTTCCTTTGCAAGAGCTGTTAATTCATTAGTAATCTGTGTTGTAACAATCGGATCATTTCTATCCAAAGCTTCTTTATTATCCTTTAAAAGCTGTTTCTTTCTATCTTCTACTTTTTTCTTAGGCATAAGAATATCATAATCTAAGGATGGATTTAAATATGGTGCAGAATTAAATCCCAACCAGAAAATACGATTTAGAAAATCACTAAACTGCTTTACAGTAATCTTATCATCCATTAATAATGAAGATAGTTTTCCTTCTAAATCTCCTAACCCATCTGAAGATAAAATAATATTTTGATAACCAATTATTTCAATTAATCCATTAGCTTCAAAAAGAAATTTATTAAAAATGAATCTACCAATGGTAGTATCAATGGTAGATTCATTATAATATTTTCCTTTAGGTAATGAAAAATGAGTATTTGGTTTATATTTTGCTTTTGTTTTGAGCGTGTTAGCAAAACACTTTTTGAGAAATGAACTTGATATGTCATCAGGTTTAATTCTCATCAATTCCTCAATTAAATTTTCATTAGCCATATCAAGATCTCCTTTCTACACATTATAAAATATAAATATAATATGTAAATGTAACTTCCTGAGATGATGATAAGTCCATATTATTAAAAGTAATATGAGAGAATAATTCAGGATTTTTAATTTCCTTTGAAAATACATTCGAATTTCCATCAGTAGCAGGGTACGTATCAGAAACTTCTGTATAACCAGGAATTTCATCTGTAGATATACCATCAAGAATATCTCCATAAGCTCCCTGAACATTAGCAATATAAAGACCTAATTCATTAAACTTACGATATTCAGCAGTATAACAGTCTAAGTCTGTTTCATGAATAGTTAATTCAAATTTAATATGAACTTCATCTTTATTTTCGTCTATTACAAATTCAAAACCATTCTGAAGACCTTTAAGTTTATAAGCATTTCCACCACTTTCAGATGAAATTACTTCTACTGGTGCTTGAATGTATGAATTAATGAACTTAAGATCAGATAAAAGTTTTCTATCTGTTCCATTAGCTCTATAATTCTCGCTAAGTCTTTCTTCTTTATACAAATCTGGGTTTTGACTATAGAGACAGTCTGCATCTATAGGCATATACTGATTATAAGTATATCCAGATAAGTTATCCTTTTCGAAATTAGAATTTTCAATTTTAAATAAAAGAGGTTCATATAAAGTTGTATCTTTATATGAAGGTGCTTTCACTTCACCAACAGTGGATGCTGTACTAATACCGCCACTACCAATAGCAAATGCACATAACTGTCTATCAACTAATGTTTTAGAAATTCCCATATCAGGCTCTAAACCATTTGTTCCTATTTTACCTCTTTGAATCTTAAGAAGATTAGAAGAGTTCTGCGTAAAGTCTACGAAGCCGAGAAGCTTCTCTAATAAGAAAAACTTCCCAGCTCGTGTAATAACATTATCTTTTTTAAATAAGAGGTTTCCCATCTTATCTCTACATTCTACGCAACCTCTAATGCTCTTAAGAAAACCATTTTGTCTTTCATCTTTAGATGATAAACTTTCCATAACAATTTTCTTATTCATTAGTAGATTACCCCTCTTTCTTTGCAGCTTTAGCTTTCTTACGCTTAGAAACAGCAGAATCAATCTTGCTATGAATCCAAAGTTCAAATTCTTCGTCTGTTAATTCTTTATTCAAAGTTTCCATAACAGATTTAGGACAATTAGTCTTAAATTCCACTCTAGCTCTCTCTTTAGCAATCATCTGACATTCTTCTGTAAATTCACCAGCTGCCTTTAAATCAGCAACATAAGTCTGATCAACAGTTTCAACTGCTTCTTCAATTTCAGCATAAGCAATCTTATAATGCTTTTCTAATGTATTTGATTCCTGTTCTTTTTCAACAGCATTTGTCTTGGCTTTAAAATAAGTGGTAATATATGTAGCCATTACTGTAACTACAGGAATAATAAAAATAGTGAGGATAGTCTTAGCTGCTTCACTATTTATAATTTGAGAAATAACATTTGCATCCATTTATATTACTTCCTTTCTTTATTAATCTTTTTTGAATAAATAGAAAACTCTCGGTATTTCTATTGTCTTATCTTCATCCATCTTTTGAAGGTCACTAAGATAAGTTAATGGAAAGAATCTTCCATTTATTATTTTATTAAATGTATAATCTTCATCATTTAAGAAGTGATTAGCATTTAAATTTCTTAAATTCTTATATATAGATAGACCATTCTTTTTCTGAATGTGATTCAAAGCAAGATAGAAATTATAAACCAATGGGTTTTCTTCATAGTTATTTGTATTAGATAATGATGTATCTATAGGAACATAGAAAAATGGTGTATAATCTTCTATTCCATGGTGATTTTCAACAACTGTACTATCTCCCCAAATATCAACTTTTTGTTCCAAATTAGTTCCATCTTTAGCATAATATGAGTTCATATCATAACTTTTTTTTGACTTTGTAAAATACTTAATTGGAATTTCATTTGGAGGAAAAGAAGATCCGTCTGGCTCCAGTATCATACTCGTTTGTGTGATAAGAGATATATTAGAATTGTATGAAGAAAATTCATTAGAAGATAAGTATTTTGGAACTATTCCTTTAACTTCTAATTCATCTTTCATTTTATTTGTTAATTGGTATTTAATCAGTACAACAAACTCTGATGTCTCTGAATATATACTATTAACAATTTCAATTACGTTTGAGTAATCTTCGCATCTAATTATATTCTTATTATTGACTCTTCTTCTATCTATATAAATTTCAACATTATTGGGATTTAAATCAAAATTCTGAGCAAATAGTAGAAGATGCTTTCCTTGCTTTCTTACTCTAAATTTAGAGTTATCATCATAAGATGGAATAAAATAAATCAAATTATTAGACGATGTATCTTCAAATTGATTTATTTGGTTTTTATATCCATATGTCCTATATTTAAATCTATTTTTATAGATCTTAAGATCATCAATACCTTCTTGTTTCTTATAACTTCTTCTTCGTTTCAATGTAAGATAACTTACATTTTCTCTATATCGATTATCTCCTATTCTAAAATAGTAATCTCCGTATAGAGTTGTTAAGAAATTATTTTTAAGATACTCATCAGTAGATAATGTTTTTAATGCTTTTATATACTGAATGTTACTTACAGATAAATAATCATTTGTAAGCTCTGCATTTTCATTCCCATCTAGAGAACGAAAAAATGTTCGATAATATGCATTAAATGAATTAGGCTTAATTCCTATAAAGTTTACTAATGAATCACCAGATTCATCTTTAATTCCATAATCTTCATTTATATAATGACTATATGCAGAATTAATTTCGGGAATTAAGAGACAACCATTCATAAATACAAATGTATTTTTATTTGGTAAATCATCATAATTTATAGGATTTTTAACCTTATACATCTGACAAGAATATTCTTCATCATAAATAGATGTAAGATTCTCTTCAAATGAGTATTGGTTGTTATATATACATCTTATAATAGAACCTTCAACCATTTCTTCTGCATATAATGAATCAACTTTATCACTAAAATCTATAGTTAATTTACCTGTAGAAGTTACAGTAATAGAAGAATAGAATAATTCTGAACGATCTACAAAACTATCTGTGTCTCTTCTCTTTATGTAAAACTTAAATCTCTCTGGATTAATTATATATTCTTCTCCATATACTTCTCTCATTTTATCTTCAAATGAAAATCTGATAACTCTATCGTCATTAAGAAGAAATTTTTTATCTATATAAAAATCTAAGTATATATCATTGTCAATATTAAGATTGACAGTTCTATCTACAAAATCATCATCAGAAAGAGTTGAATTTTCAGATAATTTAAAACCAAATTTAGTGAATCTTTCTTCTTTATAAGGAAGAATAGGAAAAAACTCATCTATAATACCTATTTCACTTAGATTCTGCGTACAATTATTCATAAAATTATAAATTAAATCATAATTTAATTTACTAAAGTTCTTTTTAATAAATAAATATTCATCTTCATAATACATTAGAGAAGTATTAAGAATATGACTACACGTACCAAAACCAAATATATGATCAAATTGTACTAAATTTGAAGTTTCGAATAATTCTTGGATCTTACTATAAGTGATATCAATTTCAATATCATCTACAATATTATCAGATTTATTCTCATTATAAAACCAATTAATATCATCTTCAGATACTTTACTTCTTATGTGATAAGGAGTTAAACATAAGAGAAAACTTTCTTTATTAGCAGATGTACACTTACTATAATAATACAATCTTGTTTTATAAGATTCTCTACTATATGGAGCTTTTGTATATGGCATACCAAATATTTGATTGAAACTTGTCGGTGAACCACATATAATAATTTCATTATTACTTTGACCGTTCAATCCAGATTCCGTTCCAAGATCTTTATTATAAATATAATGCATATTTTCATCATATAAAGAAATCTTTTTACCAGAACCCCTATTTATTCTTGCCTTTGGTTGATTACATGATTCATATTGATAATATGGTCCATATTCATTATATGATTTTTTACAACCAGTTAACATATAAAGAAGCAATTTACCTCTATTCTCATTAACAGTTGATAATACTGTTTTGAGATTATCAGTATCAAGTATTAACTCACAAGAAGATTTCTTCTTTATGATATCGTATATAAAATAAGAACTATTCCTAGTTCTTTTAGCTATCTCAAGATTATTAAAGAATGGATAGAAATACTCTTTTGTTAGTGAACAAAATGATTCTGAAAAGAAATCGACTTTATCATATTGAAATGCATTTGGTAAAGTTACCGAAATGTATCTCTCAGAGTCGTCTATATTATTTCTTCTTCCTCGTGAATTTAAATCTTTAATCTTAAGATAATCAGTTTCATAAGGTTCAAAATTTTCTTCTTGAACTATATATCCTGATATTAAGTTAGTCGAATTGTATATAGTAAATTTATTAGTATTAGGATCGTATCCAATATCAATTAGATATGCATTTAGTATATTAGAGTTTGACTCAACCATCTTAAGATAAGATTGAGGACTAACTGAATCATAAACTTTCATCAGTTGATCAACAATTACTTTTTCATCATCATATTGCGTGATCACTAATATTCCTCCTTTCTTATATAAATTTTTAAAATTTAATCTTAATCTCTGGTTAACTCAGCTAATTGATTGTAAAATTTATCAATATGCTTACCAACAACACTCTCGATTAAGTAATCTGCATTTATCTTTGCACCTACTGCAACATTAGAAATCATGATGCAGAAATAAGGGAAAAATTCAAGTGACATTGTAGAAGCTGGTCCATACATCTGAATATAATTATTTAATAATGAACGAACCGTACATGCTTCTAAACCATCAACTAAATTCAAAGCATTAAGAACGAAGTTATTCAAATCTGAATATGCAACATCAGCATGAATAGTTTCTTTCTCCCATGCCATGATCTGTTCTTTATTTGTCTTATTTTTGCAACAATGATAAGCATTTTCATTAGTTGTAGTATTATTTGGTCTTTCAAGCATATTGATAAGGAAGAACTTACCAAGTAAAAATCTAACTCTATCTGCTTTTACAGGATTAAGATTTACTGCATACATTTTATCTAATACTTTACCAACTAAAGATGCATACATCTGACATCCTAAATCATTAATAACTTGATTAGAAGAAACAGTATTAAAATTCTTATATATACCAAGATATATAGAACCTGCCTGTAACATAGCAAAAAGTGTTCTTGGGTCAATCTTCAGATAATCAAAAGATTCATTCTTTCCTTCTTTAATTCCATATTTAGATAAGAAACACATAGCCTGTACTTTTCCATCTTTTACATTAAGAACAGTTGGGATAAACGAAGGTAATGTAAACTGAGATAAATTACTATATAACATCTGTATGGAACCATTAGAAATTCCAGTCATAACACGAAGTTTGTATGGAAAATTAAATCTCTTATTAATTACATTCAACTGATCTTCAACTTTAGATGCAGGTATAACAAAAGTACTACCTGTACAAGACTGAATCTTCTTTTTAAGATCTAAAGATTTGTCTTCAAGATTGAACAAAAATGTATTTGATAATGATTTCATCTTTTTATCATCCTTTCTTAAATTTTTCAAATTATTAATTTGTTTCATCAATCTTTTGATAATAATTAGTTGCCTTTCTTGAAGGTTTATGATTTTTCTCCTTTAAATTTTTTCTTTGAAAATTCTCGAAAAAATAAATTAAGCGAAAAATTTCTCTTTGATTGAATTTTTAGAAAATTATCTTCAGATATATATTATATCTTTGCTAGAGTATTCATCGATCTTAAGATCAGTTTTATTTAAATTTTCTATAAAAATTCGAAAAGAAGGGGGATATAGGGGGTAGTTCTTCGGGTTAAACGCTTTTAATATTATTAATTTCATATTAATAATATTAAATAAAATATATAATAAAAAAAAAAAAAAAAAAAAAAAAAAAAAAAATGAGTTTAATCTTCAAATGAAAATTCATTTTTATTAAAAAACGTTTAATTCGATTTTTAGTAAAATTTATATTTTCAATAAATAAAAATTTTTTAGAAAGGAGAAAATTGCGAAAAATTATGAAAATTGAATATAAACTTCCAACTGAACATCAAAAATATTACGTTGATGGAAAAATCGTTCCATCAGTAACAACAGTTTTATCAATCTTGGGATCTGATTCTTTAACCAAATGGGCAAATAGAATTGGCTTTCAAAAAATTCATTTAGAAGATTCTTTGCAATTTTCTTCTAATGTAGGAACTTTAGCTCATCTTCTCATAGAAGTATTTCTAAACGGTCAAATTGATGAATTTGATATGAATAAATTTTATCGTTTGAATAAATCATATACTAATGAGATGATAGACCAATCTATATACGCTTTTGAATCATTTGAAAGTTTCTATAATGATAATAAGAATGATATACAAGTTTTATTTACAGAAAAACAAATGGTTTCAGAAAAATATGGATTTGGTGGAACTATAGATTTAGGTTTTACATATAAAGGTATACCAATGTTAGGAGATTATAAAACTTCGAATTATTTTAATCGAAAGATGTTCTTTCAAACAGCAGCTTATCTTTATATGGCAAAAGAATATAATCTTGACTTCCAGAAAGTTGCAATATTTAAACTTCCTAAAACTCCTAAAGATGAATTTGATATCAAAATGATGAAAGCAGAAAATTTAAAACCATATTTTAGATATTTTCTAAAATGTCTTGAGATTTATGAAATGAATAAGTTTTTTAAAGATGGATTATACCATTAATAGAAGGGAGAAATACTATTTATGAGCTTAAGAATTAAATTTATATCTTCAGATGATAGAATAGTAGATTTAGATTATCGAAATACTATCTTTGAAGCTAAGTTAGTTTATGACGAACCTGAAAATAAAGAAGATTTTATCATCCCAGGATATTATGATAATGATGATGGACCAGAATATGATCGCTCAACTTGGGAAAAAGTATACAGAATTTTTATATATAACCAGCATAACTGTTACAGATTACAAGATAAAGTGAAATTCAAGGACAAAGAAGAAGTTTTAAAATATTTGGGAATTATTCAAAAATTTGATAGTTTCTCTGATGCTATATTCTACAAAGATTTGGATGAACTTTACGATGAATTTATTAAGAAAGAAGGTAATTAAAAGATGGCATTTTTAAATGGTTTAGTATTAGGTGATTTACATATTGGATCTCAAGATGCCAATGTGTTGTACAAACAAGTTGAAACACAATTTTTTGATTATCTTAAGAATATGAAAAAATGTGATTTCATTATAATTGCAGGAGATTTCTTTGATCATAAGATTAGCATGAATGAAGAATCATCTAAAGTAGCAATTAAAATTATGGAAAGAATTATATCTTTATCAAAGATTCATAAAGTTAAAGCAATAAGAGTTATAAGAGGTACAAGAAACCATGACTTAGACCAATTAGATAATTTTAAGATTCAAGAAAAGAAAACTAAAGGTTTATTTCGTATTATAAATACGGTTGAAGCTGAAGAAATTATTCCTGGATGCAAAGTTCTATATCTTCCAGAAGAGTATATGGAAGACTATAAAGAATATTATAAAGAAGAATTGTTTGATGTAGAAGATGGAACTTATGATTTATGTTTTGGTCATGGAACTTTTAATTTTGTAGCTTTTACTTCTCAGAAACAAGATTCTGAAAGACCAATAAAAAATGCTCCTATTTTTCAATATGAAGATATAAAAGATAAAGTTAAGGGTGGAGTATTTTTCGGTCATATTCATAATAAGCAAGTATACAAAAAGAAAATATATTATACTGGTTCATTCTCAAGATGGTGTTTTGGTGAAGAATCTCCTAAAGGATTTATTCATATGAAGTATAATCCTGAAACTGAAGAAACCAAAGTAAAATTTGTAGAGAATGAATTAGCACCAATTTATCATACTTTATCTTTAAATGATGAATGGCATAGTATTAAAGATTTATCTATAGATGATAAAATAAAATATATTGAGGAAACAAGAGAAAAATTTTTATCTGAAAATGTAGATGCTCATGTGAGGATTAATATAGATAAAACTAAACTTATGAATGAGACAGATTCCGATCTTATTAAAGAATACTTCTCAGATAAGGGTAACTTTAAACTTAACATTCAAAACGATACTTTAGATATTTTACAGGAGTCTGAAGAAGCTAAAGTAGAAGAAAAGTATGAATTTATACTAAAAAATCAGCTTTCTTTTCCAGAAAAAGTCCAGCAATTCATTAAAGAACATGAAAATGTTGACATGGACTTGGAAGCAATTAAGGAAGCATTATTCGAAGAGTAAAGTCATAACAGCATAGGATTCATTAAAGGTTTCCTATGCTGTTTAAAATCTCAGCTGTAACAAGCAATTACTACGCACGAAATTAAAAAATTTAAGAAAATATAATAAGAAAGAGAGATTTGACTTTATGAAAAAGAAAAGAAAAATTTATGCCAAGATCCCTTTCGATATTGAATATTTAGAAAATGTAATTTTATTCATATATTCAAATTCTCATAAGATTAATCGTAAAAATCTTCAGAATATTTATAGATTGATGAATTTAGTTGATAAGTCAATGTATGAAAATGATGAAGAGATACTTTATAGATTAGACTTTATAACAAGATCTTGTTATGGATTCTGTAAGAAAGGATTACGAGATAATAGTATTTTATATGATTATGCTTCTGATTGTGAATGGAAAGATTTATTAGAAGAAAATATACTTCCTCTAATTACATCTGGAAATGTCATATTGGAAGATGAAGCAGAGTATATTTTAGAGCAAGTTAATGAAAAATTAAGATATGCTTTTCTATATACTCATAAAGATAAATTATATAATTTACTTGATGACCTTGAGAATAATAACTTTGGAAGTTTGTCGGATATAAATGAGAGATTTGATACTCTTATTACGGGATTGAAAAGTAAAATTCGTAAGGCAAAGATGAAAGAAGCAGATGTAGAGAATACTTTCTCATTATCTGATAAAAATTCATTTATCGATGCGTTTACAAGGACTTATAATAAATTAACATCACCATCAAATAAACTTAAGACAGGTATTAAATTACTTAATAAAGCCTTATCATCTAAAGATGGGGGTTTTGAAAGTAGAAGATTTTATTTGTTCTTAGGTGTATCTGGTGGTTTTAAATCAGGTTTCTTAATTACAGTTGCTTTACATATTATCAAGTACAATAAGGGATTTAAAACTAAATCTCCAGAAAAGAGACCTGTAGTTTTATATTTAACTCAAGAAAATTCTGTTACGGAGACTCTTCAGAGAATCTATTTGATGAAAACAGGTAGAGAACTTGAAAATGAGAAATGTGTGGAAAGAGTATTTAAAGAGTTAAAAGCAATAGGATTTTATCCATCTGATGATCCTAACGATATAGGATTAGAAATTATTTATAAAGCTAATAGAAGTATATCTACAGATGATATTTATGATATAATCGAAGAATTAGAAGATGAAGGAAAAGAAGTAATCTGTGTAATTCACGACTATATTAAGAGAATCAGATCTGCAGAGCATAATACTGATGTAAGAATAGAATTAGGTGATATATCAAATGAATTCTGTTCATTAGCTATTGAAAAGGATATTCCAGTAATTTCAGCAGCTCAGTTTAATAGAAATGCTATTAAGACTATTGATGCTGCGATAGAAAGTGGAAGAATGGATAAAGGTAAACTTCTTAATGTTTCTGATATTGGTGAATCGTTATTAATGGTTGATAATTCTGACTTTGTTGGAATACTCTATCAGGAATATAAGAAAGAAGGAAAAGAAGATAAGAAATATCTTACATTTAAAGTTGGTAAGAAACGTGGTGGAGAAATTGAAGTTCCATACTTTGCTCATCCATTTGAAGATGATAACTGGTTAAAGTTAATTGAAGATATTGATGAACCGCAATCTTTATCATTATTACAATTATCAGATAGTCAATATATGGATAGTGAAGAAGAAATAGAAAATATTGTTCGTGGTAAAAGAATGACAAAGAGTCTTCAGACTAAAGTTCGTGCAACTCAATCTTTTAATCAGATAAAGACAAATGATAGACCTAAATTTGTTATAGATGATACATATGAAGATGAGGATTATGACGATGAAGACGATTTATAAAAATAGTTATTAAAGGAGATAAGCAGACATTTAACATCTGCTTATCTCAATTTTTAACCTTCTATAACATACGGATTATTTTGACTTGCTAAAATTCTGTCCTTTTCTAAAGTAAATATTTTATTTAATACATCCATAGATTCAGGACTAAATACTTTAATTGTAGATTTTGTAAATTCTCTAGCACAAGAGATATCATTAATCCACAATAATAACCACCATAAATCGATTGTATCATAAATATCATAAGATACATTCTTTGGTTTGTACATATAACGAGATTCGAATCTATCATTAAAGTTAAGATCAAAATCAAAACATTCTGCCATAATAATATCAAGATAATTCTCTAACATTAAATCTTTACGAAAAAGAATATTATTAACGAGATATGAAGAACATAAATTTTGATATATAAATTTATTATGCTTATTTGCAGTGACTTCTTCTGTTATAGTAGGTTTAATCGTATTTTTATATAACATAAATTAATACCACCGTCTTTCTAAACTCTCTATACGAGAAGTATTTGAACTAATATTAGATGCATTTGTAGATATATTTTGCTCACATTTGGTAATTCTATTTTCTATTTCTTGAATTTTACCAACCAACCCTTCTACATATCGCATCGCTAAAGGTGGGTTAATCTGACAACTACCACCTGATAATGTAATAATAGCTTTTCCTTTTAATCTTAAGGAAACAGTTTTGCTAACATCATTAATAAAAATTCCACTATGTTCAGATGATTCAAATTTGATATCATCATAATTACCTGGTTTATTATTCATCTATAGATTACCCTCCTTATAATATAAATCTGTAAGGTAAATAGAAAGCTTTCTTAGGATCACCATCTAAGAATTCTATAAATACTTGACTACCAATAGGAGCTAAATTCATAGTCATACCTCTTGTTTCTAATGGAGTACATAAAAGATAATTTGCTTCATTAACATATGGATTGAAATCTCTTTTATTTTGATTTTTAATCATCATAGAATTAAGAGTAACTTTCTTTTCACGAGGTTGATTTGCTTTTTCTATATCACACATTAGCTTTGGAAAATATACACCAATATCATTAGATGAAGGGTGATTCATAACATAAGCTAATTGCATACCTTTGAGATCTATATCTGAGGATAATTTATAGTCAATCATTTCATACATATAAATTTCATCCTTTCATTATTAATTCTTAAATAATGAATAGTTTTATATGGAATTTGTTATATAAACATATATTATTTTTATGATAAATAAAATATTTTAATAAGGAGATGACGTAAATGAGAGTATACGTATTAAGACCAAAAGAAAACCCAAGGGAAGATGAAATAATGATAGAAAGAGGAATGAAATACAGAAAGTTTGAAGAAAAAGGAAGATTATTTATTAAGAAAAGACCATTAAGAGATGGAGAAATTAATATTTTTCGTATGAGTTATAATATTCTTCCTTCTGTAGAAAATTCAAAGGAAACTGATAAACCTATGATTTTAGAAGTAGGTTTTAGAATTGCATCTACACATAAAGAATTTGAAGAGGATTACATGCTCTATGATAATGTAATTAGAACTATTATTTCAGATAGTGCATCATTAGATAAGAAAATTGAAACCATTGCTGGTTTAGATTTTATAGAAACATTTTCTATTATGTAATTGAAAGGATGTTATTTTACAATGCAAGGAAACTATCAGAATATTAAAATAGAGACAAAAATCTATGAAGAAATTTATAAAATCTTAGGATGGAAGAGTTATAAACATTCAAAGTACAACTATAGAGTATTAACTACAGATGGTATAATACCAATTATAGTTAATAGAAAAACTTTAGTAAAGTTACAAGAAAATGTTGTAGTTCATGATCCTTCGATGATAACTTTTAGACCTTATAAAAATGGTCGTCAATGTCAGTTCTTAGTTGATAAATTAATGGAAGAGGAAGAAATTAAGAAAATTTCTATATTTAGAGAAAAACAGGATAATGGAAAGTACTTATATTCTGGATTAATAATTCAAGAAGGAACTGAAGAAGTAATGCTTCAGGAAGATGAATGTAAAACTGAAACTGAAGCCAAATTTAGATTATTCTTCTCATGGTATTTTGGAGATCAGTATAAAGAAGATATTGATTTGATGATATCTGAAGAAGAACGATTTAAGAAAGAAAAAGAAGAACAGAAAAAACAGGAAGAAGAAAATACTAAAAAGTAAAAGTCATGTGAGGTGAGGAAACTTTGAGTATAACCTTTACAACAGATCAACAGAAAGCTCTTCTTGATATTAAATTCTGGTGGAATAATGGTAACTACCAAAAGCAAGTATATGAAATTGCAGGTTATGCAGGAACTGGTAAAACTACCATTATAAAGTACTTTATAGAACAGAATATGATACCAATAGAAAGAGTAAGATTTGTAACCTTTACAGGAAAGGCTGCTTTGGTTATTAAAAGAAAGAATGGATTTAATGCAACAACTATTCATAAATTAATCTATGTTCCAGAAATTATTCCTGAAAAAGAAGAAATTGTCTTTGATGAAAATGGCGAACCAAAGAAAGACGAAAAAGGAAATATAATTGTAGAGAAAATACCAAGACGTGTTGTTTTTAATCTTCGTGAATCTATAGATCAAGATATTGATCTAATCGTTTGCGATGAGTGCTCTATGGTTAATGAAAAGATGTGGAATGATCTTCTCAGTTTCAGTAAACCTATTATAGTTATGGGCGACAGAGGACAGTTGCCACCTATTGCTGGTGAATCTCCCCTTTTGAAAGATCCTGACGTTAGTCTTGAAACTGTTATGAGACAAGCTGAAGATTCTGATATTATCAGATTGGCAACTCTAGCAAGGCAACAAAAATGGATCAATCGAAGAGACTTTAAAAATTCTCCAAATGTGTTTATTGTAACTCCAGATGAATTATATGATGATGATTTAATTGAAGCGGATATAGTTCTATGTGGTAAAAATAAAACAAGAGATGAACTAAATCAGAGAATAAGAAAACTTAAAGGATTTTCAGGCAAATTCCCTCAAATGGGTGAAAAGATAATCTGTAGAAATAATGATTATGAATTTCAGTCTGTAGAAAAAGAATATCAACTTATTAATGGAATGATTGGATATGTAATGGCTCCAATAGATTTACAGACATTTAATAAAACTTCCTTTAAATTAGACTTTAAACCAGACTTTTTATCAGAAGATGGTAATCCAGATTATTTTAAAGAAGTTAAAGTCTCTACAGTTCCGTTTAATACAGAATTAGATATTCAAAAAAGAATCAAACAGTATGGATTTATATCTGAAGAAGAAGTTTTTGAATTTGGTTATTGCATTACAACTCATTTGGCTCAAGGTAGTAGCTGGAAAAATGTAGTTATTTTTGATGAATGGTTATCTAAAGATAAATCAGATCATGCAAAATGGTTATATACGGCTATTACAAGAGCAGAAGAGAGTGTTATTTTAGTTACAAAGAATCCTGGTTGGGATTAGAATGAAGGGAAAATCAATTTCTTGAGGAAACAGTAGAAATATAGGAGGATATAATATGATCAGCGATGTTACAATGTCTGTTGAAAAGAACTTTAGAAGCGGTCTCTATACAGCCCTAGTTAATGGTAGAATTATTGGGGATTATACATTTAAATTTTCTGCTAAAAGAGCATGTAAGAAATATATTAAAAATAATTTTGCCGAAAGCAGACGAGTATGGAAGAGAACAGTAAGAATTGAGTACAAAGAAAAAGGAGAATTATAATGGCAAAACGATTAAGAATAACTCTTGATCTTGAGTTAGACGAGTCAAAAGTTCCAGTAGAAGAAACTGCTAAAAATCTAATAATTCATACGATGTGTCAGGATAATATGGTACTAATAGAATCGAACTTTAAAGATTCTGAAGTGGAAGTCGATGATTATTATCAACCTGAAATCAAAGATATGGAGTTTAGAGTAGAAACATATGACACGAATCAACCTTGTTGTTTGACATTTAGAGATCAGTCTACAGACTTTGAAAGAATTGTAGAGAAACACTCTAATAATATGTCAGATAAAGAGATGGAGGAATTAAGAGATGAATCGTGGCATAACAGGAATTGTCTCTGATGAGATAAGAAAAAGTACCCGTTCATCTGTAGATTATGAAAATGAGGAAACACAAAGAGAAATTTATAACTCTATGTTTCCTCATTCTCTTAAGAAGCTACAGAATAAACCATATTTAAGTCGTGCTGAAGAATATATGGTTAAAAATAGATTATGTCATGGAAAGGGTAAAGCATCCAAGAGACATAAAAAGAAGAAAAAGAAATAATTTAAGATTTGAAAGACCTTATTAACGTTCTTATTAATAAGGATTTTAAATAATCACAAAGAAAATATAAAGAAAAGAGGTAATCTTGCTATGAGTAAAGGTAAGAAAAGAAACACAATTCCATTTAAGAGTAAACCACAGATGAGACCTCAGAGGGCTGATATGCATATCCCTAGAGAACCTCAGATTCCTGATACTCCTGAAGGTCAGATTGAGTACTTACAGGGTGTTAGAAAGTCTTATATGGAAACACTTGAACAGAATAACATTCAGCTTATGGAACTTAATGTTCTTGCAGAGAAAGTTATTCCTAATGAAATGGGAGAATTCGCTATTGCAAAGAATGATCCTAATTATGAAATGAACAGGGTTCAGTTTGCTAACTTCCTTCTTCATAATATGGAAGGAATTAGTCATGTTGAGTTCATTGATGCGTTCTCTGCTGATGCAGGTGGAACTATGTTTACCAGAGTTAGACCTGTAATGAGAGAAGAACTTAAGAAACGTGAAGATGTTGATTATGGAATCCAGAAACTTTCAGTTCAGGATTTGATCTCTATGTTGATTTATAATATCGACAGATCAATCGAAGGATTAGAGAATTTCATTAAAGAACAGGAAGTCGCTGCAAATCTTCCTGAACTTTCAATGGAAGATGCTATGAAACAGATTGATGAAAATACTGAAGAACCATCAAAAGATGGTAATGAAGAAAATGTTTCTGAAGAGGAATCTTCAGATGGAGCGGAAGAAGAAAGCGAAGAGAATGTAGAAGAAGATGCAACTGCGGATGCTGTAAATGATCTCGAAGCTAATGCTCCTGCAGAAAAAGAATAATCTTTTGAAAGCTAATGATAGAACAGAGTTGATGATATGCTCTGTTCTATCATTTAAACCCTCAAAATGAAAAGGAAAGGGTAAGGTATATTTACTATGATGGATATACAATTAATTGTAAGAGATAAAGAAAATCACGGAAATGGTGAGAGTCTTCTAAAAGGTTTAGCAACATTAGAAGTTTTATCTCGTTTTGGGACAAAAGGTAACAAAGTAGTCATATCACCAGATAAAGGAATTGAATATAATTTTTCATTTGATGATCCGACTACACAAGAATTTTATGAAAAATGTTTATCTGAAGTTGTGACAGAAATAGGTTCAGGTATCTACGAAGGAATATAAATATGAATAGCGAAAAATTTATGAGAGTCTTATGGTTTTTTGCAGGTATGTTTTCTGGAATTATATTCATTGTCAGTATTATGACTATTTATGATGTTTTGCATTGAGAGAAAGGAACGAGTAATATGGGAATTATAAAAGATTTATTTGATCAACTTGATATCGGTATAGGAATTAAAAACCATGAAGATGGTTCTTCTGATGTATCTGTAAATATCAAAAGTAAACCATCTAAAAATTACGAAGAAAAAATTAAAAATTTCGGTAAGAATTTAAAGGATAATAAATATCTTGCCGAAAATCTTCTATCTGAAGATACTCAAATTACAGACGTATCTTATGATGAAGGCGAAAATAACGAAGAAAACGGAGACGAATAGTCTCCACGAAAATAAAATGATGGATACGTCTATCATTTTATTTTTTTCATTTCGTTAATGGAGTTTCTTAACTTTCAATAGGATAATATTTCCAGTTTTATGAATATCTTTCTTAAAAAAGTGAAATTTAACTAATAATTATTCACAGAAAGTTGAATAAGTCTCTATAAAAAGTGAAAATTATTTATTAAATTTTTAAAGAAAGGAATAGGTAAATACTTATGGTAAAAACATGTATAAAAAGGGATGGTCGTGAGGTTCCATTTAATAAAGATAAAATATCCAAAGCTATTTTGGCAGCTATGAAAAAAGGCTCTGGTATTGTAGAAGAAGAAGTTGCTTATGAAATAGCTAATGAAATTGAATCATTACATGAATATATAGTAGATATATCTACTATAGAAAAATTGGTATTTGAAAAACTTTGCGAAAAGAATCATGTATTAACTGCAAGAGCATACGAGAATTATCGTACTATGAGAGAAACTCAAAAACAAATTGGTTTAATTGATGGAAAAGTTCTTGGATTGATAAATGCTTCAGATGATGAATTAATGAATGAAAATTCAAATAAAAATAGTTACATAATTTCTACACAAAGAGATTTAGTATCAGAAGAAGTAAGTAAAGATATTTCTATAAGAACAATGTTTCCTCCTCATATTGCACAAGCTCATATAGACGGATTAATTCATCTTAATGATTTGGGTCATTACGTTCATCGTTCATTTAACTGCTGTCTTATTAATTTAAAAGATATGCTTGACAATGGAACTGTTATTAATAAAAAGATGGTCCAGACTCCTAAATCATTCCAAACAGCTTGTACAATTACAACTCAGATTATCGCTCAAGTTGCATCAGGACAATTTGGCGGACAGAGTATAACAATTTCTCATTTATCTCCATATTTAAAGAAAACTGAAGATAAAATAAGAAAGGAAGTTACAGAAAGTTTTGAAGAACTTGGTTTTGAATATAATGAAGAAAAGATAGAACATGTAGTTCAAAAAAGATTAAGAAAAGAACTTAATGCTGGTATTCAGACAATTCAATATCAAATCAATACTCTTAACACATCAAATGGTCAGTCACCTTTCTTAACAATCTTCTTATGGATTGGTGAAGATAAAGAACTTGAAAAGTATACTGCTATGATAATTGAAGAAGTATTGAAACAGAGAATTCAAGGTATGCAAAATGAAGCTGGAGCTTGGGTTGCACCTGCATTTCCTAAGTTAATTTATGTATTAGACGATAATAACTTAGAAGATGATAGTGAATACTTCTATATTACAGAGTTAGCTTGTGAATGTGTTACAAAGAGAATGATGCCTGACTTTATTTCTGCTAAAATGATGAGAGAAAATTATGAAGGAAATGTATTCCCACCAATGGGATGCAGAGCTTTCTTATCTCCATATAAAGGTCCAGTTAATAATAATGATGGTGAGTATAAATTCTGGGGTAGATTTAATATGGGTGTAACATCTATAAATCTTCCTGATATAGCATTATCTGCAGATGGAGATATTGAAAAATTCTGGGAAATTTTTGAAGAAAGAATGGAATTAGTTAAAGAGTCTTTATTATTAAGATATGAAAGACTTCTTGGTACTAAAGCTAAAGTTTCTCCTATTCACTATCAACATGGATGTATCGCAAGATTAGGTCCAGAAGATACTATTGATGAATTAATTTCATCTCCTTATGCTACTATTACTGTAGGTTATGTCGGTGTTTATGAAACTGTTAAATTCCTTATAGGAGAAAGTAACACCACAGAAGAAGGAGAAAAACTTGCATTAGCAATAGTTCAATATATGAAAGATAAAGTTCTTAAATGGAAAGAAGAATATGGTTTAGGTTTTGCTCTTTATGGAACACCTTCTGAATCACTAACAGATAAATTCGCAAGATGTTTGCAGAAAAGATTTGGTGAAATTGAAGGCATAACTGACCATCTTTACATTACGAACTCATTCCATGTTAATGTAAGAGAGGAAATTGATGCATTTAAGAAAATTGAATATGAAGGAAAGTTCCATAAGATTTCATCTGGAGGATGTATTTCTTATGTAGAAGTTCCTAATTTAATTAAGAATCCATCTGTTATTTTAGAACTTATACGTTATGGTTATGACAAGACTGTTTATCTTGAATTTAATTCAAAATTAGATCATTGTCATGAATGTAATTTTGAAGGAGAAATTCAGCTTGATGAGAATTATGAATGGGTTTGTCCTAACTGTGGAAATCGTAATCATGACAAGATGACAGTTGTGCGTAGAACTTGCGGATATTTAGGTAAAGTTTTTGCCCTTTTATAGAGTGATCTATAAAATGCAGCGAGCAAAAACGATGAAGTCTTTAAAATGATAACATCGTGCTAACTAATTAAATTGCGAAAGGTTAATTAGTAGTGTAACGCATAGTAGTTGAATAAATATAATACTACCACGAGTGTTCGCCATCTCAAGAAGTTTTTTTTTTGAGATGAAAATATATGCTAAACTGGATTAGAATTAACTAATCGATGAAAATGAGGGAAACCTCCAGAGGATAAGATAAAAAACTTATCGCTAATAACAAATTGGAAAACTTTTGGAATGAAGGAAGAACACATGAAATAGGAGATCGTGTTGTACACCTTTAATTGAAATAAATATATTCTCTTTTATATATTATATTTCTGATAAAATAAATTAAAAGATTAGAGTAATGAGTTAAGTAAACGACTCATTACTCTAATTATATTACAAAGGAGTTGATAAAGGTGAAGCACGACAATAAAGAAAAAGAAGAAGAAATGACTTGGAAGGATGTATTAATTGAATTTTTATTGCATCTTATTGGAACTTCCATAGTAGTTGCAGGGTCAGTATATCTTTTCAATTTATTTTATTATTAAAAGAAAGAAGGAATAAAATTATGCCAAACAATTTTTACAGTAATTATGATGATGGAGAAGGATGTGGAACGATACTTCTAAAAATTGTAGGTGTCATTGTGGTTATAGCTATAGTGATCTTTTTGTTAACAAAGTGTAGTGATAAACCATCTACAAATATGCAAGTAGAGGAAGACACAAGTACAATAACAGAACAGTCTCAAAATTATCCTACAAATACATATATTGATTATAGGATGATAGATGGAGATTTATATGTTGATAATGCTACATCAATAGTACATGTAAGGAACACTCTATATCGTGGATACGATGTTTATATTCCATACATAGCTCCTAATGGTTTGCCATATAAATATATTAATGGTAAACTTGAAGAGATAAATCTTAAAGAATTATTAGAAGAAGGAGAAACCAAAAATGAATGATGATAAAATTAGCAGATACTTATCTTATATATTAAGGCATAATCCTAATGACCTTCCTATTGAAATGGATAAAAATGGTTGGGTTAATGTTGATAAACTTGTATCTGGTATTATCTCTAAAAAACAACTTAAATTTACTCGTGAAGATCTTGATAGAATAGTCGAAACAGACTCTAAAGGTCGTTATGAATATGGACCAGATAAAGTAATGATAAGAGCATGTCAAGGTCATAGTATTAAAAATGTAGATTTAGAATTTGAAGAAGTTATTCCACCACTATCTCTTTATCATGGCACTTCAGATAGATTTCTTAATGCAATTCAAAGAGTTGGAATTAAACCTCAAACCAGACAGTATGTTCATCTTTCAAGTACTATGGAAACAGCAAGAGAAGTCGGTTCTCGTCATGGACTACCAGTTGTTATAAGAATAGATGCAAGAAAGATGTACAAAGATGGAATCAAATTTTATAGATCTAAAAATGGAGTATGGTTAACAGAGATTGTTAAACCAGAATACTTCAAAAATATTTTTGTATTAAAAGAATATCATAATAGACTTAAGGAGAATCAAAATGAATAGAATTAAAAAAGCTTTACGCACAATAAAAGATGTATGGAACGAAACAAAAAGAGAACAATCCAAACAAAGTCACTACTATACTTATGAAGAAGAATTCGAACTTTTATTAAAGAGAATAAAAGACGAAGATATTTGCAATAAAAAGATGATTCCAGGATTCTCAGTTAGTATTGACGAATTAGCTAGTTACAAAAAATTTGAAGAATTTAAATCTGTATATGAAAGATTAGAAAATCTTTCAGAATTGGATCAGATGTTAAACTGGAGATATGTATTTCCTGGTAATTTTATTAAAGACAAAACCGCTGTATTAATAAAAATCATTGATAGTATCTCTAATAAAATTTCATATGGAATTAGATTCTTTAAAGCTGAAGATTGTCTATTTTTAGACGAAATTGATGGTAAATGGGAAATTAATTATAATCTACCTGATGGATATAGTTATATTGTAATTGACCTTCAAACTATTAAAGAAGATTTTATGGTTCTTATGGAAAAATATAACTTTATGGTTAAAGAAAGTGTATTAGAAGATATTAAGTTATTAAAATCTATAGATGAGAATCATATTAGAAAATTTCCCCTAATACTTAAACGAATTTATCCATCAGCATCTATATATTATATCGAAGACTTAAATCACTATACCACAAAAATAGGAAATGATTATTACAGTGTAATTGGATGCGTTACAGAGTGTTATAAGGATGAAGAAAAGATATTTGTTCCATCGGTTCGTTTTAAAGAAAAGATATCCTATAATTAATGAAAGGTGAATTAATATGATTAAAAAGTTAATTGAAGATGCCAAAACAAAAAGACTCTACAAAGAGAACGAAGAAGAGTTTGAATTGACAAGACAGGTAATATATGAAGATTTGAATCCTAAAGTTGAGAATGGAAATATTTTAGGAAATTCATTTACCGAAAAACATATTCCACCGCAAATGGTAATGGAATATAAAGTATTAGATGAACTTCACGAATCAATGTGGCAACTTAGGAATATACTAAAAGTAATATACTTCTTAAATGAAATTAAATATCTTTATGAAGGATATTTTAAAAAGGGATTTGTAAAGATCATACAGTATTATCCAGATTATAGAGAAGATGATGAACACAGTAGGTTTGGTTTTTATCTATTTGACAGATTTTTCTGTACAGAAGATAATAACTGGAGGTTCTATACCTATTTAAGAAATGATAAATTTAAAATCATAGACTATGATCATCTCAAGATGTTAAGAGAAAAAACTAAAGAACGATATCGTGATTCATATAAGCATTATGTATTAAAAGACATCGATATGCTTCGTGGTGTCTCTGCTGATGACCTTAATAAAGACATAGGTTATGAATCACCTTCTTCAGCATATTTTAAAGAATTCGATACTGCATCTGATATTACAAAAGAAATCTTTACAAAGGGTGATTGTGGTAGATTTGCATTGATACTTAAAAGATTATATAGTTGTGCTGAAATCTTCTATGACGAAGAAGAGTCTCATTATATAACTAAAATTGCATATGACTACTTTGATATCAATGGATGTGTTACTGAAAAATATAAAGATAAGAAGAAATTACAATATCAGCAAGTTAATCATGTATTAAATGGGGATTGTTATTGTAATTATAACTTTAATAAGAGAGGACCGATGATATGATAAGTACTTCATCACTATCTACAAAAGATGTAGTGAAAAAACTATTATTACCAGATGAAGAAATTAAGGATATAACAAAAATTATAGTTCCTCATAGTGTTCACAGAAATAGAGTAAATAAACTTGGTATAATGGTTTATTATTTTATATCTTCTTATGGTAGATTGTTTAGAACTTCAAGACATATTCATCATCCAATCCATTTAACAAGAGTTGAAGAGTGTAATTTTAGAATTAGAGAGATGAAAAATCCTGCTAAACCTACACTATTCCAGATATTTCCTTATAATAATCATTCATCTGCTAATATTGATGTGTATTATGAAAATGGTTCTACCTATACTAATATAAGAAAATTAGTCTTTGAAACATTTGTAGGAACATTTGATAGAAGGATTGCTGTCTTATATAATAAAGATGGTAATCCTTTAAATAATCATGTCGATAACATTGATACAGTAAAGATTAAAGAAATTTGCTTATCTGGAAGTAAAGACATTAGACCTTGGTTAAAAAATAATGAAAACTCATTAGGAAAACATAATTATTATAAGATATCATTTAAAGATGGTAAAGCTAAACCAATGTTCTTTAAGGGTGTTGACGAAATTGCCATCTACTTATCAAATTTTCTTTTAAATCTAAAAGTTTCTACAATAAGAAATTATATTCATCATCATTTTGATAAATATACAAAGTCATATCTTGATGAATTTTTAGAGAAAGAAAATATAAATATTGAGAAGATATCTGTAGAAGAGTATCTTGAGGGTACTAAATAAGAACTTTATTGATAAAATAATGGGGAGACTTTCGCTAATCTCCCCATTATTTTTTTTTTTGTATAAAAATAAGAAGAAAGGATTGTGACACTATGTCAGAAGTAAAGAATTACAATGAAGGATTTGGTCTTATAGTTGAAAATTTTGACAATATGTTAGATTATGACTATGAGATAGTATGTGGAGCATCTGTAGATGAGAAAACATATCCTGAAGAGTACGAAATTCCAAGAGAAGGTACAGGAACTCTTAAAAATCAGGGTACAGTTGGTGCTTGTGTTGCATGTTCTATTGCACAGGTAGCAGAAGCTTTCTGGAACACAGAAACTGGTGAAAAAGAAGAAATGTCTGAAGGATTTATTTATGGTGCTTTAAGACAAGAGAGTTCAAGAGGTTATGGAATGATCGTAGGAACGGCTATGGATTTATGGAAATCTATAGGCACACTTCCTAAAAAATATTTTGATTATCTTTGCGAGATGCCAGAGATGAAAGAAATGGTTCTTGCTATGCCTGATTTATATGAACTTGCAAAAAAATATAAATTATCAGGATACGTTAAGATTAATTATGCTGATAAGAAAAAGAAAGATAATGCAATTAAGGATGCTCTTATGAATTATCCTTATGGATTAATTGCAGTATCAAATAATGGATTTTCTGAACCACATTGTATCGTTTTAACTGGTTGGAATGATAAAGAAGATAAATATAAATATAAGAATTCTTGGGGAGATAAATTTGGAGATAAAGGTTTTTCTCAGATTGCTAAGAATAAGATTAATTATGTATATCTTCCATTGTTTGAATCTATCGAACTTCCATTTACAGATGTACCTAAAGACCATTGGGCATTTAAAGAAATCAAGCATAATTATTTTGCTGGATTAATGAAAGGAACTTCTGGAACTACTTTTGATCCTGAGAAGCCTATTACTCGTGCAGAATTTGCAGTTATGAATTATCGTAATTTAAAAGCTGAAGATCAGAGATTTAGAATTCTTGAACAGCTTAATGAGATTAAGAAGGATGGACCATATGGAGACCAGAAATCTGTAGATTTTGAATTTGAAGATTAATATTTTATAAAAAATTCTTAAATTATATATTATAAGAATGATAATTGGTAGTATGGATTAATTATTCAGTCCATACTACCAATTAATAACTTAGATTATTTTAAAGAAAGGAAAGAAATAAATATGAACTATGCTCAGATCAGAAAGTATGATGTTGCGAACGGTCCTGGTATTAGAACTACCATCTTCGTAACAGGATGTAAAATCAGATGTAAAGATTGCTTTAATGAGGATTATCAGAATCCTGAGTATGGCAATAATTACACAGAAGAAACTAAAAAAGAAATTCTTGAGAACTTATCATTGAATCAAGTTTCAGGATTATCTATTTTAGGTGGAGAACCATTAGACTATGACGACGATAATAAGAACGAAGTTTTAACAGATCTTGTTATGGAAGTCGAGAAAACAGGTAAAACAATTTGGATATGGTCAGGACATATATTTGAAGAGTTAATTAAAACTCCTGTATTTAAAAATTTACTTATGCATTGTGATGTATTAGTGGATGGACCATTCATATCAGATAAGAAAAATATGAATCTTTTATTTAGAGGTTCTGAGAATCAGAGACTAATTAATCTTAGAGAAACATTTAAAAATAATTGTGAAGAGATTATATTGGTTGATGAAAGTAAATTTAAGGTATGATCTAGACAGGAGACATAAAGATATGAAAATATGTAAATATCAAAGTAAATACTTTAAAGATAAAATTCGTTGTAAAAATACTGGAATTATACGTTGGAATTGTGATATAGAAAATTGTAAGCATTTCAAACCAACACTATTTGGACGTATTTCTAGACTATTACACAAGTAAAAATTTAGAAAGTATAATTTTTACCAACATATAACAAACCTTTAATAATATTAATATAAGGAGATGAATTTTAATGACAAAAGAACAACTTTCATTCTTAGGATGCGAAGGAGACACAATTCCTGCAAAATTGTGTTTAATTGTAATCGATAATGATAGAAAACTATTTGTCGATAAGGCATTTAGAGAAGAATCAAATCTTAAATTTGATTCTGCAAATGAACTTTTAATTTTTGAATCAAAGGATGGTCAAAATAGAATTCCAACCATCAATTATGTACCTTATGATGTTATTCAGAGTGTACATTTCAGAAAGTAAAGGTAAGTTAACAAATTATTAGAAAAGTTATATTTTCTTTTTTGGTTTCGTATGTCAAACTCCGCTTAAAAGTGTCCATACTGATTATTATAAGATCGGTATGGGCAACTTTACCGCAAAATTTATGAAATCGTTATTTAAATACAGAAAGGATGATTAATACATGGCTGTTAAGAAGTCATCAACTAAGAGTAAAGTAACTACTAAATCAAAGCAGAAAAATGATGCTTATGATGAGAGTAAAATTAAGACTCTTGAAGGTCTTGAAGGTATAAGAAAAAGACCGACTATGTATATTGGCTCAATTCGTCAAGATGGTGTATTCCACCTATTTAGAGAAGCAATGGATAATTCTCTGGATGAAGCTTTAGGTGGATATTGTAACAAAATAGAGATTACTATAAATGCTAAAGACCAAACGATTCAGATTTCTGATAATGGTAGAGGTATACCTGTAGGAAGTATTTCTGATTCATTCTTAAAGATTCATACATCTGGTAAGTTCGATGATTCTGCTTATGCTTATTCTGCTGGTCTTAATGGTGTTGGTAATAAAGCAATCAATGCTTTATCAGACCAAACTATTGTAACAGTAAAAAGAGAAGGAAAGATTCACAAACAAGAATTCTCAAAAGGTAAAGCTGTAACAAAACTTGAAGTAGTCGGTAAGACAAAAGAAACTGGTACTTCTACATTCTTCCACCCTGATATAGAAATAATGAAAGATATCACTCTTGATATTAATCGTTATAGAACTTTTGTTCAGAATATATCTTTCCTTAATAATGGAATTAAATTTGTATTTAACTCTGTAGATGATAAAGGAAAGAAGAAAACTGAAGAATTCTCATCTAAGGATGGATTAAAAGACTTTGCAAAAGTTTTACAGACTAAACCATTACCTAAAGTTGGAGTTATTACTATAAAGAACGAGATTAATAATATTCCGATTGATATAGCAGTAACTTATAACAAGGACGATGTTGAGATCTGTAGAACATTTTGTAATGGTATTGAAAACTTGGAAGGCGGTACTCATCAGACAGGTTTTAGAATGGGATTAAGCAATGTTATCTCTAAATATATCAAAGATAATAATTTAATTCCTAAGAAAGAAGGAAATCTTGAAATTACTGGTGAAGATACAAGAGAAGGTATCGTTGCTATTATTTCAATCAAGCATAAGGATGCATTATTCTCTTCTCAGGAAAAACTTAAACTTACCAATACAGATGTTCAAGGTGCTGTAATGAAAGCAACTATAGATGGATTCACAGATTATCTTGCAAGACATAAAGATGAAGCTAAAATAATTTGTGAAAAGGCTATTGTTGCTGCAAAAGGAAGACAAGCAGCAAAGAGAGCAAGACTTAATGTAACAAAGTCTGCTGAAAGTTTCTCGTCTATTAGTAATTTAAGTAAATATTCAAAATGTTCAAGTAAGAATCCAGAAGAAAGAGAACTCTATATCACAGAAGGTGATTCAGGTGGTGGACTTGTAGTTCAGGCTCGTAATCCTAAATATCATTCTGTATATAGACTTCGTGGTAAGCCAAGAAACACTCATGACTTATCTGTCATTAAGATTATGGCAAATAAAGAGTTTAACGATTTAAGTAAGATAATTGGTTTTGTACCTGATAAAGAAATTGATATGGATAAGATTAATTATCATAAAATCGTTTTACTTAGCGATGCCGATATTGACGGTTAAAGAAAAAGTTAATAAAAGTCAGTAATTCTATAACATTACAATAAATAAATTTAAAGGGAGATGTTATAGATGAGTTTAAAGAAAACTACAGAACAATTCTCAAAAGAAGTTAAAGAAATGACTAATGGGGAATATGAAGTTCTGGGAGAGTATATAACGAATAAAGTAAAGATTAAAATTAAACACATTACTTGTGGTAATGTATATGAAGTTAGACCAAATGATTTTATAAATGGAAAGAGATGTCCAAGATGTTCTAATATAAATAGAACTAAATTAAGAAAGAAAACTACAGAACAATTCTCAAAAGAAGTTAAAGAAATGACTAATGGAGAATATGAAGTTCTGGGAGAGTATCAAAATAATAAAACTAAAATTAAAATTAAACACATTACTTGTGGTAATGTATATGAAGTTAGACCAAATGATTTTCAACAGGGGTATAGATGCCCAAAGTGCTCTAATGAATATAATAATGGTAAAAAATATGATTTAGTTAAAAGTATTCTTGACGATATGGATATAGAATATAAATTAGAAGCTAAATTTAAGAGGTTATATAAAGAAAGAAAGCTAAGATTTGATTTCTTTATTAAAGAATTAAATTTAATTATAGAAGTCGATGGCGGACAACATTTTAGAGCAAGTTCTGGTTCATTTATGAGTTATGAAATAGGAAATAGAGTTGAAAATGATTGGATAAAAAATATTTGGTGTTATAAGAATAAAGTAAAGATTATAAGAATCCCATATAGTTTATGTGAAACTAAAATTAAAGAATCTCTTATAGCATACTTTAAAAATAATGATTGTAATTGTTTAATAGATAATAATATTTATTATTTTGACGGAAAATTCACATTTAATAAAGTTTCATATTATTCCAAGAGAAACTTTATGTACTTTAGTCGTTATTGTAAATTTATAGAAAAAGCTGAAATGTATTTTATTTATTAACTAAATGTGTGAGCTGTCATTAAACCTTTCTAATTGCTGGAAACTCCTTAGAGCCTTGTAAACTACAACGCAAGATGTAAATCTAAACGTGAATGTTTGAAAATTACAAGGATTGGACGATCAGCAGCGAAGATCATTTTAAGATGATAACGTTCAACGACTATCGAAAACACATCGAAAGATGGAAGTGAGTAGAGTAGGATTTCATTAGTCCGAAACGGAAGGCACTCTCATATAGAGTGAAGATATAGTCTAGACTATATGGAAACATATAGAAATACAAAATTAAGTCACACATCATAGCTCTTTTACTTACATTCTTCTTAAAACATGCTTATCAATTAGTGGAAGCTGGTTATGTTTATATAGGACAACCTCCTCTTTATGGTATTAAAGAAGGAAGTAAAGTAAACTATCTTAAGAATCCAGCAGAATACTATAAGTATATGGATAATCGTATTGTAAAAACATATGATTTCTATCTTAAAAAGGACGATAAGTTTAAGAAGTTAGATGATAAATCATTTAAAGGTCTTATTAAGAAAACTCGTTTCTATACAGATGAATTAACTAAAGTAGCATCAAAGTATTTTATTCAATCTGATTTATTTGAATATCTTATTTATTATGGTAGAACTAAGAAACTTGATTCTATTATTAGTAATAAATTCCCTGAGATAGAAGCAAAGAAAACTAAAGACGGATGGATTGTTACAGGAATTCACAATGATTTATTCCAATATATAGAAATCGATAGTAAGTTTAAGAAAGATACTAAAGAATTATTTGAATTAATTAAAGAAAATAATCTCCTTAATGTAGCTTTCTGTAAGAAGGATTCAGAAAATAAACCTGAAAAATGTTCATTCAGTTATGCTATTAGTGAAATGATGAAACGCAGTGAACCAAAGCATAAGCAAAGGTTTAAGGGTTTGGGAGAAATGGATCCTGAAGAAATGTATGAAACGACACTTGACCCCAATAATAGAAAATTGGTTCAAGTAACTATTGATAACTATGAAGAAACTCTTAAAGTATTCGAAATCCAGATGGGTAATGATGCTGATAAGAGAAAAGAATTTTTGTTAAATACATCCGTAGATAAGGAAGAGATAGGGGACTAATCCTCTATCTCTTCTTTTTATTATAAGGAGATACATATGACAAGAATGATGATAAGAGATATGTTAGAGTTTATATTAGTATTAATGGTTACAATACCATTATCTATTTATATGCATAGACTATCTTATAAAGTAATCGGCTGGTATAGGAAAAGATTTAAACCTAATAAAAATCAACTAATATTTGTAATTACTGGTGTATGCTTAACGAGATTTAATATTCTATTCTTTGCAGTTACACTATGTTACAAAATAACAGAAAGGATATAAAATATGTGCCTTAAAAAATTTAATAGAGACAATGGTATTATAAATGAAGATACCATCATGTTATCAGAGAAATCTATGAAAGAACTTTTAGATTCTCTTAATAATCCTAATCTTCAGAAAGATATTCCTGAAATAAGCAAAAAATGTAAGGAATATGTTGAATATGTAAAGAAGACTTTTATGTTTCAGAATAGAAGTGTTTCCGTTCCGAATTTTAAAGGTTTTCCAAAAGTATTAACTGAAGATAGTCACATTAAACTTGATGACAATATTAAGAGATTTGCAAACATTCAAGATCCAAGTTTGACATTCTTGGTACTCAATGCAATGCTTATTGGATATCAAGAAGGAAGAAAGAATACAACTCAGATTATTAAAAATTCTCTCTCCATTGATGAATAATTCATCTATATATTATAAATTTGAAATTAATATGAAAGGATGATTTATTTATGGTAGACGGAAAAGTAGAAGTATATGCTAAATTTCTGATTGATCCATCTTTAGTTGATGAGGACAAATTATATGGTGAAATTTTAGAAAAGATTTTACTTGAAAGTTGTCCAGATAAGATTAAATTGGTAGATTATCAAGTAGCTGACAGTTCATCTAAATTATTTTCAGAAAGATATGTAAATTATCTATCTGATTTTTATATGAAAGCAGATTTAGATGATGATTGGCTGATGAAGAATAAACCAATGAGTATTGTCGATTTTGCTAAATATGAAACAAATCAGAAATTTGGTTGTATGGCTAAAGTAATAGTGGAAGGAGAAGAAAATAATGGCTAAATTAAGATTAACTATTGAACTTGATATTCATTCATTAGAAGAATTAGAACCAGAAGTTCAAAGTGAAATTAAAGAAAACGAAAAATATAAAGATAGATCATTTACACATGAAGACATATCCGAAAATATAGGTCTTTATGAATGTGGATGTATTGATGGATATGAAATTTGTCATATGCTTAATGATTCTGATGCTTGTGAATCATTCTTCTTCTTAGGCAATGGAAGAATTGTTAAAAAGGAATTTGTAAATGAGGAGGAAAGAGAATGTCAGAATTAAAAGAAAAGGGTATTATTAAGCAGGACATAACAAATAGTATTGAACATGAAATGGCTGTTTATGGATACAATATTAATTTGATGCGTATGTTTCCTGATGTTTGTGACGGATACAAACCAGTTCAGAGAAGAATAATCTTTGAAATGGGTAAATCAGGACTCTTTCATAATAAACCATTTCTAAAAGTAATGACAATCTCAGGATTGGTATGTGCCAATACACACCCTCACGGTGATGCTTCTGTAACAGATGCTTTATGTAGAATGGGTCAAGACTTTACTATGATGAATCCAACTATATTCCCTAAAGGCAACTATGGATTCTTGACAGGTGATGAACACGCTGCATCTCGTTATATCGAAGGAAAACTTTCAGAATATGGTGAGTTATTCTATAAAGATATAGACAAAAATGCAGTTGATTGGAGAAAAACTTATGATAACAGATCTGAAGAACCAGTAACACTTCCATCACCTTTACCCAATATTCTTATAAATGGTGCTGTTGGTATAGGACAAGGTTTTTCAACATCAATACCAACTCATAATTTAGGTGAAGTTGTTGATCTTACAATGGAATTTATAAATAATCCTGATCTTGAATTAGAATATCTCGCAAAGAAAATTAAACCTGATTTTCCAACTGGAGGTATTATAACTAATTCAGATGCATTGTATAAGTCATATATGGATCCAACTGCTGAAACAACTGTGAGAATTCGTGCTAATATCGAAATTACAGATGATGATAATCTATTAATTAAAGACATACCATTTATGCAGACAACTGGAAATATTCTTGATAAAATTCAGGAATGTGTTAATGATAAGAAGATTATCGGAATATCTGATATTGTAGATTCTACAAATAAAGCTAATGGTGTAAAGATACTTATTAAAGTAAAGAGAGGAACAGATCCTGCTTTATTAAGAAATATGCTTTATGATTTAACACCACTTCAGAGTACATTCCCAATTAATCTTATGTGTACTAAAAATTGTGAAGAATTCAGATTCTTTAATATTAAAGAAATTCTTCAGGAATGGTTAGACTACAGAAGACTTAATCTCAAGAGAATGTATAACTATGATTTCTCTAAATTAAATAGAGAAATTCATATTATTGATGGTTTATTAATTGCTCTAAGTAATATTGATGAAATTGTAGCATTGATTAAGAAATCTACTGATAAGCAAGATATTATGAATAAACTTGTTAAGAAGTATAAACTTACGAAGTTACAGGCAGAGAATATTGCCGAAATGAAGTTATATAAACTTTCATCTTTAGACCAGAAATCTCTTAAAGATAAGAGAAAAGAACTTGATGGTGAAAGAAATAAACTTAAAGAGATTCTTGGTTCTGATAAGAAGATTGATGAAATTATCATTCTTCAATTAAAAGATATCAAAAAGAAATTCGCTAAACCAAGAAAGACTATTTTGGAAAATATTAATAGTAATATCTCTAAGGAAGATTTAGTTTCTGATGATGAATATTCATTTATACTTACTAAAATGGGATTTATGAAGAAACTTTCATTATCTGAACTTGGAACTCAAAATAGAGGAACTAAAGGTAGAATTAATAAATTCAAAGAAAATGACTATGCTGTTATGAGCAGTATGGGAAGAAATAAAGACAACCTAATGTTCTTTACTAATTTGGGTAGAGTTATTACTATGAAAGCATATGATATTCCAGAAACAACTCTTGGAAAAGTTGGTAATGATTTATCTCTTTATATGAAACTTCTTGAAAATGAGAGAATTATCACATTTATCGGACTAAATAATGATGATTTTGCAAATGAAAATGGATATTTCCTAATTACTACTGAAAAAGGTAAGTGTAAGAAGTGTTCTTTATCATTATTTAAAAATATGACTGCTAATAAAGGAATTATAGCATGTACCTTAGATTCAGGTGATAAGATTATTGATGTTTCTGTTGTTGATGAAAATAAGGATGACAAAGTTATGTTCTTTGGTTCTAATGGTAGAGCTGTAACTAACTCTATTAAAGATATCCCGACATCATTAAGAACGGCTATGGGTTCAAGATGTTTCAAATTAAAAGATGATGAAAAATTAGTATCTGTAGTTGTTGTAAGTAAAAAGGATACAAAGAATGATGCACATATTATAGTTATTACTAAAAATGGTTATGGTAAAGCAACATCAACCAACGAATTTAGTGTAATTAATAGAAGTGCATCTGCAGTTGGTATGCTTTATATTAAATTCAGAGATAAAGATGAAGTTGCTACAGTTATTAAAGCACCATCATCAGATACAGAACTTACAATCTGTTCAACAAAGAAAATTGTAAAAATTAAATCTTCAGATGTTAAACCATTATTAAGACCTACAATGGGTTATAGAATGATGAATGTTGATGGAGATGACTTTGTTACAACTATGTATCTTACAATTTAATTATATGAGGATAACCCTTATTAAACGAGGGTTATCCTCTTTATTATTCGTAATACGCTTCAACAATTTTATTAATTGAGTGTGTTATTATAATTCCACCGAAGGAATCTACAAGCCTAAGGTGTTTATCATAGATTACACTAAGATTATTTGTATTTTACTTTAAAGCTGACATCTTAGAGAATTTAAGACATCATGTAAAATTTTCCACCATTTAATCTTAAATAAACATGAAGAATATCTTATAAAGAGGAAATAAGATAGGAAAAGAAAGGATTTCTAATATGAAAAAAGTAAAAGAGACATTTAAGAAGTTTTTAAATGTAGTCTCTACGTATTTCAAAAAAAGAAATACAATCAATCCTAATGATAAAGCCGACTTGAAGGATTGCAAGACAATGAAAGTTAATGTAAAGAAGTTAAATAGAGCATTATGGATTACGGTATCCGCTTATATTGTTCTAATTACAGCCATCGTTATATTAACAATTTGTCTTATTAATGTTAATTTAAGACTACAAGAAAATGCAACTGCTGTTGCTGAACATGAAGCAGTTGTGGAAGAATTAACAAGACAGCTGATAGAAAAGGATGAATATATCAATCAATCAAATCTGGATGCTGCAGAGACTCAAAAACAGTTAGAAGAAAAAGACAAAGAAATTAAAGAAAAAGATGAAAAGATTAAAGAACTTGAAAGTAAAGTAAGTTCTTATAATGCCACACAAACTTCTGTTGCGAGAGGAAGCCTCTCAAGCAGAGATGGATCGACACAAGTAAGACAAGTATCGCCTACAAATGCTTCATCCTCAGATAGAGAATTACTAGCTAGAATTATTAATGCTGAAGCTGGTGGTTCATCTGTAGAAGATCAAATGTTGGTTGGTAATGTGGTATTAAACAGAGTTAATAGTGAAAAGTTTCCTGATACTATCCGAGAAGTAATTTATCAAAGAGGACAGTATTCACCAACTTGGAACGGAGCTATTAATAAAATACCTACTGAAACTGCGTATGCATGTGCAGATAGACTTTTAGCTGGTGAAAGATTAGCTCCATCAAATGTAGTATTCCAAGCTCAGTTTAAACAAGGATCTGGTGTTTGGAAGAAAGTAGGAAATCATTACTACTGCTACGCATAATCCTCATACATAAACTCTGTAAAATATAATTCTTGTTAAGTGGAATGATAAGAATTGAAATTTATATAAAATATAAATTTATGATAGGTCAATGGATAATTGTAGAATCCATTGACCTATTAAATTATGGAGGAAACTAAATATGGAAAATGTAATTTTTTTTAAGAATTTACCATGGAAATATAACGAAACCTTACAAAAAATATTTGATGACGAAGATGCATCTCAAGGTATAACTACAACTGCACTTACAAAAGAGTATTGTAAAGAGCATAAAATAAATACAAGAAAGACTTTCTATGTTAGACTAATAAGAAGAGATAAAAAAAGTCATTCTCATGGAGTTATTGATGAGAAGCTTTTAGGATTTGAAATTGACACTACAGAATGTAACTACAGATTAGGAGCTGCAAGATGTGTAGAAAAATACAAAGAACAACACCCAAATCATAAATTTACTCATTATCAAGTTAAAGCAAAGACACAAACAAACTTTCATAGTGAAAGAGATATAAATACACATATTAAAGAGAAAAGGAGTGTGCTTTATTAATGGCTAAAGAACTTAAATTTAAGACTACCAAATTTAAAGATGAGTTATATCCAATAGCAGAAAAGAGCCTTAAATCTAAGGGTTCGTCATTATTAACTGCTATCTCTAAATATATGGATAAAAATTCATCAGTGCTTTATTCAAAAGGACCAGACCAAAGATTATTCTTCGGTGATAAAGATAGAGATATCGTTTATCAAGCAATAGGTATTTCACCTATGAAAATTAAAGAGACAATTAAGAATTTAGATTTTATTGGTAATAATTGGCAGATTATGAATAATCCTTTTAATACTGCTATTTCATTAGTTATTCGTTATTATACATTAGCTAATAATAAAAAAGGTATTGAATTAGCGATTACATATTTCGCTCTATCATTATATTCATCAACACAATCTAACTTCTTTAAATACACACCAAATCCTGCTATTATGGAATTTACTATTAATAATATGAGTAATAAGTATCTTCTTAAGCAAACTGGTAATATATTTGGTGCGATATATCAAACACAGTTATCTTGTTATAATAATTTTAAAGACATGATTGTAGATTTTTATGATGAACATGTAAAAGACTTTATTATGTCGTCTAAAGATAGACAGAATAGTTTCATGCAAAATATTCTAAGAGAGTATAAACAGAATCAGACTTCTGGTAAATATCTTAACTTTGTTCAAGATAATGAAGATGAAGAAAATTTCGTTGAATTAGAGAATACATCATCTATTATTGCAAATTTAGTAACTGCTTCACATATGGCTATTAATAAGAAAACCATAGAACCTAAATTATTAAAATTATCTGCAGGTATGGCTGATGTATCTGTTAATGCAACAAGAACAGCACTTATCAATATAATCCAGAATAATAATAATGAAATAAAAAAGATTTTTACATTGATACTTCAATTATTCTTATCTGAAGAAGGAAATAATGCAGAAGATATCGGATCACAGAAATTTATTAATTATTGCTGGAATCTTTATATTAAATCTAATACAAAAGATAAATCTATTCTTGAAATTAAAGATATATTGGATAAGTGGCTCGAACAGAATAGTAAAGAATACGTAAAGACAGAAAGAGTTACTACTAAATCTAATTTTAGAAAAGCTATATATCTTTATATGGTATTTACAATTCAACAAACTTATATTCATAGATAACTATTTTGGCTAACGGATAAGTAATCGTCCGTTAGCCAAAAATTAATCACTTTTCTTATTATATATTATATATGTAGATTATATGCATATTAAATTAAATTAATAAGGAGAGAAAATTATGCCGACTAAAATACCAACACTCGATCAACTAAAGAAAGAAAAAATTCATATGTTTGAAAGAGATTTTTGTTTCACACTTACATCTAAAGAATTAAATTTAATAAATACAGCAACAACAGATAGAGAATTAGATGTAAGAGTACGACAGGTTATAAATAACCATTTTGGAGATTAATAAGAAAGGAGAAAGTAAAATGATTAAGAGAAGAAAAGTCGTTATTGAATTTGATGTAAATGAAGATAACGAAGGTGTTAAAGACATTCAAAAAAGGTTGATGAGTAATATTCGAAATCAGTTTAGACAACCTATATATAATGACTCTTTAACTGTTACGGATTATGAAAATCAGCCAGACGAAAACTATAAAAAATGCGTAGATAAGATTCTTTTAGTCGCTCTTAATAATATCAAACCAAGTGGAGATGGATTTACAAGATATGAAGGTTTATCTGATAATTCATCTCATTATGCAAATACTATAAAAGGTTTATATGATGAAAGAGTAAAAAATCTAAGATTTCAGATGCACAAAAGAGATAACAAAGAAAGAAATATTATATATACAGATAACGATTTTGATATAACAGAATACTATTATTCAAATGATCGTTATATCGATATATATAATGATGAACCAATTTTATTAAATCTTAAGGCATCAGGAAAAATGATTGTAAAAACAAGCAACCAATCTGCACAAGGAACTTTATACTCTTTAATTCAAAAAATATTAGGATTAAAGTATATTCCTTTTACTTGTTCATATAGAGAAATGGAAAATGAGATGATTGAAATAAAGGTTGATAAAATGATAAATCCATTTAGATTTATAATGAATAATCTTAAAGCAATAGGATATAAAAATCTATTTAATTTATCCCAAACAATTATTTCATCTCATTATCTTCTTTTACAAAAAAGTATTATGTCAGCTGCTTTCACGGATGAACAATTAGAATTTCATAAGAAGATGAATGATAGAGGGAATACTCTACTTATGGAAGGAGCCGAAGACTTCTCGAAACATCTTAGAGATATTCGTAAATCTGCAGATAAGAATAATAAAGAAAGACTATATGTACATCTTAAATATATCTTCTATTGTATATCTTTTATCAAATACTATAAGATGAAAAAAATTAATGATGAATCAGTATATGCATATTCTCCATCGATGTATCCGAGATCAGAAGAACAAGCAAAAAAATTATTTGAGGATATAACGAGTAGTTTAGGTCAGTGGTCTAAACTAAATATATTATCATATCTTATATGTTTGGCTAAAGATAATTACACAAAATCAGTCAGTGATGCAAAATTATTATCTGATAATGGTAAAATTACAGATGAGATAAATTCGTCTATGACTGTATTTAAAGGCTTTATAAGAAATGCAGATAAAACTAGCGTTAAGGATTATTATAGCGAAATTCTTAATGAAGCTTTAATTCCTATGCTTTTTAAATTAAGATTTAAAAATACTGATGATTTGAAGATGCAGAGGGATTATTTCTTTAATGAAATGAGCCACCAATTCTTTAGAGATACAGATATTCAGGCTGCACTGCAAAGTGATGCAGAAATTCTTGAATATCTTGAGATCATTCCTGAAGATTTGTATGCTAAAGGAGAATGGAAAGATTTATCGTTATATGAGAATATTAGAAATATGGTAATATATCAAACTATACTTCCTAATGTTCTTAGATCTTCATATTATACGCAAAGTTATAATCAGTATTACATGTCAGTTATGATGAAAATTATAAAATCTTTAGTTCTTAAAGATAGTGAGATTAGAGACTTTGAAGTTAGAAAAGAATTGTATTATAACTTAAAAGATGTAATTATGACTTGTATATCTGTATATGGTATAAATGATGACGGATATAACTTTATCCATTTAATGTTATACGATACAATTAGAGACAGAAATGATTACGATACAAATGAACTTCTTGATGATTTTATATCTTCTTATCTTGATGTCATAGAAAAAAATGCACCATTCATATCAAAGAAATCATTTATAACTGCAAGATATAATATATACGATGCATTTAATAGACATGATGATGGATGTCGAGATATACGAATGAGAATAATTGCAGATCAGAATCGTTATAGTGAATTATTAAAGATAGTCTTAGATTCATCTATAAAACAGCAGAACTTATTCTGGCGAAAGTAAAAGTAAGTATTTAATATAATTATGGATAGATGTTATTGTGCGACATCTATCCATAATTAATCACACAAAATGAAAGGAGAAAATGAAATGATATTAAATAATGTAAATCTTTCATTATTAGACGGAATAGATCTTTTTGATATTTTAGATTTACTCAATAAAGTCAAAGATAAATATGATAAAAATGACTATTCTGGAAAACACTTTGAAACTTATGTTTTTAATTTTGATGAGTATTTTGCATCACAATATGAAGATTTTGAGAAAAATCTTACTATCCATCAGTGTTTCAAATTACTATCACGAATTGTTAATCTTAACATGAATTGGGTCCCCTCATCAATGCATAAATCAGGTGAAGAACCTGACTTTGAGGAAGTTTACCCAATAATAAAATTTGAAAATAAGATGAAATTCTTTAAGTTAATGCTCGAAAAATATGAAACTAAGATCAAGAGATCGAAAAATAAAGTATTAGCATATGGAGAATTTTTTCATAACGGATCTATCCATAGACTTCTTGGAAATTATGAGGACAATCAGGAAATTTATGATTTAATCATAAATAAAATTTATAATTATCTATTGGAAGTTGGTTTTATTCATAAGAATATCGAAAATCTTAATTACAAGAAAGTAATAAGATATGCTATGACAAATCCATCTGCTTTTTATACAGATAGTGGTGAATATATAATCGCCAATAGAAATTATAAATTTGCAAATACAGAATACAGAAAGTATATAAATAATTTTAAGGAATTAACAGATGAAGAATTTCTGGTACTTCATAATATTATATACTTTAGTGATCCTGGAATGATAAATAAGAATTCTATGGTTGCAACAGTAGAGTATAATCATCATATAACTGATGAATATAAAAATGCGATTATTGTAGAGAATGATATCTTTTCATCAGCATTTTTACTCTCCAGTAATGTTCAGATTTCAAGTTTAACCGAATTAGCATTTATGTCAGACGATAAATCACCATATCCTATTGAAATGTATGATGATTTTCTAACGATAGATAGTAAATTCTCTGGTTTCTTGTTAGATGAATATGCAAGAACAGATGTGGATGGAAGAATAAACTTTAATTTCTTTACAAAGAGTAAAGAATTTATGAATAAGTATTTTCCGATAACGACATATGACTTTAGTAAAAATAAAAAGTTTCTTAATGAAATAATGAATATGATTTATATCTGTTCTATTAATAGATATAGCTATGAGGTTCAAGCATATGATGCTCCATATTCAAGCAAGAATACTCTTGGTAGAACTATATCAAGATCATTCATGTTAGGAAGGAAAGGTTCCGCTACTGATAAAGAAAAATTAGGTTTTATTCCTTTCTTTAATAAGAAGATACCAATCTCAGGTCATCTTTTAAATATTCAAAGTCAGGAAGCTCTAAATTATTCTGAGTCAACTAGTAATGAACTCTTAATAGAATTTAGAAACACATATGGAAGAAACGGAAGAATACACGAACTTATTGTTTCAAGAACAGAAGATATTTATAAAATGGTTAAAGATGAATACAAAAAATATAAATCTGGTGATTCATCTTGCAATAACTTATTTAAAAATCTTAAATGGTATAAGACTAAGATAACTAAAGAAGATTCAGAAAATCTAAAGAGTATACTTGCTCATCTAACGCTTTACAATATGTTTATATATACAAATAAGATAGAAAAGAGTTGTATTCTGTTCTTCTTTAAAGGATTAATTAAAGATCCAAATATAAATAAAGTTATGCTTGATGAAAGAATAAGAAATGAAAAAGGTCGTGTATCACAGGCTTATTCATTTATACAAAAATTAGGATAATGAAAGGGGTAATATAATGGATTCTATTTTTGATATAGTATTAAATACTAGGATAGTTGATAAATCAGTTGAAAATGGTACAAACCAACTTCATAAAGATAAAAATGAAGATCCTGAGACTTATGCTTTCAGGAATTTTTGTTCTATAATTAGAAATATAGATTGGAGAAATCAATCTAGCTTTAATAATTTTTATAGATTATCTTACTTTGCAGATGATGATCCGAAGATAAAATATCAGAAAAAGTTAGATTTTATAGATTATTTCTGTAAAAATCTTCCTTATGAATATGAAGTATGGAAGAAACCAGTTGAAACGATTAGTGCGTTTATGTCATTTATTGAAATTTATGATGAAGACGTAAAACTTAAAGCATTATTCATACAAAAATCTTTAGAATCTCTTTTTGAGATATACAAGAATAAGAATAATAGTCTTCAAGCATTAATGAACGCATTAGAAGATTGTAATAGAAATATTATTTATGGGAGGATTGGTACTTTGGTAGAAAGTGATGTTCTTAAGAAAGCATCATCTGATCCAGAATATCGTAAAGAAGTTGAAGTAAATACAAATAAAATGCTTACTTCAGGAAAAAATTCATCTCTCAATCAGTGTTTGAGAAGAATCTATAGATTAACTGCTAAAAAGATATTCGGTTTAGATAAAGAATTTGAAGATGTATTTGTTTCTATTTTTGGATCTTTTATGAATATGCTTATTAAGACTGGTATAAACGATAAGTCAATTCAACCTGGTAAGGATTTTATTATTGATGAGAATTTGAATGGTTCAAGCTACTTTAAAGGATTCATCTGGGCAACTCAAAAACCTGCTGAAGAAGATATAAGTTTATATAACTATAATTCTCCATTTGATATTCTTAATATGTTCAGATTGTCAGAAGATTTCGATGAAATGATAGCTGAACTAAATGGAGATCAAACCACCATTTTTAAAGCAGAAAAGATTCTTGCATTATTGAAATCAGGATTATTCTTTAATGAATATGCAACTATGTTTGAAATAATCGGATCTTTAGTTTATCATAATAATTTCTCTAACTATGACTTTAAGAGAATAATGTCTTATGATTACCTAACAGGTTATGACGACATGGCTATCTTTGATACAGTTAGCACTAATTATGGTAATAAGGTAACAAATGCTGTTCTTGATATCTTCAAAGCAGGAAATATGTTTAATTATACTATTGAGTTGGATTATACAAAAGAAGATGCTTTTAAGATGAAATTAACATGGGATATATCATTTAGTAGAATTATCTTTAATGAAGATGAGAAAAAGAATATGATAAAGATTCTTATTAATAAGAATCTTGATAACTTTATGAAAAGCTGGGATCAGACTGTTTATACTAGTCCTACGAGAAAATTCATTAATCATGCATTTAATGAAATTTATGGGGGAAATATATTTGCAGATGATAAATTAAAGCCTTATTGTTATGCTTTCTTTGAGCAATCTTCTCATTCAATATTAGATGACTTTAATTTCATGGGATTTTTAAGTAAAAATAATATTAGTATTTCTAATATTATAAATAAAAATAGAAATCTTCATAATCACTTTAGTAAACCAAATGAATATTGTTATGTGTATGATGAAAAAGATTATATACTCTCTGCAGGTTTAAATATAAGTCATCGTCATCATAACTCTGTATATTCTGATGGAGCAAGTAGATCTATAGGTCGATTAGAATGTGTTACAGATGTAAGTACTCATTTGTTTATTAAATATGTAAAGGATGCTATTTTATCTTTACAAGATGTAAAATTCTATACAGCACTTCATTTTCTTATGAAAGAATTCTATCTATTATGGGTTTCAAATAATCTATATGAATATAATATAATAGATGAAAAACAGAAACAATTAACTGTAGATGGTTATATTCTGTTTACTATCTTAACTGATAAGAAGATATTTGATAAGTCAAATAAATTACTTCTTACATTAAAAATGAAAGATAAACTTCCTAAAAATACTGATCTTTCATATAGAGAATACATCAATAGATTCCTTTCTAAAGTATCCGACATCAATAATAAAACTTTTATTGCAAGGACAGATGCTTGGTTGGGAGTGTTAACTAAAACTAAATATGCTTTCCGTAGAGATCAAGATAGTAATTCTGTAGTATTAGAAGATGGAAATAGAGTAACATTTGATGAATCTAATAAGGCAAGAATAGAGGTTATAGGAATGAAACGTTTTTACGATATTGTTCTTGTAAATCTTAGATAAGGAGATGTATAAATGATACCAGTAAGTGATTTTAATATATCTCTATTTGATAATGTTCATATGTCTGATTATGGGGAATTTGATAATTTCGTCAAATTCCTCAAATCAAATATAGAATTTATAATAGAGAATAATGAACAAGATCCGAAGAATGAAGTTGGCACAATAAAAAGTAAACCCTCAATGACTCTTAATTTTTGGAAGGGTGATGAACTTGAAATCTTTAATAAGAAGAGATTAATGATTGATTGGTTCTTCCAAAATTTAGTTTCATATAAAACAGGAAGAAACTACTTAGAGACATTAGAATTATTTTATGAATTCATCTCAATATCAACTGCAGATCCTGAACTAAAAGCATTATTTCTTTATGGTGTTGTAAAAGTGATGAGAAGATTCACAGACGAGAATGATCATTTTCATTTTAGACAATTCCTTAAATTATTTGCTTGTAGAGAATATATCAAATTAATGAATGATGTAAACGAATTAACTGAAAAATCTATAGTCAGACAAGTTGTGAATATGACATTTGATAATTCATTTAAAAATGTACTTCCATCATGTTATCATAATTATGATTTATTCTATCAGATGATTTATGAAATACAGTTAATCTTAAGAAAAGATAATCATAATAAAGGTTCTATTAAGCTTGTCTCATTTCAGGAAATAGAAAAATTCTATTTTGAAAAACTTAAATCAGAGACTAAAGGTAGTTATGATTATAATCTTATTTTTACAAGATTAAATATGTATAATGTAGTTATGTCGCATATATTTGATTATGAATTTTCAATTTTGCTTATAATGACTGATAATCTATTCTTTAAGGAAGGATACGATAATGTAAAATTAATACAAGTATTACATGAAAATAATTCTAATGTTATTAATCGTCATTTTGGTTCACTCTCTGTAGCAACACATGATGTTTCTTTTGATGATCTCTTTGATTTAATGGGAGAAATTGACTATAAGAAACTACCAAATTCTGATGATGAATATATGTCAATGAATTTCTTAGTTCATTTTCAGGATAGAAAAGTAGCTGTAAATGTAGTAAGATATATTATGAGAAATAAAATTCGATTCTTTAAAAATCGTTTATCAATGAAGCATCATAAAAAAGAGAATGAAGCATTTAAAGAGTTGATGGAAGGATCGTTTGACTACGATTATAAATTATTGAAACAACGTCAGAGGTTAGAATTCGAATTGAATGGTTGTGATTATCTTTTCAAATCTCACGATAGTGGAAGAGAAAGTATATTCCATCAAATCCAAGCATTTAATAAAGATTTACCAGATATTTCTGCTTATACTAGTTATGATGCTATTCTTCATATGTGGAAACATTTTGGAGAAGCTTCTAGAGAAGTATTAGCAGATGTTCGTAAGAAGTTTTCTATTGCTTGTCAGATACCTGAAGAATATTTAAAGACTGGCGAAAGTCAAGGTTTAACAGCATATGAATTAAGTATTCTTAATAAAACATCAAATAAATACAGATCTGCTTATGTAAAGACAAAATTATCTCATAACTTAATAAATCAAACAGCTTCCACCAATCCTGAAGTTCATAAAATGATATCCTCAGATCAAAATTTATATCGCTTTGCAAGTATATTTAAAGATGCTTTTAAGGGATTAACCTATAAACAGAAGAGAATATTCTTAGTTATGTTTATAAGAGAAATTCATGAAGAAAGAATCTTAGGAACATTATTTGCAGGTGATGACAGGTTATGTATGTGGGGTGTATTATATCAAGTATTATTAAAAGAAATAGTAACACCATTATCATCAGCTATTTTACATCAGAAGATGAAAACAGGAAATAAAGATGAATTAATGGAAGATATAAAGAGGTATATTTGTGTATTTACTCGACATCCATATAAAGATAGTTTTAATAATGAATTTTGGTCTAAGCTATCATCAGTAGAATCATTTATCTCTCCAGTTATCGTTAAAAAATATCTATCAGGAGAAGATAATTCTGAAGTTGAAATTGAAGGTTATTGTGTTGATAACTGGTATGACGAGATGAAAAAGATTGGTAGAATGATTTATTAATACTCAAAAATAAGAAGAAGAACTTTCAATTAAGGAAGTTCTTCTTTTTTTGTGATGCTTTGTTTATAGAGAAAGGAATGATGCTATAAGTGGATGCTAAACGAAAAAAAGTTGAAGAGTTAATTTACGGTGTATTTGATAGATTAGATAAGAGTGGTAAAAATACTGCTTATTATAAAGAATTATTTAAGGGTATGTCAGATCAAAGTTTTCATGCTATGATGAAAAAATTTCTTAAAGATAAAGATGAAAATTTCTATCTTGAAATAGTTCCATTCGAAAATGAACCGACATTACCTGATATTAAATCCGCTGCTAATTTTATCAATGTACCTTTAGAAGAATATGTATATTTACCTTTTGAAAGTCCAGATAAAGATGATCCTATACGTACTGCTGTTAAAGTGCCAGTTGGATATCTTCATATCAAACGTCTGGAACAGATGCTTCAAAAGAAAAATACATATTCATTAGATAATACAAGCAGAAATATGAAATCTGGTTCAGTTACAGGTGGAGATAAGAACTCAAGGGTATCTGACGTTGAAGCGATGGGTCTTGTAACATTGGGTGCGGATGAAGCACTCAAGGAATTTATGGGTCCAAGAGCTGACGATGTCTCCATGAGAACTGAAATGACACAACAGATTTTCAAAGATGGTTTTGTATCACAGAAAGATTTGAAATCAGATACTAAAAACAAACAAGCACTTAATACTCTTGATGTATATTTTACCGCTGCTGGAATAATGACAGATTTGTTAACCCCAGGATTAGAGTTTAGATATACATTAGATAATAAAAAGAGGAAAGAACTTTCTCACGAAAAGTATAATAACTGAGAAGGGAGGAATTAACAATGATAGAAGTATATGTAAATATTAATAAAATTTCTGATATATCAGAATTTGTAAATTGTTGTGTTAAAACTCCTTGTGATGTTATTCTAAAATCCGATAGATATTCTGTAAACGGAAAATCTATAATGGGTATTTATTCACTTGATTTAACTAAAAATATTAAAGTTGAGATAAGTGGTAATTCTCAAGAAGAAGAAAATAGAGTATTTCAGGATCTTAGAAAATTTTCGGTAATAAATTAATTATAATAAAGAAAGGAGTATAGTTATGAGTAAGGAAATCGATGAAAAGAAAAAGAATGAAGAAGGTACTTATCAGATAATTCAGGAAGATGCTACTATGGCAGCTATGGGTTATACTAATCCAACTGAAGTTCAGGTAGAAAAACCTCAACCTAAAGAATAATTAAATTTAATATGAGGAGATGAATTAATTAAACGATTCATCTTCTCATAAAATATGAAAGGAAGATAAGATTATGAAAGAAAAATTAAATGACCTTAAATGGAAAGTATACGATTGGTATTATCCAAAGAGATATGCATTAATTATTGCTCTAATTGCAGTATTTGCGGTTCTTCTTATATCTATATCATTAGGAAATTGGTTTGCAAGAAATGATATTGAAAAAGATAATTTCAATGAAGAACAGACTAAGATAGAAGAATACGAACCAGTTCAGGAAGAAGTAAAGAAAGATGAATGTCCTGTGGTTCTTGAAGTTATTTTAGAAGAACAAGATGAAAATAATGACTTTTATCTTTTAAATAGAGATAAAATCTTTGATGTCGATTATTATACATATAAACTTGCTTGTTATGATGATGAAGATCGTCTTATGACTATTTACGATGTAAGTTTAGATAATATTCTTAGTGACCTTAAACGTTTAACCATAGATGTTAAAAATGAAGAGAATTATAAAATCCTTCAAGAGAAATGTGAATATATGAAACTTATTGAAATGAATAAGCTGGTAAGAAATAATAGTAAAATCTTTAGTAATGATGATCCATCTGATAATATGAGAGTGATTGGTGTAAGCTATTTTGAGTTTATGACGGAATAAATATCGTAAATATGTTTCTCAATTTAAAAGTCAAAAAGTCGAGGAACATATTGATAAAACTTATTTTTTAAAGTAAGAAAACAGAAATGGAGGAACTCACAATGGCTAATAAGCTTACAGCAATGATTAGAGATGAACTTTCTAAATCTAAAGATGGTATGCTTGGACAAGAAGCAGATGTTAATGCTTGTTTTAGTACTGGTTTGGATTTATTAGACTTCTTTAATGGTAAAAGAATGGAAAAAGAGGATGGAGAAGAATGGTTTAGTACAGGTATTGAAGCAGGTACTTTTATATCAGTTATTGGACCTTCTGGCTCTGGTAAATCTACTTTAGCAACTACTATTGCTAAGAATATCGTAGAACCTTATGAAAACGCACAGATTTTCTATAAAGATATAGAAAATGGTTTAAATAAGGCTCGTATTAAAGCATTAACAAAATGGGATGATGAAACTATTGAAGAAAAATTCATTCATCAGAATATTGGTATTTCAGTTGAAAGATTATATGCTCAGATTAAAAAAGTTGCTCAGATTAAAATTGAGAATAGAGAAGAATTCTCTGTTGAAATGGAAGGGCAATATGATAAGAATGGTAATACTTTAAGAGTATTAGTGCCTACTGTATTTATTATTGACTCTGTAGCTCTTCTTACACCTGATAATATCGCAGAAGAAGACGAAATGAGTGGATCTATGTCAGCATCAGCTATTGCAAAAGCAAATAATGCTTTCTTCAAGAGAGTTATGCAGACATTAAAAGAAGCAAATATTATACTTATTGGTATAAATCATATTACTCAGAAAATTGAGATTAATCCAATGATGCATACCAAAGCAGCAATTAACTACTTAAAACAGGGTGAATCAATTCCTGGTGGTACATCAAGTATTTATCTTGCTAACAATATTATCAGAGTAGAACCTGGTTCTAAATTAACTGATGATAAAGAGTATGGTATTAATGGTTTCTTAACAGAAATTACTATGGTTAAGACAAGAACAAACAGAGCAGGTAGAAAGTTCTGCCTTGTATTTAATCAGGAAAAAGGTTTTAATAATACTTTATCTAACTACAATTATATTAAAACTGAAAAACTTATTGGTGGTGCTGGTAGAAGTTTCTATCTCTTATCAGAACCTGATATTAAGTTTGCTCAGAAAGACTTTATTAAGAAATTAAGAGAGTCTAAACCATTAAGAAAAGCTTACTGGGGAACTATGGATGAAATTATGGAAAATATCATTCCTTCTGTAGAAGATTTGGTAAGTACAGATGATGAAGTATTTCGTGATGATGAAGACTACGAAATGAATGAAGAGATCGTAGAAAATGATTATGACGAAGAAGACGAAGATGAAGTAGTTAGAAGACCGAAGAAGAAGAAAAAGAGACCTGTTATAGACGAAGATGACGATGAAGAGATCGAAAGACCAATTAAAAAGAAAAAGAAGAAACGTCCAGTAGATGATGAAGATGATGAAATCGCATCTATCGTTAGAAAAAAGAAGAAAAATAAAGCGTAATTTTATAACTCTATAACTTTTCATACGAAGATAGGATAGTAATTGTTCACTGTCCTATCTTCTTTTTATTTATATATTATTAATATGAAACCAAAATTGAAAGGAGAAATAATTTTATGCGAAAAAATCTTGATATCAAAAGACAAGCGGATGAAATTAACAGAATTTATGACCATTCAGATAAATTTCTTGGAAAAGATATTTTGACGATAGCGAATAAATTGAATTCATCACGTTCTATGATGTTTCATTCACATCTTGAACAGGCTGTTGTTTTGAATAATCCAGATTTTCCGAGAGTATTCACTAATTATGAAAATATGGTTGGTGAACAGTCATCTTCTTATTTTAAAGCACCATCTTCATATAAGATTATTGCAAAAATTTCTAAATTTAGTGCAAAACCAGATATGAAGTATGTGTTGGTCGTTCAAGATAAAAAAAGTAAGAAGTATGATGTAATCGAAAGAAATGAAGGAATTCGAATTACAGAGCATTATGCTTATAAACGAAATAATGATGTAATCGACAGTAAGAAGACTGGAGATACAATCAAAAAAGGTGATGTTATTTATAGATCAACTGCTCATGACGAGAATATGAATTACTGTTATGGTAAAAATGCAAAAGTTTGTTACTTATCTGGTAATAAGACAATAGAGGATGCTATTGTATGTTCTGAATCTTTTGCTAAGTCTATGACAGCAACATTTATTGAAGAAGTTGAAATTACTGTAAATACAAATGATGTCCTTTGTAATATTTATACAGATGATAATATTCTGAATGAATTTGGTCAACCAATGTATAAATGTTTTCCAGATGTAGGAGAAGATGTTAAGGATAAGATACTTGCAGCAAGAAGAAGATTAAACTATGAGTCATTTTTATATGATATGCAGTCTTCATTATTGAGAAAAGTTTCTTATAATAATGATAATATTTTCTATACAGAAGGAACTATTATTGATATTGACATATATTCAAATCAGGATATTGAAGAGTTAGATAAAAAGTATTATAATGAGCAAATTATATTTTATCTAAACGAACAGGAAAAGTATTATCAATCTATATATGACGAACTTGCTCCTATTGTCGAAGATGATAGTGGAGAGTTACAATATACTGATAAATTAGCTTTTCTATATAAGAAAGCAAAGGAATACATTGATCCTCAGTATAGATGGTGTAGTGATAATAATACTGACTTTGATAATATCATAATTAAATTCAAGGTTATGGTAGAAGAAGATTTAAAGGTTGGTTCAAAGTTAACTGGTCGTAGTGGTAATAAAGGTACATTATCTTATATATTACCTGATGAAGAAATGCCAACGAATGAATATGGTGAACATGCAGATTTAGTATTAAATCCATTGGGAGTAGTAAATCGTCTTAATCCAAACCAATTATTTGAATTAGAGTTAAACTTTATGTCAGATAATATCATTCGTAAAGCAAAAACTATGAAATCATTAAAGGAAAGAGCAAATTTCATTATTGAGTATATTACAGATGTAAATAAAACTCAAGGTGAATTTGTTAGATCTGAATATGATAAAATGGACTCTTCAGAAAAGAAAGAATTTATCAAAGATTTATGTGAAAATGGTATTATGATACATCAACCACCATTCTGGGATAATGTAAACTTTGACGAATTAAAAGAATTATACAATAAGTATGATTTTATTAAACCATATGAATGTACAATTAATGGAAAGAAGATAAAGAAACCATTGATAATGGGTGATTTATACTTCCTTCGTTTAAAGCATGATCCTTCGTCAAAACTTTCAGCACGTTCTACATCATTCTTGAATATGAAACGTGTTCCAAGTAAATCGAAGTCATTTAAAAAGAAACAAGAGCTTTATAGTAAAACACCTATAAGATTGGGTAGAGTATTGCCCATACTCTTTTAATTGCTGGGAACTCTCTAATGAGACAATCAGCAGCGAAATATTTATACAAATATAAGTAGAAATATACGTTCAACGACTATTCCGATTAAGGAAGTACACTTAAGTGAGTGGAAACAGAGAGTCATCGAAAGATGAAGATATAGTCTCATCTATATAGAAATATATAGCAGTTCATAAGAGAACGCATTAAGCCTAACGAACTTAATGGAAGATAAATGGAAATGGAAACTATAAATCTCCTGTTATTAAAGGATCCTGAGATGATAAACGAATTTTTAATGAAATATTCATCTTCTGATGAAATTAGAGAATTATTTATTCATAATATCATTACAGGAAATCCATTAGATTTAGAGAAAATAGATTTCGATGCATTAAGAGAACAGACTGATACTGAACATGCAGTCAATAATAATAAAGAAATTCTTGATGTATTATTAAAATCTATTGGACTAGAAATCGAAAGAGTGTAATCTAAAAATCGGATATAGAGATAATTGATTCTCTATATCCGATTTAATAACTATTTTTATATGAAGGGGGAGGGTAATGTGAAAGGTCATTATCTCACTGATGAAGAGTTTACAAAGATAAAATCTTTATATATAAGGAGATGATAACTATGCCTACATGGTGTATAATACTAATTGCGTGGTTAGTTATAGGATATGTAGATTTCCTATTTAGTGCAGAATTAATGAAAAGAAGAGAAGATAATATGAACGGATATGAAATGACATATCTGACATTAGTAATCTTATTTATAGCACCTTTATTCTTCTTAATTGCATCATATGAATTATTATATGAAATAGGTGAAGAATATAAGAAAAAGAAGGAAAAGAAAAATGAAAATTAAAGTATCTTGTAATCCAATTCCAAGAATATTCATAATAAGAGATGATGTAAATAGATATCATAATGATGAATTAGTTGAAATTATACCTATGAAACTTAATGAGAAAATAGTAATTCTCAAAAGAGATATTTTTGGTAGTAAATTTTCTAATGATTGTTATGTTGAATTTACTGAAGAAACGATAATAAATGAAAAGAAATTTTTATTTTATGTTTCTCCTGATGAATATGAATGTAGAAGAGTTTATGACGAAGACGAATTTGGATTAATGTATGAAACACCTGATAATTATGTAAAGGAATATGCAATATTGCCTGCAAATGTTCCTTACGATATAAGTAAAGTAGAATGGAAACCATTCAGATAGGAGAATAAAATGAATAATAGTTGTGTAAATCTGCAATTAAAGAAAGTAAACGGAAAGACAACACAGGATCTTTTAGACACTCTAACAGAGATAATGCAAGTTGATGCAGATCATTCTGGTGAGAATGGTCCTGGTTATATATGGGAAGAAGCTAAAAATAAGGGTTTTGAAACAAATATTGATTTCTTAGTTGACCTTGTTAAAGATGAACCTTCTCATAAAGAGATTATTGATTCATTTATGACAGAATTAATAGAAAGAGATTTTTATTATACTAATTCTGATTATGAAGTTATATATGACGAAGAAGGACGTGCAGAATGTATTGCATTTGCATTTGCATCGGAAGAATAATTAATGAAAGGATGGTAAAAACAAATGCCAATATGTAAATTAGTATTTTTAATTATTGCAATAGTCTGGATTATTTCAGCCATTGTTAGTTTTATCTATGTAAAGATGGTAGATAAAAATGATGAAGAATGGCGAGATAGAATGATGCAACCAAAGATAATACTCTTAGAGTTAGTATGTTGTATTATGGGCGGACCAGTTTTTATAGTAATAATAATTTATAGTAGAATTAAGGAAGGAAAGTGGATATAATGAAAAAGATTTTAACGATTTTAATGGTAGTGTGTTTAGTTTTAGCGTTCTCAGGTTGCGATCAGAGACAAGCAGATGATGTATCTTACAATCTATCCCTCAAAGCTGATAACTTTGAAGATGTAAGACAAGTTACAGTTATTAACTGTCTTCAGGGTGATGTTTTATTCCAGATGACTGGAAAAATGTCAATAGAAGCTGATATGGCAGATAAACAGCTTGAAATAGTTGTTGAAGATGAGAATGGAGAATATAAAAAACATTTTATAGGATTATCTGATAATGTTACATACGTGGTTGAAGATATTACTTCTGGTGAGGTAGACAAGTACAAGTATACATTAAATTTCAATCCTAAGATGTGGATACCAGTGCCTAATGTAGAAAGAATTGATTAATTATGGTATTATCATTTGAATTAGAACCAGTTCCAAGAGTTTTACTAAGAGGAAAAAGAAATCGAATTATAGATGTCTTTCCTGTTGCAATGGGCAAACGAACCCTGTTAAAATTTTATGTGCATAAAGGAAAATGTCTTAAAACTGAGGAAACAATTAGTGTAACTGTAGAATATTCTTCTGGATTTAATTTAGAGCATCTTATTATGTTTAAAATTGACTGTGCAGATGAAGAAGGTAGACTTATTTCACCTGACTTTTCAGAAACTGAATATGCTGTCACAGATCCATTACTTGATAAGATATTTTTAGATAAGTATGAAGTAATTCTTCCAAAGGGTTCATCAAAAGTAGTAGAATATGATGAAGAAGGAGAGTGGTATAAAAGTGATTTTAATTAAAGCACTATTAGATCCTGTTCCAAGATTAAAAATTTATGATGAAAATGATAATTCATTTATTATTCCATTTTATAAAGATAAGAACACAATAATCTTTACATTTAATTATTTTTGTATCTCGTCTCCATATATTCTTCAGTGTGAATATGATTATAATAATAATCTTTTTACATTTAATAATCAAAGATGGATATCTAAAAGGCATGGTGGAATAGATGAATTTTCTATTGAAGTTGATGTATTCCACCACGTCATACAAGAAATGTTTTATCATTATGAAGGATATGATATTAAAAATACTAATATAAGACAATCAGTATTTAAATTTGATAGGAAGGGAGTCGTTATTAAGTGATATCATTAAAGTTTAATTCAAAACCATTTCCTAGAGTTATAGTAATTTCACAGAATGATCATAAGATGACCCCCTCAAGAGTTTTAAAGATTATTCCTGTAAAGGCTATTACAAGAAATGATAAAGATCATATAAGAATTCTTATAGATTTCTATAATAAAGAAGGATTACAAATAGTTTCTATTCCGTATGATATTGATTTCGATATTTTTCATATTCATAATAATATTCTGGATAAAATCACACAAGTATTAGGTCAACAGACTCAAGTTACTGTACCGATTGCTTCATTATCATATGGAGAAAGAAAAATTAAGAATTTGTATTACATTTATGGTGACGATATTAATAATCCAGACATTAGAGAAACTATCTGCCAGTTTGATGAAGAAGGGAATATTATAGAAAAATGTTAGTTTATACGCTTGAACGATCTGAAGATTTATTTCCTCGTTTATACATTACTTTACGAGAATCTGATAAGAGTTTTAGTGTAAAGGAAATGTTTGAATATTTAGATGGAAAGAATAAATTGGAAGAGAAGAAAGTAGTTAGGATTATTCCATTAAGGAATAATTATATTGAACTTAAAATATACTATTCAAATGGATTAGAAGAATTCTTTAAATTTGATTATGATTCAGGATTCCATACATGGAGATGTTTAGATAGAAAATATGAAAATATAGAAAATACTAAATATTTAACTGATATGGACATGACATATCTTAAATCTATGAGACCTTTAAATAGGACACTAAAGAAATTTCATTTATATCCATTTCATTCGCATCCATATAAATTTTCATACCGATATAATAAAAATGAGGAATGGATAACCGAAGAATTAAATCCAATAAGAAAGGAGAATAAAAAAGATGTATAAAGAAAATCATATGCAAATTAAAGGAGATGACTTCTTCTCAGGTCATTCTAAGAATAACGAAATAACTTGGAAGCAATTAGTTATTGTTGACATTATCGTTACTTATTTTAATGCTATATCTCCAGAACGGAGAATGAAAGAAATTGGAACAGATGAACCATTTGAATATACAGCAGGAAATAATTCACATGATTGTTATTACTGGATAAATAAGTGGTATACACAAGTTCCAAGAAATCTTGAAACTCGTATTAAAAAGATCTTTAATCGTAAGACTCCTACAAGAACAGAAAGACTTCGTATGAGAGAAATTCGTGATACGATTAATAAGAGACCTGAAAGTGAAGAAGCAAAGGTATTTAAAACATATCCTAAAGTACCTAAAAAGAAGAATCAACCTTCTAAGAAAAATAAAGCAAAGAAAGAAGTGAATAATATGCAGAGAAAAGATGTTTCCCAATTTGAAGATGGGGAATTTATGGATAATAAAAAATTTAAAAAGTACGTAACTTCTATTCCTGAAACTAAAGTTTCTGAAAGTGCTAACAATCATCCATCTGAGGAACTTGAAGTTACTGAAAGAAAAATTAATAGAATTGAGGATAATGTAATTCGTCAAGCTATTAATTCACCAGTTATTAAAGAATTAGATCTTGGATATGTTAATGCATTTCTTGAAGATATCAGAGCAAAAGATATCATAGCAGAATTTGTGGCTCAAGATAAGAAATATAAGAGATACGCAATTAAAGTTTTCTATGATAAGAACTTCTATGAGACATTTGCTACCAAATGGTTAAATGGAAATAACTCATGGAAACATAAAATTCTTGATCCTGAGATTGCTAAGAAATATCCTCATACTTATGAAGGAATGTATACTCGTGCTATAAATGACTTTGAAAAAGTCTGTGTTATTGTAGACATCAAAGGAGAATACATTCAGTTCTTAATTAAGGAATTAGTCGATAGAGGAGGAAATAAAGATGTCAAGTAATGATAAACGAATGACTATTGGTGATTGTGTTCTTATGGATATATCAATCGGAGATAGAAGTTTTGAATGTTGTATTACTGGAAAACAGATAAGTGAATTAATCGATTTAAATCTTCACATGATTGAAACACTTGAAGAATTTGAGTGTGCTGATACAGGATTGTATAGAAAGCAGTTACTTGATGCTTTGACAGCTAATATTAATCGTGAGACTACACCACTACCAGAGCTATAAGAAGTTTAAAAGAAGATGACATGGAGGAAGAAGACGATGCGAACAGTTGACGGAAAATCAGTTATTAAAGAGGTATCCATCGATCAGTTTTTAACGACATTAGAAGATGAACTTCTTTGGAATGAAGAAAACCTCTTTAGATACTTATCTACAGAAGAAGCGATGAAAGGTAGACACAATCACATTAAAAAGCTTCTTAAGATGATTAAAGCACATGATTTAATGAATTTTGGTGTAGAAAGAGAAGCCTTAAAAGACTTTAACTATTTCTATATTACATTAAAATTCGAACCAGATTACAATAATTGGTTTCATAATTATGTAATCGGTACAGGTAAATATACCAAAATGGATAAAGATAAGACTGTTTATCATAATCCTGAAAATATAGGAAATATAGTTCCTTATATTAGAATGTATGATAACGGTGAGTATTTCCGTTTTGATATAAACTATGATAAATATATTGTGAAATGCGTATTTAAGGTTAAGAAATAAATCATATATTATAATAATGAGGAATATGATAATTGATTCATATTCCTCATAAATTTATTATAAGGAGATGATAAAATGAGTGTATATCCTGAGATGAAAGATTATGAAGTAATCGTAAGAGAAACACTTGAACGGAAAGTCATAGTAAGAGCAAAGAATGGTATTGAAGCTATTGATAAAGTAGAAGAAATGTATCGAAAAGAAGAAATAGTTCTTGATGCTGAAGATATGACTGGTGATGCAGATTTCTTATTAAGGGATGAACCTGAAATATCAAGAGAAGAGGTTCTTTATCTTAATATGATTGATTATATTTCAAGTAAAATCTGTAAAGACGTTGATAGAAGTCAAATAGTAGATTATGGTGATGCATTAACATTCATCATTACTCACTTTGCATTAAATAAAGCACTTAAACTAAGAGATATTTTAGAAGCTTGTGAATTCACATATGATGAAATCGAAGAAGTTTTAAATGATTGTGCGGAGGAATTAACTTAATGGAGGAAAAGAAATTTTATAAAAGATTTTCTGATAAAGATACTCTAATTCGTTATTGTAAAATGCGAAAAAACTCTATAAAAAGATTGAGTGAAGAAATCCATCCAAAGGACATTGATCGTGAGATAATGCAAATCTTTATAAAGAAATCTGGAGAGGGTTTAAAGTATCTTGTTCAGATAAAGGGAGAAGAATATCTTGATTATGACTTATGTAAAGAATCAGTTCTCAATAATAGTTTCTCAATTAAGTTTGTGCCAAAATGTTTCTTAGACGAGCAACTAATAAAATTAGCAGTAGAAGATAATATTTATAATGTTCGTCATCTTAGAAAGGAATACCACACAGAAGAATTTCATAAATGGTTACTGGAATCAACTATAAAAGGTGTAATATTTGAAAAAATATCTTATTCTGTCTATAAAAAAGCATTTGTCTTCACAGTAATGGATAAATTTAAGAATATAACTTATAAAACTGCAAAGTTATATTTAGAAACATTTTTAAATAATCCAGAATATGTGACAAGTTATAATGGGAGTATTGGTCATCAAATATCTACAGTTGAAACTTTTATGACTAATCTTAAGGAAATAGATTCTGAACTTCTTTTAATGTATATTGATTTGGACACAAGATTATTTGAAAGAAGATATGGTGGTCTTCCAGTCGATATATTTAAGAAAGTAAAATGGACAATTAACGATATTAATAAGGCTATATTGATGCTGCAAATGAGTAAATGTAATCATTATCCTGTAATTGAATATTTAAGAAATGAAAGGAGTCGTTTAGAATGTCAGCAGTAGACAAGGCAACTAAAATGTATGAGAAAATACTTAAACTGCAAAAGAAAAAGAGTTTATCTGAAAAAGAATTAAAGGAAATATACAAATTCCTTAAATTATGTTCAGATCTTTACTATTCACCAGAAGAAGGTGAAGATACCATATTAACAGATGAAGAATTTGATAATCTGGTAAAATTATATGAGGAAAAATCAGGTAAGAGATATAAACTTGGTTCATCTAAAGTTGCAGGTAATAAGAAACTTGTAAATATTGAACATCAGTTCCCAGATTTAGTAGGTACATTATTTAAGACTTATAGTATCGCTGAAGTGGAACAATGGCTAAATATTAAACTCGGTCATTTAGCTGATAGTGATATAAACGGTCAGACAATTTCGTTTGTAGTAAGTCTTAAATATGACGGAAACTCTGCAGTAGGTATTTACGATAATAGAGGTAAATGTAAAAATGCATTAACTCGTGGTGAAGATGGTAAGGGTATGTCTTTATTTAATATTTTTGAAGGGAACGAAGTTGGTTTCCATTCAACTAATAAAACAGATAAACTTGGTATCAAATATGAAGTAATTACTACTACATCTGACTTTAATAAAATCTGTGAACTTAAAGGTAAATCATATGCAAATATGAGATCAGTTGTTGCAGGTATATTATCTGGAGATGGTGGAGAACAGTATGCAGATTATTTAACTTTCGTTCCAATTAAGATTGAATCTGCTTCTGATGATAGAAAAACTCAGACCATCAAGAGAAAAGATCAGTTAAAACTTCTTAATGAAATGATGGTTTCTAATAAGTCAATTCCATTCACATTTAAAACCTTCACATATAGAGATGTATGCGATAAAGATGAATTGATTGAATTATTCATTAATGATTTAAATAAATTCTATACAACTTGGACTGATAAGAGAAATGAACTCTCTTATATGATTGATGGTATAGTTATTGAAATCTTAAATGAAGATATTCGTAAGAAGTTAGGAAGAACTGGTTTTGAGAATAACTTTGAATGTGCTTTGAAATTCCCTTATATGACAAAGTCCTCAAAGATTATTGGAATGAGATTTGATACTGGAAAGACAAACCGTATAACACCAGTTGCTATATTTGAACCTGTATATTTTAATGGTGCTAAATGTGAACATGTTTCATTATCTAACTATAAGAGATTTAAAGAACTCAATCTCGCTATAGGTGATAGAGTATCTATTGAATATCATGGTGATGTATTATCTTATCTTAATAAGATTCCTGGTGGTGAATCTGGAGAAAAACCAATTAAATTTATCTCTCATTGTCCTGATTGTAAAGAGAAACTTAAGGTTACAAAGAATGATAAGGGTGAAAAGGTATTTGTATATTGTCCTAACAAGAAATGTCCATCTGGTAAAAAGGGTAAAATTTTAAATTATGTTAAAAAGATGGATATTAAAGGAATAGACGAATCTACTATTAACGATTTATTCAATAATGGATTGGTGAAAACTATTGCTGGTCTTTATACATTATCTGAAAAGAGTATTCTTGATATAGAAGGTTATCAGGAAAAATCTGCTGCAAATATCGTAAGTGCGATTCAATCAAGAAAAGATGTTTACGATTATGAGATGCTTGGTTCTCTTCTCATTACAAATTTTGGTAGAGATAGTGCTAAACTTCTTCTTACTAAGATGGATTACTCTACAATTATGTACGAAATTGAGAATGAAAACTATGATTTCTTAAAGAGTAATATAAAGAAGTTAGATGGTTTTGCTGATAAGTCCGCAGAATATATCGTTAACGGAATTCGTAAGAATTATAAGCTCATTAAGAGATTAGAGGAATATCTCAATATCAAGCACATCAAAGACGAGATTGCAAAGAAACAACAAGAGATGAATATTGATCCTAATGCTCCTAAATATAAGGTTGTTGTAACTGGGGATCTTGAATGGGGAGACCGATCTGCATTTAAAGAAATGATTGAGAATATGGGACATAAGATGGTTGGAAGTATATCATCTAAAGTTGATATTCTTATCACTAATGATCCAACATCGGGTACAGTTAAGAACAAGAAAGCAAAGGAACTTGGTATACCAGTATTAACAGAGAAAGAAGCTTTCATTAAACTTGGAATTAAGTAATTAACAGAAAATTAAGTTAATGATAGCATTTCTCCCGACTTGTTGTATTAACGAAGAAAATTCCGTAACCAGAGACTTGAGTTCCCTCTGGTTACGGATATTCTATTTTTTTTTTTGCTAAAATCTATATAAGAAGGAGATGATGAAATGAGCAAAGAAGAAAAAGATTTATTGAAAACTACTGATGAAGTAATCGAAGAAGTAGAGTTTGATGAATGTGACTATTTAGGATTTGATTCTGAAGAAGGTTGCGAAGGTGCTAGTGAAGAATTTGAAGCTGAACTAATTGCATGTGGAGCATATGAAGATGATATAGCAGTAGGAGCTGGATATGATACTGATAATGGTTTACATATTAACGTAAAGCTTTCTAAAGTTAATTTCACTAACAAAACAAGCAGAACTCCTTTATATTTGGTTTATCATTATGTAGGAGCTGTTTCATCTGCTTATGCTAATGCTGTGTATTTTTATGATGTAAACAGAGGAGCATCTGCTCATCTATTCGTTGATGAAACACAGATTTGGCAGGTAGTAGAGTACACTGATGTATCTTGGCATTGTGGTGGAGGTCGTCAGTCAAATTATGGCGGTGCATTTTTCAAGAAATGTACTAATAGTAATTCCATTGGTATTGAATTGTGTTGTAAAAAGGACTCAAAGGGAAATTGGTATATTGAACCTGAGACACTTAAGAGAGCAGCTAAATTAGGTCAATATCTTATGAAGAGATTTAATATTCCAGCTAACCGAGTAATTCGTCATTATGATGTAACTGGAAAGTTCTGCCCTCAACCATTATTAGATGATAAAACATGGAGTAATTATAAGAACACAATTATAAAAGGAGATGAATTAGACGTGACACAGTATGAAGAACTTAAAAATATGATATCTGGTATTGCAACAGATGTTGCTAATATTAAGAAAAGAATGGGTATGGAGTATGCTTGGGTAGATAAAAATATGCCTGAATATGCAAGATCTACTATTACTAAACTTATGCAGAAGGGTCATTTGAGAGGAGACTCAGAAGGAAAATTAAATCTTGATACAAATATGCTTAGAATGTTTGTTATTCTTGATAGAGCTGGTCTTTTTGATGATGATAAACTTGCAGCAAGTATTTGTGCATCTGTTAATGAAATTTATGCACAAGACATTATTGATAATGTAGAAAAAAGTAATGAATCATCTGAAGATTAATTTATCAAAAAGGATTAAAAATTCCCCTATCGGACGTTGAATATCCGATAGGGGAACTTTAATTTTAAAGAATAGGGTTTTACTTATATTAAGTACATAAGTGAAATTGGCTTAAATTATTTCTTCTTAGCCTTTTTCTTTGTTCCTGCAGCTGCAACGGGTGCATTAACAGTTTCCTTCAAAAGCTTACCAGCTGAGAAGTAAATTGTGTAACATGCAGGAATTTCAACCTTTTCTTTAGGATTACGAGGATTAACACCTGTTCTTCCTTCTCTGTAAGAAGTCTTGAATGTACCGAAACCAGTTAACTGGATCTGTTCACCATTCTTTCTACCTTTCTTAAGAGTTTCGCCGATAACATCAGTAAAAGCATTAAGGAAACCTTCAGCTTCTTTCTTAGTTGAACCAGCTTTTTCTGCAATAGCAGTGATAAGTTCTGTCTTATTCATAATGACATCTCCTTCTTTAAAAATTTTTCTTTGAATTATTTTTTAGTTAGAACCGAATTTACAATTTTATTTGTATGTACAACTTTTTTATTAAAAGTAATAGAAAAGTATACTTTGCTCTAACTTTATCTATATGTTAGTCAAAAATTTATTTTCAAATTTAAAAACTTTAATTACTTATTTAAGTTTCTTGTTATTATCATCTAAAGATATATAAAATACCTATAAAGGAGTTGATTTTTAGTTTGAAACAGAAACCTAAGAAAACTTTATATAAGGACATTTTTAATAATCTTATTATATTCTCTACTGAAGAGTTATATGAAAAGATCGGTGTAGTAATTCATGAAAAATATTTTGGTGGAACAGATGACAAAATTAGATTTTCTGTTGATAATTTAGCTCCTATTATAGATTTATTACATAATGTCCAAGAAGATTTAATTTTAATTTCTAATACTATTTCTACATTTTTCCCAAATATTGAATTTTTAGATGGGAATAATCATTTAAAGGGTTTATCATACTATTGTCAATTAGGAGAAGACTCTTATATAGAAGTAACTATAAATGAAATCTTTTTAGTTATAGAAGGTGAACAACTTTACATGTGTCGTTCTGAAAATACTTCTTATACTGATAGAAATAAAATGAAACCAACTAGACCGTTTATAGTTAAATTTAAAAATGACAATCCCAAAAGTAAATATTTAATATAATAGTGAAATAATATTAGATAAGGAGTAATCTTTATGAAAAATCTTAATTGTCTTGTACATGATTGTCCTATGAACTTTGATGGTAGATGTTGTAAAATTTATCTTAGGATAGATGAAAAAGGTCGATGTATACTTAACAAAGATAGAATAATCATTAAAGAAAAAGAAGGAGAAAATAATGGGAAACACAAGTGAGCCATTAGGAGTTATATGTGCAATAGAAAGTTGTGCTTATAATATCAACTCAATATGTTGTAAAAATCGTGTCATTATTAATAAGGAATTCAAATGTGAATCCTATGAATATGATGGTAAAATTGCATCTCAACATGGAAACCAAAAGAAAGAATAATATAACGAAGGGAGAAATAAAATCATATGAAATCATTAGCTATGGTGAAAGACTATGAAAAGACAAATCCAAATAAGTTTAATAAAGAACTCTTGGATTTGAGATTTCAGGATGACATTTTGGAGTATCTTATAGATATTGCGAAAGCTCTTGAAACTATTGATGGTGTAAGATTCATATCAGGAAAATTAGAAACTGATGAATCTAAATTTACACCAAGAAAGATAGGTAAAGGTAAGAATTCTGGTGGAAGAGTTAATCGTTCTAAAGAAAAACAATATTGGAAGGAAATCAAAGATTCAAGAGTAAATCTTGTTACTCTTAAATTTGAGATATCAGGAGATGGAGAACGACAGATTATCGAACTTCCATTAAATGTACCAAAGATTACATCAGATAATTCTTATTATTTAAATGGAAATAATTATTATGCAGTATTCCAATTAGTAGATAGTTCTACTTACAATAATAAGGATATGGTTACATTGAAATCATTGCTTATGCCTATATCTGTAAAGAGAAAATCTATTGAAATGGAAGATATGGAAGGTAAAGCTTACAAAACAAGTATGTTCTTTACTCATCTTTTTAAGCAGAAGATTAATTTATTCTATTATTACTTTGCTAAGATGGGTTATTATAAGACATTAGAATATTTCGGTGTAGATAAATCAATTATTCTAACTGAAAATGAACCAGAATCATTTAAATCAAATACGATTTATTTTATGCTTAATAAAAATCTTTATATGAAAGTAAGTAAAAAAAGATTTAATAATGATAACTACTTTAGACACTGTGTTGCGAATATCTTTGATATATTACAAGATAGAGCAAGAATGAAGTTAGAAAATGTTAATGATGAGATGGGAACTTATTGGAGACAAAGATTAGGTGCTATCTTTACATCAAATACTTCTTCTCAAATTGCTAAGGCAGATACAGTATTAGCATCATTTAATCGTATATTTGACAACTGTACAAAGAAATCATTAAGAATTGATGAAGAACACAAGCAAGATATTTATTCTATCATCAGATGGATAATTAAGAATTTTAATTCTCTTATGAAGAAAGATAATTATAGTCTTTTAACTAAGAGAATTAGATTATCTGAGTATATATGTTCTGATTTCTGTAAGTTGTTATCTAATTCTACTTATAGATTACTTAATAGTAAGAATGTAACACTATCAAAGAAACAATCTCTATTTAGTAATATTAAGAGAAATATTATAACAAGAAATGCAATACAGAATGAACTTATTCGTTATAATAATAGTGTAAATGTAGCTGACTTGTTCACTTCAAAGCTTAAATACAGTAGTAGAGGACCACAATCGCAATCTGAGGGTGGTGGTAAATCTGTAGCAGTAGCTTATAGAGGTATCCATCCATCACATATTGGAAGATTAGATTTGAATAGCTGTTCAAATACTGATCCTGGTATGTCAGGTCACTTTACTCCATTTGTAGATATTGATGGATTCTATTTCAAGACAAATAAAGCATTACAAGAAGAAAGCGAGGAATAAATTATGGTAGCTTCTCTAAAGATACTCATAATTATTCTTTCTCTTGGTGTATGTATATCCACTGATAGATCAATGCCTTATCAAATTGATGATTATTCAGGTAAATGTCATTATAATTACAATTTAACTTCAATATGTTTATTAGTAATTGTAATCATTTATGCAATATTTGGTGGATAAAAATAGGTAGATGAGTTATTATACACTCATCTACCTATAATATTTTACATAAGGAGATAGAGTATGAAAGAAATTATTCTATTTATAGTATTAGGAATATTCGCATTTATCGCTGATAAACGAATACCCTATGCTAAAAATTATGGCGGTAAAAAATCTTATAATTATGGTCTTACTATATCAGTTATACTTATATTTATTATGGTAATGATGTGTAAATATCTTGCAATACCAAATGTAAATTAATAATAAGGAGATAAAAGATTCACATGAGTAAAAAAGTTGATAACGCAATTAGCACATTAATCAAAAGATTGGAAGATCTTGGAAATACAGAAGTAAGTGTATTCTGGATGAAGGGTAATGATGTTGCACATCTCATTACAGGTTCAGGATACTACTTTACCTCAGAACAATTCCCAGATTGGGAAAAGAACTTTATAACTAACTTTAGACATACGGACAGAAGAGATGTTGATATGTTGAGAGTTACAGAAGCAAACTTTAAGGTAGAAATAGTTCCTAAAAAGAAAACAAGGAGAAAGTGATTTATGGAAGGAAAAGAAATTGTTTTATTAGAATTGACTGATACAGATCCAAAATATGGTGTGCTTAAACAATTCTTTCTTGTAGATCCTGATATGGATAAATTGAAAGAGTTACAGTTTAAAATGAACTGTAGAGTTGATGGTAAGAATGAATTTACAGATCAAGGTTGGGAAGTCATTGAAGAGTTTATTAATAAGAACTTTAAAACATTACCAGTAAAACATGAACGTTTATGGTGGTAATAAGAAGGGAGAAATGCTGATATGTCAAAATTATTTATAGAAGGATATACCGACCAAATTGAAAAGAGAAGATCTTCATATGTAATAGATTTTTCTGCTTCATTAAGAAAAATAGAGAAAACTTTAGATGAAAAATTTAAAATATTTTCAGTTACATTTTGGGATGGTAGTAAAGACGAAGAAGATCTCGCATATCTCCATATTCATACTTGTTTAAAGGGTAATAACGAAGATAAAGAAGTTAACGACTTTTTACTATCAATAAATAAATCAACCTATGATAATAGCGATAAATATAGAGAGTTGTCTTTTAATATCTTTTTAGCTAGTGTTAGAAGACTATTAAAATCATTAGAAATTCGTTATTATAACTATGAAGATATCAAAATAAACGATAAAGTAATTGACAGTCTAATAAATGAACTATATGATTATTTTACAATACAAATAGATAAGAAGGGAGAATCAATATTATGATTAAAGAAGATATGTCAAAATGTCAAGCCGATTTTGGTAGCATACAGATATTCTTGAAAGAAATAATTAAAGAAAGATTCAATTTCTTTCAGGTTAATTGTTATTGGGGTGGAAGCGATGATAGAATTCAAACTCTTATCCTTCAAATATATCCTAATGTAAAGAGTCAGAAACACGACTGTTTTGTAAGATATTTGGTTGAAGTTGATTGTGCTGAATATCAACAAGACCAACATTATAGAGAAGAAATCTTCGATAAGTTTATTGATGGTTTCATTAAGTCAATGTTAGCATTGAGGAATTCTAATGCTGATTATGTTAATGAAAATATCATAAATAATGATTTTATCAATAGCATGATTGACAGTTTATATGATAAATTTCCTTATGATGTTTCTAAAAATGGATATTTCATTTCATTTAAAGAAAATATAAGGGATAATGAAAATGAGAAATGTGATGAAATTATAGAAGACGGAGGAGACTATAAAAAGGAATTCGATCAAAAGTTTCATTCTATTCTTGATATCATTCAGTTTATTTTATCAGATATTCTTTTAATAAAAGATGTAAAAATGTATTCATTAAAAGACAAAAATGATGTTCAAAATAATATAGGCTTCACAGCAGAAGATATTCCTCTTACGATGTTCTTTAAAGATAGAGAATACGCAAGATTAGAAAATTCTGGTGAGGTACTTATTAATATCATTAATAAAATCAGAGAATTGGATGCTACATTAAAGCATGGAATTAATAGAAGAGTAGTGTGTACTAAATTAAATATGGTTTCAGATTTCTATGAATTAATTCCAAAAATGACTAAAGAGACAAGTCTTACTGAAAGACAAACTATTGAAGCATTTGAATGGTTTATGACAAATATAGTCAATAGAGACTATGAATATACTAAAGGCGGAGGAGACGAATAATGAATATAAAACCATTGGGTAAAAATATCCTTGTAAAGATGAGTGGTTTGAAAGAAACCACTAAAGGCGGAATTGTAATTCCAAATGCACAGAAAACTTCAGATTCAATAGGTAAGGTTTTAGCTGTTGGACCAGAAGTTAATGAAATGATAAAAGTTGGTTGTCATATTGTTCTTGATTCTAAATATGCTCAAGAATGTAAGATGGCTGGGGAAGATTGTATTCTTATAAAGGAAGAAAGATGTTTTGTAGTAGTAGAAGACCCATTTGAAGATGATTAAGTAAGGAGGAAACAAAATGAATCTTGTATTTATTCATCCTGGGAAGGATCTTTTTCTTACTACAGAAGATTTTCGATCTGCAGAAGCACAATCTAGTGGTTATATCGTTGTAAGATATAGAACTGGTCCACCGCTTCCAAATTATGATTTAGAAAATGGTTTGGTTAATTTTAAACAAGAGAAAATTTCTTTATCAAGTATTTTAACAGATATTCATGATGAATGGATATGTATAGATGTTGATAATTATGACTCTTATAGTTGGATTACAGAATTAATGAATATCTTATATGAAATTGATCCAGCAACTCTTCCTTCTGTTAATCATGAAATTTCAAGTTTTGTGTATGATTTAAATAAGAAAAGAGATTTAGCTGTGAAAATAGAACCATATATTGATAGAATCGAGAGATATAGAAAGGGAGAATACTAAAATGTTATGTCCATACTGTCAGTATAATGATGCTGATATGATTGAAACTTGTAAAATTGAAAATATCTATACAAGATATAAATGTGATCATTGTGGAACAGAATATACTATATATCACAATAGAACATTTAGTCCTCATATAATGGAAGAAATTAAGACAGTTCAAACAATCGTAAGATCAACTGCTCCTAATTTAATTCAAGAGAAGATTGTAAGAAAAGATTGGGAGAATGGTGTTCATACAACAACATATGAAAATGCTAAGCTAGTTCAAAATCATCATCAAAATCGCTTTATGATGACTGGTCCTTACAGTGTTGTTATATGTCAGGAACATTGTCCATTCTATCATACAATGATTGGAAGATGTGTTGAATGTGATTGTAATCAATGTGGTATATATCATGAAGCAAAATCAGCATTAAAACGTAGCAGAAAGACCTTTGAACGATTTATGCGTAAAGAAGGTAAGCGAATTATAAGAAAACAAGTAAAAGAAAGAGAAAGACAAAATAAACCTCAACCAATAGAGATAACAATTAAACTTCCGAAGAAGAGAAAATCTTTAGCAGAAAGGTTTATGTGTCATATAGAATTTAAAGGTGATAAGAATGAAACTTTACAACAATAAAGTTAACTATTCTGAAATTATTCTTTATCATATCGTTATATATAAACCATCTTTCTTTGGTCTATTCAAAACAAATGTAGTTGAATATGTCTTAAGTTATTCTATTGGTGAAGATAGAATTAACTTTAAGAAATTAATCAATGGAAAGATTAAGGACGATCACCACACAAAGAACGATTATGAAGGTTCTCTTCAGATTATGTATGGTATCAAAGAAAGATATGAAAGATTATACCCATCTGAAATTAAGAATGATAAGATAAGATTTAAGTATTATTCATATGGAAATGACGAAACTGAGAGAATGAAACTTAGAACTATCAATGCTTTATTAATGAAAAAGATGAAAGATCTTGAGAATAAAAAGTATAGTTAATTTATGAAAAGATATATGGGTAAATGATAATAGTATGTCATTTACCCATATATAAATCATAACATCATATTAATGAAAATTCATTTTTTTTTTGAATTAAATAAAATTATATAAAAGGAGATGAAAAGTGAAATGGATCAGAAATTAAATCCAGCTGAATTTAAAGGTTTTATTATTAATGAAACCGCTGCTATGGATTTCGCAACTCCTAATATTGTTAATATGAATAAGTCTTGTAATACTTTAACTATAGAAACAACCCTTCAGGATGCGGATACAGTTAACAGAAATTCAAGAATGTATGAAAAAGATGCTTTAGATTTTGGTTTAAATACTCCTTATATTTTAGAGAGATTGAAAACTAAAACTTGGTATGGCGAGAGTGGTAGAAGATTGCCCTTCACTGCAGTAATGTAGTGTCGATATTTCTCTTAATTGCTGGAAACTCCTAAAGCTTAACTAACTACAACGGAACATAGAAAATGTAAACGTGAATGTCATCGAAAGATAGAAAAAATAGTTAAGATAGTATATGGTGAAATAAAAGTATCATCTTAAGATGATATCCTAAGTACTTTTACAATGGACAATCAGCAGCTTTACATTTAATTAAGGTCATCCATTTAACTTCTTATTAAAGGAGATGATAATATGGATGAAAAATTTATTTTTGATATGATTTTAGGTTCTATGCTTGGTGATGGTCATATAACTAAACCCTGTGGTAAAAATATCCATCCAGTTATGGGTTTCACACAATGTGGTTCTAAAGAAAAAGATTATATAGAAATGAAACATAAATTATGTTCATCTCTATATAATGTAAATAAAATTAGAAAAGGACATTATGACACACTGAGATTTGATTTTTCTACAAAAAGAGATAATGAAAATAATTTAGTTGCGAAAATTATTGAATTAACTCGTTATGAAGATAATTGTAGGAAAATTCCAGATATTAAATATATTACTCCAGTTGTTTTATTATTCTGGTATCTGGATGATGGTAGTCTTACAATAGGAACACAAAAAAGACCTAATGGAAGAAAACCATCTGTATATCGAAAACTTAGAATTGCATTAAAGTCTTTTAAAGATGAAGATATAGAAATTTTTATTAAAAAATTAAATAAAAAATTTGGTTTATCATTTAAGTCTTTTAAAGAAAATGGAAAGATCGTGAGTATCGGAATTTCAAATAATATTGAAGAAATTGTTAAATTCTTAAATATTATATATCCATATAAAGATATAGTTCCAAAATGTATGCATTACAAGTTTTGTTTATGTTATAAGAAAAATAGAAACCTAAAATATGATTATGAAATTTATAATAATTGTGATTTTCACAATACTAATATTTGTAAATGTCGAGATAAAGATTTTAATTTTTAAATGTAAAGTTCAACGACTAACCGTTTAACAGCGGTGTA